CTGAATTTTAATGATGCTGGCGGAGGAGGCGGAAGTTCTAACTTAGGAACCGCAGCTTCTTATGGTCTTTTAGCTGCTTCTGCTATCACTAATAGTGTTGGGACTAGTATTGTCAATGGCGATCTAGGAGAATATCCTGGAAGCACAGTGACCGGAGCTTTCACCGTATCTGGTGCGACTAATTTAGGTAATGCTGCGGCCCATACGGCTCAAAACGATGCTTTGGCAGCTTTCACTAGCATGAATTCTATGACCGCTACGGCCATTCCTTCTACTTTAGATGGACAAACTTTAACGCCTGGGGTTTACAAAGAAGCCTCTGGTACATTTAATTTAGCCCAATCTGGTCCTGGAACTCTCACTCTTAATGGTGCCGGTGTTTACATATTCCAAGCTTCAAGTACACTTGTCACTGGCGCTGGCGGCGTTGCAACAATAACTTTAACCGGCGGAGCGACAGCCGAGAACGTTTATTGGGTAGTAGGTAGCTCTGCAACTATTAATTCAGGATCTCCTGGAACTTTCAACGGTAATATTATAGCTCAAGCGAGTATCACAAATACCTTAGGCGGAATTGTCAATGGTAGTTTAATTGCCCTTACGGCTGCAATAACTTTAAGTCAACCAACAACTATCAATGCTTTCCCCGTCTCGCCCGGCGGCGGAACGATAAACGTTTTTGCTCTACCGAGTTCAAATGATTCTCAGTACATCATTGAATCAGGCAATGCTAGTTTCGTTGCATTGTCTATCGGCGATATCTTAACTGTTTCTGGACTTCCTAATTCTGCAAACAATGGAAGTTTCTTAGTAACCGGTATTTCCGCAGATGGCAAAACAGTTGAAGTTCTCAATCCTTTGGCCAAAAATGAATTTTCTAGCGGAACATTTACTTTCTCTGGAAATTCTACCGCAGGAGATTCTTTTACTGTAGGATCAACAGTGTTAGTCGCGGGGACCAATTTCCCTATCGGGGCAACACAACAAATCACAGCTTTCAATTTAGCCGCCGTTATCGGCACAGTTCCAGGAGTGACAGCATCAGCTTCAGGCAGTGTCGTTACAATAACTGCCACTTCTGTTTCAGCCTCAATCGCTCTAGCTTATAGCGGAACTCCAGTCGTTACGACTAGTGGATCATCCTTAATGGGCGATTCTTTTGATCCAGGAGATTTCTCATCGATAGTTAGTGTTCAAGAAGGCGATACAATGACCGTAGGAGCCCCATTCAATATCTTGAATCAAGGGGAATTCAGAGTCATTCGAGAATACAACAACAGTGTATGGTTTGAAAATCCAGATGTTATTGAAGAAGAAGTAAGTTTACCTTTCAATCCTGTTAGTATTGTATTTGATAGTTCAACCTCATTTAATATAAGTTCTCTAAATAACGTCGAGCACCTTAGCTGGAATGGCGTAGGAACAGAACCTACTTTTACAAACGTTCAAGTTGGAGATATCGTAAATTTTGGTACAGATTTCGCCTCTGCAAACCAGGGATCTTTTATGGTTGTTGGCACTGGTGGAAAACTTCAAGAATTAACTCAACTAGTTGTTCCCGCCGGTTCTGGATTCTTGCCATCTGGCGCAGGTACATATTTTACCTTATTCAGCGCAGGAAACGTACATAAAGACTATGTTTGGTACAATGTAAACGGAACTAACACAGATCCCGCTCCTGGAGGTTACACGTCTGGTATTATGGTCGCTATTTTGAGCGGCGATAATTCATCTCAAGTAGCTACCAAAACTGCATCTGCGATCAATGGTTTCGCTGGAGACTTCACGGCTTCTTCATTAAGCAATTTAGTAAATATTGCAACTACGGGATTTATCGAAACAACTCATGCAAGCAATTTTAACGTTCCTTCTCCCTTCTCAATTACAATAACACAGGCAGGAAGAAGAGCTTTTATAAATGTGGATAATGCATCATTTGTTCCTCAATCGGCTGTTTTTGTTACGTCTAGTTTCTTGACTGTTCATAGACCCCAACTTCAATTTTTCGAATACGAAGCTACTGTTCCAGGCGATTTGTTCACAATTACTTCCAATGTTCTTGGCGCTTCCAATCAAGGAAGCTGGGTAATTTCAAAAGTTATTGATCAAAATAATGTAATCGTCAATGCTTCATTAGCAAATGCAAACAATGTTAACTTGACTGGCAGTGAAAGTGCAGTTTTTGTTACCGAAGGGGTCCCATACACTGGCTATAAACATGCATTCTTAATCGCTGGCCAGCCAGGCGCTCCTACCAGAACCAGTATCGTATTCGATACAAATGCACAATATGAAAAGATCGATCAATCAGCTGGTGTTCAAATGGTTTCTTTAGGGAAAGAAAATTTTAGCACTGTAATCAGAATGGGATTAGACAGCTATCGATACAACACTGGTTTAATCGCAGAAGCGAACCGTATTATTTATGGAGATCCAAGAGATCCAATTACATATCCCGGCGTCGGTGCCGCAGGTGCAGAAATTTTTGTTCAAGAATCTTTAACATTACGAGTTCAAGTTGGTATTGTCGTAAGACTCCTCACGGGCGTAGCATTCTCTCAAATCATTACTCAGGTTAGAAGTAGCGTGAGTTCGTTAATCAATTCCAATCCAGTTGGCCAGTCGATTGCAATCAGCGCTATCGTTTCAGCCGTTAATGCAATACCTGGCGTATACGCCATGGCTATAAGCAGTCCTCAATACGATGCAACACATGATCTAATTTTTGTTGCTCCAAGCGAGAAAGCCAGAATCCTAGATCCTACTACGGATATCTCAGTTTCTCAGATTGGATCGTAAACGTGGCGATAACGACGGTAGCCGAACAATATGCAAGACTTCGGTCATATCTTAACCCTTACATAAAAGGTCCCAATGTTGATGCCGTTCTTACGGCCTTAGCGTCTGGTAACGCTGCCTATTTGATCAATAATGTCAGGGCAGTGAATGACCAACTATATATTGCTACAGCTTCCGCTCAATATTTGGACGCCTTACTTGCCAAATCGGGTATTGTTAGACCATCTAATGTTGGTTTATCAGACGATGTTTTTAGACAAATCGGTATCGCAGTAAAAAATAGAAAACAAGTCAGAGACCTCATGAATGATATTTTGGACGCTGTTTTTGGCGACGAATTTGTTCGTGCGAGTGTGTCTTCCACTATGTTTGAGCCTTATCACTTAACCGATGGTGATACCCTAACTATCAATTTTGATGAAAGCACTACTGTTACAGTTACATTTCACGCATCTCAATTTCAAAATATTGCAATGGCAAAAGCACAAGAAGTAGCCGATGCAATTGTTACCGAACTAAGAAATCTTGGATTTGGTGGCACCGCCATCATGAAAAACGATGGGAACGGACCATATGTTGAAATTTTAAGTGATACTATTGGACCAGCATCTTCGGTAACTATCGAAGGTGGAAGCGCACAAAATGTTCTAGTATTCCCTACGGCTGTTCCCGCCGGAGGTAACGGATCTACTCAATGGACCACTTCCTTACAGCCTGGTGGAGTTATTCGTTTTACATGGACTGGTGGAGCTAACCCTAATTTGGGTAAAGTTCAAGCTGGGAATTATGTAAATATTTTTGGCGGAGGATTCACGGGCTCTCCTAATTCTGGAAGTTACACAATCACCAATTCTGTCGGTGGAATTGCAGGCGCATCTTATTTTGAAGTACTAAATCCTCTAGGAGTATCCGGCACATTTACTCAGGGATCTACTTCAGCAGTTTTGTTTTACAATCCTACAAAACAAACTTTAAATAGTAGACATTCTTATGCGGCCATTTATCAAGTTCAATCAAGAATGCTTCAGATATTTCTTCCCGCATCTACTAAGGTTATTCGAAGAAGTAGAATCGGTTCTGCTCATATTCATTATGATCCGCAAGGAACTTTTAAATTTTTCCAACAGCCAAGTTCTGGAGATAGGTTCCAAATTACGACTACGATTAGTTTGGTAGCTGGGGCGGACTTTGTCATTGGTTCAGATATTCCAACTACTGTTAATAATCTAGTGGCAGCAATTAATGCTTTGTCTGCAAACATAGTAGCTATAGCAAATACTGGATCTGATTCTGATAATATTGACGATATTCTCGACACAGTTTTGGTTTTAAACAATTCCATAAATAACACTTTAGTCATGTCCTATACGGGTTCAGACAATGTAGTTGCGAGCGGGCCTCTTGGCGATAATACCTCTTTATTACCCAATCAACCAGGACCCTACGCATATGATTTGTCTCAACCATTTGTCATAAGTAGTACGGGTACACTGTTGAGTCAAAATCTTAATACAGCTTCGCCTAGAATTATCACTGTAAAGGATGCCTCTAAGTTCCCAGATGCATTGGGATACATTGTTTTAGGATATGGCACTAGCCATCAAGAAGGCCCGATTCCTTATATTTCGAGACCTTCTAATACAACTTTATTGATCAGCCCCGCCTATACAATTCAGAATGTTCATCCTCTTGGAACAGATGTTGCTCTCGTGGCACAAAAATCTCCAGTTAGATTGACTCAAGATGGAACGAATTATCCTTTCTATCTAACGGATGTTGTGAGTGGCCGTATTTACGCGCAAGATTTGATCAATAGTGTTGCAGCAACCGGTATCACGATTGTTTTCACTATTCTGTATCCTAATGATATTGGACTTGGCGAATGGGGCACTGCCAATTCTGAAATCTCTACGATTTGGGGTCCGTAATGGCACAATCATTGGTTCTTACAGGCGCATTGATAAAAATTTATATCAACAACAAGGCCTACAATGTTATTAGGACTTTCTCGTTGAATGTAGATTACGGCGAGAATGAGATTTATGGGATTGATTCCCCATATGCTCAGGAGATCGCGCCCGGACATGTGAGTGTTCGAGGTTCTATAAGTGGAATTAGAATTAAGTTTTCAGGTGGACTTCAGGCTGCCAATATTAGACCCTTATTCCAAGATTTCGCAGCTTCGCCCTACATCTCGATTAGAGTGACTGATAGATCTAGTGGTGAAGATATTGTTTTTATTCCAAGAGCTAAGGTCATAAGAGAAAGCCATACAGCTCCAGCCAAAGGTGTCTACACCTTAAATTTTGACTTTGCTGGAATTGTTCCCTTGTTCGCTCTCGACAGGTCCTAAGTTTAAAGTAAACTGATTACCTAACCTACTGACTAAATGAAACCAAATTCTAAAAGTATTTGATGCATCGGCCAATGCCCTATGCGGGGGTCCGTAAGTACAATTCCATCCAAGACCGAGCTTACTGCAAGCCTTAGCCACGCCTGCCTTTACACCTACATTTTTGACCATAGCGAGACTTTGAAAGACAGCTTTTGCATCGACGACTCGATGACCAAAGAAGTTATCTTCTCCACCGATAAATGGTTTAGCCTCATCGTAAAGCCAAAGACTGTCGTTACTTCGACCGCTTCCCCAAACGATAGGGTTCATGAAGCATTTGTGCTTTTTATGGAAAGCTTCAATCATTCGATAAGCTTCTAGGATCTGCGGAGCATTCTTAACGTCAGCGTCGGTGATTCCGGTTAGTTCTGTAATATAGGGGTCAATCGGTTCATTTGGATTGACGCAAGTCATGAATGTTTCAATGAGTTCGCCCGTGCGAGCTTTATAGGCTGCGGCCCCGATTTGGATGATCTTTCCGCTTGGTTTGTTCATTTCTAGGTCAAGAGAGGTTACGTTCATTTTCGCCTTTTGTTTTTGTATTTTGGCTTTTTGACACCATGCTTTTTATGGCATTTTTGATTTTCATGTTTATTAGGAGGACAAAGAGAACAACGGAGTAAACCCCTGCGAAGGCGGTTATCAACCGTCGGATTGGTTTCGTACTTCTGTTGTTCTTTGGCTCTTTTTAAACTCATCTTGCTTCTGCGTATTTTACCTGAAAGCAGGTTATATTGTCACTAAGTCTTGGGGGCATTTTTTCTTTGACGCACTGAATATATTTTATATTGCGGGGCATACCGGGGTAATACATACTTTCTCGGAAGGTCCCGGAATTGTAGGCCGCTACGGCTTTACAGTTATTTCCATGGTATCGTTTAAGCTGAAACTTAAGATACTTGGCTGCCCACTTAGCATTCTCTTTTGGGATCATCAGACGTTCGGGAGCATCCTTAAAACCCATTTGTTGAGCTGTGGCGAGTTTTACCTGACAAATTCCATAACTTAAAGTTTTCCCATCCATTACGGCCACATTTTTAAGATGGCTTTCATGTGAGCAAATTGCCAACAAAAGAGCACCTGAGACTGCGGCCTTTTTTGCGGCCAGTAAAATAATTTTCGAATACATCACAAAACCTCCATATATCACCATGAGGGTGATGTATTACTATACCCCAATTAAGGTAAACAGTCAAATCACTCTAACTTGGCGGTTTCTTTAGTGATTCCAGTTACGTCTGGCGTATAAAGTTTGGCTTTTGTTCTATTATGACACGATGGGTTAGAGCATTTTCGAAAATACCACGTCACATCGATCTTATTGTAAGTGAAAATTTCTAGATATCCGTCGCATCTTGGCTCCCGACATGCCCATTCTTTCTTGAGTTGTTCGACGATTTTTTCGCCTTCTTGAGCCCTATCTCCTTGATAATTCTGCTCAATTAGGTCTTTTGCACTTGAAAATTTGTCTAGGTTCGCTCTAGCGGCCAGTTTTCTTAATTTTGCATTCTCTCTCTTTAACCTCTTGTTTTCATAGAGTAATTGTTGTTCTCTGGAATATTCTCGGTCACCACGTTTCGTCTTTCCCACCAAGATCTCCTATTCTCTTACCATGAAGATTCAGCCTACGTGCCAGAGACAGTTTATATGATATTTAGAATAAGAACAACAGAATATGCAACCACGCAATCTTATAAGAGTAACCGTCTAAAGTTAAGGGTAAGTAAATGGCAGTAAAACGTCGTGTAAATTGGGTATCACAGCAACGAGTCGATGTCCCAGACCTAAGATCTATTGAATCCGCCGCATCCAATGACTTTGACGAGTTATTGCAGACACTTTACCTAGGATCAGGCGAAGGGTACATCTTTAGGGGTTTCGATATCTCAATGGCCGGTTTAATCGGCGGGGCCGCCAGCGGCGCCCTAATGAACGTTGACCAGGCCGCCATACTTCACTCCAAATCAAAGCAGTCAGGTACTTTCCTGGTTGTAAGGCCTGGAACAGCTCCTCAGGTCCTTAACAGCGCTATAAACCCCATTGTACAGGGATCATTCTCCCCAAGTTCTCTTAATTTCGTTGGTATTGAATATGTTCGATTCATTGACGATACTACCGCGACCCAAGTTTATATTTGGGACCCGACCATCAATGATGAAACAACTAAGATCATCCCCCGAGCCCAAATTCTACAGTACAACATCGTAATTTCTACTGGCACCTGGGCCTCAAACGTTCTTCCTGTTTGTACAATCACCACGGATGCCGGGAACAATGTCATAAGTATTGAAGACAATCGACGACTCATGATGAGATTGGGTACCGCCGGTCGAACAACTCCGAATCCATTTTACTCATATCCTTGGACCGCTCAATCTGAAGGGCGCACTGAAAGCCCATTCATTTCTTCAAGTAATGCAATAAATCCATTCCATGGTGGCGACAAGATGCTCGGCACCGAAAAGGACTGGAAAGACGCCATAATGAGCGTCATCAAAGAAATCAAAGGTTCTGCATTTTGGTACACCGCAGGATCATCTTCTGTTGGTGGAGTCAATTTAACTGACCTATTCTTCGACTCTTCCGCAAGTCTCTTGGCTATGCGCGGCAAATTCATCCACAGCAAAGTAACTCCTGGTATGTTGACTTGGACAGGCGATCTGTACATTGATTCGATCATCGGGAATTTACGTTACAAGATACCAGCTGGGAATGTTACCCTAAATGATCATCAAGTTGCTTATGTAGTTTTAAATAGAGCAGATAATTTTCAGCCTTCAAACACATTCACATTCACTTATGGTTCGAACATCGTTACGGGTTCATCTCTTGTAGCTGGAATTTTCCCCGGCGATTATATTGTTTTCTTCTCAGACAGTATGGCCAATATCGACCAGGTAACTAACGTTTCTGGGAATACAATAACTCTTGCAAATCCATATGGTGTTAGCGCACCGACTCCTCCTCCTGGAAGTCCAAATTTAGGAACCGCAGCAAACTACGGTATTTTGGCCGCTTCAGCGATCACCAATAGCGTTGGAACAAGTACAGTTAACGGTAGCATGGGAGAATACCCTGGAAGTACTGTTACGGGCGCATTCACTGTAACAGGTTCAACTGATTTAGGTAATGCCGCAGCTCATTCTGCTCAGAACGGAGCTTTAGCTGCCTATACTGATTTATCGACCAGACCTTCAACAATAATTCCTTCAGCCCTTGATGGACAGACACTTACGGCAGGTGTTTATAGCTTCTCTTCAGGTGCAGCTACTTTGGCACAATCTGGTCCAGCAACCCTAACATTCCACGGTTCTGCAACTGACATATTTGTCATTCAGTGCGCTTCCTCTCTCACTACGGGCGCAGGCGGAGTTGCCACAATTAGTTTGACCGGTGGAGCTTTAGCTTCTAACGTTTATTGGGCAATTGGAAGTTCAGCTACTATTAACGTAGGTAGCCCAGGGACATTCGTCGGTACAATTATAGCTCAAGCATCAATTACAAATACTTCTGGTGGAACAGTTAACGGACGATTAATTGCTCTCACGGCAGCAATTACCTTAAGTCAACCGGCCACCATAAACGTTCCAAGTTCAGTTCCAATCGGTGCAAGTGTTTCCGGTATTGCTCTTAGCTATACTGGTTCATATACAATGCAAGTTTCCAATCCAGATTCCGTTCCAGCCAATGGGAATGTTTATTGGATTGCAAAACGAGATGATAACGGCTCTATCACAGCAAGCATCGCCGCTCCTGCTACTGGCGCAGTACGCGTATCCGGTATCACAACTTTCACGACAACTGGACCTCACGGTATCAATGCCGGTCAGGGCGTACAGGTTGCTGGAGTTACCGATACAACTTTCAATGGTTTTTATGAAGTTATTACAACTCCAACGGCAAATACTTTCACCGTTGTAAACACTGGACTCGATGCAACTTCCGGGAATGGAACAGTAAACGGAACAGCAACAATTTATCTCCGTGGTATTGGTGAAATTTCTCAAGGTGAAGTTATCTCTGATGACAGTAGTCAAATGGAAGCCGTTCTAGAATATATCGGAGCAGCTTACGCAGGTGACACGCAACCTCAGTATGGTTCTACAAATATCGTTACTCAAGGTATTGATTTAACTTCTGCAATCAGTGAACTCGATGTAGCAGCTGGAACTTCAATCAAAGTTTCCAATCAAGATAGAAATCTAAAATTAATCAAAGGTGGAACTTGGTTCTTCTCAGATCCAGTTTTAAGTTGGTCTGCCGATGCCTTCATTCAAATTCCAGGCCAGGCCGATAACTTAAACAGAATCGCCGCAGGAAGTGTAACCCTCGCATCTGATGATCAAGTCGCCTATGTTGAAATCAATCGTTCAGGGGCTCCAGCCACATTGACCGTAAACGTTGCAGCCATTGCCTCGGTTGCTCTTGATTCCAATACTGTTATTATTGCTCGAAGAAATGGTTCTCAAATCATCGTTGGCACACATTCATTTGCTCTCTTAGACGGAGAAGCTTCCCTGAATGATGGCGCTCTTGGAGTATTGGATCAATATTTCAGTGAATTAAGACTTTCAGCTGTTAGACCTACAAATAATCAAACTATTTTGATCAGCAATTCTGATGTAACAATGCTTACTGGCGAAACCAGAAGCCAAAGAATCAGTAGCTTCTTACTTAACTTCCCAGGCGCAACAGTCAATTTTCAAACAGGCGTTATTAGTGGTGTTTCCGGAGTTAACTTTACTCCTGTAATTCCTGCCGCTGGAATGTGGCGTTGGTTTACTATCGTTGTAATTCCAAATGTTCTTGGTTCCGATAACAGAATGAGCGGCGATATTCTAGTATTGCCCGCTGCCGCCGATGGAGCTTCAGCTGCCGCTGCACCTAGATCAATTTTTGCCGGAACCGGCATTGCTCTTGGACAAATAGTAGTTACATCTTCTGATGGTACAAATATTTCTCCAATCCCTCAAGCTAATATCGTTCAACTCGGAGTTGGCTCTGGATCTGGAAGTGGATCTGGATCTTTAATAAAAGTCAATTTATATGACGGCGTAGATACTGCATTACCATCTTCTACACCCGTTGTCATTGATGGAGTTACAGTTGCAAATAACGATTTAGTTGTTTTTACACAACTTCTTAGTGGCAACAATAGAGTGTATGAAGCAGCCGTTACTCCTGGCAGTACATCTCCTACTTTACCAAATCAAATCGTATTCCAAATGTCCACCGCCAATCCTTACGCTGGTGGAAATATGGAAGTCGTTACAGGCGGCATAGCTACAGCTCAACCAGCCAACGATATGTGGTTTACAATCGATGGAACAATTACCACTGGTAGTGGAAATCCTGCCATAGCAGGTTCATTTAGTGGAAGTGGTCTTGTTTTCTCTGACATGACTTCGGGTGTTGATTGGATTGATCAACCCTTTGTTGCTTCTGTTTCTGGTCCATTAGGATCAGTTACTATCAGAACTTATTGGGATGCGACAGTCGGAAGTGGAAATTTAGATCTAAGTATTTGGACAGATAATGCTGGCGTTCCTGGAACAAGAATCAGTAGTATCGCCCCAATTAATACCGCCGATTTAGGCGCAACCGCATCTGGTAGTCAAACTCCTTCAGCAATAACCACTTACTTTGCTTACGGATCTTTAGTATCTGGTCAAACATATCACTTGGTAATTGATCCAACCAATGTAAGTTTTGCAAGCACTCTCCGATTATTGGTTAGTACTTCTGGTGCGACTAATCCATTCCTACTTACTTCCACAAATAGCGGCGGAACTTGGTCAGTCAATTCTAGTGTAAATGCAAATTTCAACGTAACTACCAGTTCGGGATTAATGGCCGAGAACGTATTCGGTGTTTCTTCTACTGATAATATCAGCATTACTTCGACAAGTAATGTTGCAGCTCAACCGTTTAGTCCAAATATTACTCAGACAACTGCTGCTGTAATGTACACAATGTCTAGAGCTAGTGGAGTTTTAGGTGGAACATTTAGCGTCGGTATCTACAACGACAGTGCTGGATCTCCAGGCTCTTTAATTAACAGTGTAAACGTAAACGCAAGCACGTTAACAAATGCAGGCGTTGGAATCAATTACATCATAACTCAACTTACAACGACAACTTTAGTCGCTGGAAATCAATATTGGATACTTTGGAATTTCGCAAACGTAACTGGTCTAGGAGGTTCAGGAATTATCTTCTTAGGTACAGGCGCATGTGCTGCGACTCAACCTCCAGAATTAAGTCTATCAAGCGATGGCGGGTCGACATTCCCAATTATTGGAAGTACAACTGCTATTTATACAGTTCTTGCCGGTAGCAGAGGCTCGGGCGATACATCAGTTGGACAGTACAATAACGGTACACAATTTAATGCATTAACCGGAACCAATTTTGCAACATCTCAACCTTTCGTTGCATCTGCCAATGGCGATGTTGTTTCTGCCTCAGTAGATCTTTGGATCGGTAACGGCAGTACATACAACGGATATATTACTTTAGGAATTTATGCAGATAATGGTTCGGGCCAACCTGGAACACTGCTTAGTAATTTAAGTTCAATCGCACACAATTTAATACCGACATCTCCTGGTAATTTTAATCCATATAATTTTGTTGGTGCTACTCTTGTTTCTGGAACTACGTATCATTTAGTAACCAGTCTAGCTCACTTGACTTTAGTGAGTGGATCATACGAAATTAGAATCGCTTCTGACACTCCATCCTTAACAAGTCCTGGAGCAATTGAATCGACTGATACGGGCGCAACATTCCCTACACCATTGCTGGATAGTGGATCTCCTGTTAATCAGCATTATTTCGTAGCTGTCAATGCGAATCGCATAGCTACTAACTCAGTTGCATTGCCTGGTCCAAGTCAGCAGATGAATTTTCAAACTCTCACTGCTACTTCTAACTGGCGTGCTCAACCCTTTACTGCTCCTTCGAATATTACGATGGGATCAGTTAAACTTCCATTAGGAACAGGTGCAGCTCCAGGTGCATTACAAGGAAATCTTAGAGTTTCAATTTATTCCAATAGTGGCGGAGTACCCGGAGTAAGACTAAGTCAATATAGTTTCATTGACGCTAGTACTTTAACGGCTGAATTCCAAAATTATTCAGTTCCTCAAACACTTGGATTAACATCCGGTACTGTATATTTTATCGTTCTTGATCCGACTAATGTTACTGGCATAAGTGTTGGTAACTCTATTCATTGGGGGGCTTGGATTATAACTCCAACATCCGTACCTCCAAGTTCAGTTCAGACTTTAAATTCAGGATCGACATGGTCCAGCGGCGGCGGCGGAGTTACAGATATATTTGACGTATTCCCTCCCTTCTCTGGTGGCGGATCGACACCGACTATTATTGCTCAGAATTTATCCATCAATTCTACAGAGAATGAGACGACAAATACAACAAGTCTTGGTCAAACATTTACGGCTGCATCTACTGCATTCTTAACCGATGCTAAGTTTCAATTATCTATCTTGACCGCATCTCCCCCAAATAGCGGAAATTTAGTAGCTAAAGTTTATACAGATAGCGCCGGTCAGCCAGGTACATTATTAGAGACCAGTTCTCCAGTTAACTCGGCTATTTTAACGACTACGCCTACGACCTACACCTTTAACTTCGCAGGTACTACGTCTTTAACTTCTGGAACTCTTTATCATGTAATCGTCGATGATAGTGCCTTAGCTGGAACTGTTATCCCTGGATCTATATCCTGGACTCCTCAACCAGAATTTGCATCTCCCTATGATCCTGCTATCGGTGATTTACTAGTAATCACTCAAGGTATTGAGTTTGCAAATCAGATTTCAGAATTCAACGGTTCTACATGGTTAGTAAATAACACTGTAAGATATTTCAACGGAGTTGATTTCTGGGAACAAAGTTCCATTATTACTTCAACACTTTTGAATAATACATCTGGAAACGTTTTCTCTGTAACTGCTCTTGGAAGTGAGAACATCATTATAGATTTCTCTATCCTCAGAAGTGGAAACAAAGAAACAGGTACCATCTGGCTCACTAATAATGGAATCGTAGCAGAAGCTTCTGCTGGTGGCGCCTATACTGCCGCAACTGGAGTGACGTTCTCAGGCTCGATGTCTGGTGGAAACGTTTCACTTTCTTATGTAACCGATAATTCTGGTGGAGACGTTACATTCAAGTACTCCATCAAGAGATGGTCAGACGGCGGAGCCGGTCCTACTGGATTGCCAAGTTATTCTCCTGTTCTTCCTGGAGGAGTTCTAGCTTCTGCATTCACTATGTCAGATGGTTCTAGCACCCCTTACAATTGTCTATCTCCATTCAATGTTTTGGGATTGACTAACGTTACTCTTCTGTTTGCTTACACTGTTGGATCAAACGGCGGATCAACCGTCGGTAATTTGGACGTGTTCGTTAACGGTCAAAGAATTTCAAGATTTGTAAGTTCTGCGGTAACACCTCCATCAGGTGGAACTTATTATACTGAAGTTTCGAGTACTCAAATTCAATTCACAGCGGATATTACAACCAGTCCTTTGACTGTAGAAATTATAAAGAGAGCATAATATGGCCTTATTGCCAAACATAAACTATCCAACTCAGATCATTGCAGGCCCTATTACGATCAATGATAACCAAGTGACACCTTCGGTATTGTTCTCTTTGGCCATTGGTACCTCTCCCAATATTATCGTGGAATATTCAATAATTAGGGGAACTGTGAGTGAAATAGGTCGTATCATGGTTTCCACAAATGGCGCCAATATTAGTCTATCGAATGACAACACCGGAACGAATCTTACAGGTGTATTGTTGTCACCGGCTATAAGCGGGCCTAATTTGGAAGTGCAATACATTTCTTCCCATATAAGTCAATCTGGTCGATTTTGGTATTCAGTAAGAAACATAAAGAATTAAAAGGAATAAAACATGAACGAGTATAAATTAGGCCTAAGTCCGATAGTTTTAGGGAATCTCGCAGCCGATCCCGGCGTTGGATTTAACGGGGAAATTTACTATAATACGGCCAGCAATTTATTCCGTGCATACATAGGTGGAGCATGGACAAATTTAGTTTCCGCAACAGGAGCTAATACTGCTCTAAGCAACCTAACGACTACGTCTATCAATCAAGATTTACTACCATCTGCGGATTTAACTCGCAATATCGGCAGTGCCTCTTTACGATGGTCTTCAGTTAATACAGTCCAAGTAAATTCTGGCGCAAGCGCATTAGCTTTGATGACTGCCAATGGAATAACTTCTAGCGATGTAAACGTAACGTCTGGAAATGCTTCCTCTGGTAATTCAGGGAATATCAACTTAAATCCTGGTAGCGCTACTGCAACTCAAGGAAATGTTCGTTTCTTCAACAACAACTTTTTCTTTAGTATGGCTCAAAGTGTTAACGTTTGGGGCGGACCAACTCCTGGTTTGTTTATCGATTCTTCCCAAAATGGAACAGATGCAGATGTTTTTGTTATAGGTAGCACTGATACCGCAGTTGCTTCAATTGCGACAACTTATGTTTATTTAATCAGCGGAGATAACACGGCAGTTGGTGCTACGGCTCCCACGGGCGGTCTATACGTAGCTTCCGGAAATGTAACAGATCCCACTGCAACCGCCAATACAGGTAATTATTTAGCAGGTACAGGATCGGCTGCCGGTTCTGGAAATTCTGGACCAGCACAGATCGCAACTGGAAATGCCAATACTGGAAATACTGGAGACGCAACTTTTGGTTCTGGAGCTTCTACAAGTGGAAACTCTGGTAACGTAATACTTCAAATTGGAAATGCCGGTGCAGTACGAGGAAAAATTAGATTTGTAGATGGTTCTGAAGGTAGCGCAGGATGGCTTTGGACATCTTCGGATACTCTTGGATCTGGCCATTGGGTTGCTCCATCATTCTTGCCACTTGCTGGCGGGACGATGTCTGGCGCTATCAATATGGGCGGAAATCAGATAAATAACTTAGCCCCTGCAACTGCACTTACCGATGCCGTTAGTCTTGGCCAAATGCAACAATACTTACAAGGTATTGATTGGAAACAACATGTTCGTGCAATCAGCACTTCTCCTCTCCCGACAAATACATATAACAACGGAGCATCTGGCGTAGGCGCAACTTTAACATCTGCCGATGGAACATTCCCTGCCTTCGCTGCTGTTGATGGCGTAACGCTTGCCCTCAATGATCGAATCATCGTTAATGGTGAAGCCAATCCAGCAAACAATGGTATTTATTATTTAAGTCAACAAGGGGATACAGTAAGTGTTCCTTGGGTTTTGACTCGTTCTTTAGATGCCAATACTCCTACTGAATTATTGGCTGCTGCTGCCTTCGTAGATGAAGGTACAGTTAATGCCTTGACTGCCTGGGTTCAACAAGCTCCCGCAACAATCGTCATTGGCGCAACCGCACTTACATTTGCAAAATTCGCATCAGTCAATCCATATGTTTTCAGAAACGGCTTAACTCAAACTGGCCAAAATGTTGACGTTACTCCTGGAGACAACTCTTTAACTTCTACTCCTGGAAGCTTAATTGTTAAGAGAGATCCAGCCGGAGCCATTATTGTTGGCGCCGCAGGTATCGCAGTTAATCCAGACGGTACTACTATCGATATTAGTGGCAACGCGTTAGAAGTTAAAGCAGGCGGTATTTCAAATACCCAAATTGCAGCTTCCGCAGCAATTGCTCTGACTAAACTCGCTGCGTTAAATCCAAATAGAGCATTATTCAGTGATCCTAGTGGTTTTATAACGGACAGCAATGCAAATAGCCCCAATGTTGTCGTCAACATGGAACGAATTGGTCCCTCGACTTCAAGGTACATTGAAAAGCAATACGTCGATTCTATCACTTTAGCCAATAACCAATCTTCGGCTGTGGCTGTGGACGCTTCTACAACGTTCGCATTCGCAACATACGCTGGTTATCAGGCTGAATACTACATGACCGATAACTCATCTCCAACAATCGTTAGAATGGGTAAGTTGTCTCTTGTAGCCAATAGTGATGGATCTAGTGCATCTTTAACGGATACTTCGAATGATACAGCCGATATTGGCGTGACATTCACAGCAGTCGTAAACGGCTCAAACATAGAGTTACGATATACATCTACTAACACCAGTGCGAGAACCATGAGGATCGACATACATAGATTCTTAAGGTAAACAATCAACCCTCTGCGGATAGTGGAAACAGAAGGAAAGTAAAATGGCAGACAATTTTTGGAAAGTCCGTAAAGGTATTAGCTTTTACGGGATGACGGCACCTACAAATCCCGCAGATGGAGATGTTTATTTTGATACCATCCAGGGCTTCTTAGGTTTTGAGAACGGCAGCTGGGGACCTCTCGGCGGCAGCGGAACCATAAATTACAATACTAATCCAAGTATTGGCTCGACCAATGGCTATAATCTCTATAATAACGGCGCCGTGTCTCAACCTACGACTGGTACCGGCGGCGCAGTCACTAATCTCACATTTACAAGTACCCAAACTTCTCCTCTTGTCGGTCACACGATGGGGGTTTTATCCAAAGCTGCGGCCAACGCTCAAGGTGAAGGATTATCATACGATTTCACTAGTGATTTAGCTTTTTCTCCTGGAGTTATCAACATAAGCTTTGAATATCAAGCAAGTGCTAACTTCGTGCTTGGAACTAACAGTGATATTCAAATGTGGGTATACGACATCACTAACGCTGTGTTGATACCGGTCACTCCTAATTATTTCGTAAATGGAGTTGCTACGCCTGGAAGTTTTAGCGGATATTTTCAAACAAATTTCAACAGTACTAATTATAGACTTATTTGGCATATTACTACGACCAATGCCTTGGCTTGGACTTTCAATATTGCAAACGTGTCTATAAGTCCTAATAGTATGGCTGGTGCAAATGGTAGTCCCATAGTAAAGTCCCGCGTAGAGTTCAGTTCTACTATGCCTGGCTCTGGTTCTCCAATCATATATGACACCGTTGTCCAAGACAACTTTAATGCATATAATCCTTCCACGGGTACATGGACATGTCCGGCTGGTGGAGATTACATCATCGCCATGGGATCTTCCGTAGCGCAGACTCCAGGTCACAGTGCCAACCAATACATTGGAATTTATGTTAATGGTGTTCAGGTATCTGCTAGTTCATTTTTTCAGTCTACCGTAATTGGTTCTGGCACTACTATCCAGACTCAGGATGCTTTCTGTTACATACGCACCACTCTAAAAAGCGGCGATACAGTACAGGGTATATGGAACGGAACGGCAAGTGTTCCCACTTATCTCGGAACTGTCGGGAACTATTTAGACATAGTTCAGATCGCAAGTCCGTCCACAACCTTCGGACTTAACATACCAGTCAAGAGCAATTCAACTGGCAGTCCTGGTTTCAGCACGGCTGTAACTACGGCTCCAGGCGCTCAAATAACAGATCCCAGCAGCAACCCCATACAATGTGTAATCACAACTCAAGGACAGGCAGTCAGAATTGGATTCGAACCAGACGGCGTGACCGAAGGATCGATGATTCAGGTTTACCGTAATTCTGGGATTGTAGCTTATGGCATCATAGATATCTATAGAGATGGTGTGCAGATTTGCAGTCAGCAAGCTGGTCAGCAAAACAATATTGGCGTAGGTATCACAGGTTTTTCTCCTGCTAGTTTCTACTTTACTGATAACCCGCCAGCTGGTACCCATACCTATACTGCTTTCGCATATTATTCGTCCAGTAGTGCTCCCACGGCTCCTTCTGGCGTAAATGTTATAGGATGTCAACTAGTCGCCACAATGGTAGCAGGCATATCATCTTCTGCCGTACCAGCGTCTTTAGTTTCTAGAATTGTTAAATCAAATTCTACGGGCGCTAGTTTTGTAATTCCAAATTCTCCTACTCCCATAACTGATGGAGTTAATCCATTAAGTGCAACAGTAATATGTAATGGCGGAGATGTCGAAGTCGGTCTTCAAGACGATGGTTCTGGGAATATTGGAACAATTATAGCTTATCACACTGGGGCGGTAAATACTTGGCCACAGATTAATATTTTATTTTATAGAGATGGAACATTGATTTCTACTCAAGCTTTTATGTCCGGGAATAACACTGGATTTGAAAGAGGCGGATCTTCTCCTGCTGCATTCAGATTTATAGATACTCCTCCAGTTGGAACTCATACTTACACCGTTCAAGTTTACGAAGCAAACCAAGATGGTGGAGCCCCCGGTACTGGATTCGTAGAATGGACACTTTTATTCGCAAGACCGTTAGCTTAAGGCGGATCGATGTCTGATAACTTTCAGTATGTCAAAAATGGAATAAATCTTGGCTCGTTGCCAACCGCTCCTGCTAATCCTAGGAATGGAGATATCTATTATGACACTGGATTAAATACTTTTAGAGGGTATGTAAATGGCGTCTGGGTTTCAATTCCAGGATCAGGTAGCAGCACTCCAAATCCCATAACCCTAACTCAAATTTCCACTCCTGCGAATCCACCATCTGGAAGTAATTCTTTTTATTTCAAAAATGATAACATTCCATATATTTTGAATTCTGCTGGTGTCGAGACTCCACTTCTTTCTTCTGGAAGTTCTGCGTTTGCAACTTATCAATCTTCGCAAGTAGTTACTGGCTCGGCAATTAGTGGATCAGTAGGAACGTTTCAAACATTTAGCACGAGTCCTGCTTTTACGATTACTCCAACGATCACCGGAACGTATAAAGTTTATGCGTCCCTTCCTTTGGTTCCAGGTCCAGGAGATAACGTACCTTTTTATGGAAGAATTTTTAATACAAGCGGCGGTGCCACTTTACTAGCTGAATCTCAAGTATTGGCCATTGGGTTCAAAGCCGGAGTTACTGATCCGGGATTTAGTGGATATGCTCAATCTACTTACACTTTAATAGCTGGAAATACTTACGTTTTCGACATTCAAGGAATGGTCGCATCTAGTGGTACGCTTACATTAAGCCCTACGCCTTTCTACATGTTCGCAGAAGGAATTGGATTAAATGGAAGTCTAAATACTGGCGGCAGTTCATTCGCACTTTTTACTTCTAATGTCGTTAATACAATATCTAGTCCAGTAGCAAGTGTCGCTCCAACATTTACTACTTTCAGCAATAGTCCAGCGTTCACATTTACTCCAGTCATAAGCGGTATTTACAAAATATATGCGAGCGTTCCATTAGAAACTAACTCTTCGACCCAAGAAGCAGTTTGTAAAATTTTTAACACATCTGGCGGTGCAACTTTATTAAGCGAGAGTCAGGGCGTTGCATATTCTGACAGCCCAGCAACGGTTAACAGTGCCTATTGCCAATCAACCTATCAATTGGTTGCCGGTACCCCTTACGTTTTCGACGTACAAGGAGCAGTTACCGGAAGTGGACCGAATGCCTTTATTAGAGGCGATGTTGCACAATTTTATATGTACGCCGAAGGTATCGGCTTAAGTTTAACAAGTCAAAACTTTCCAGTAAAAATGAAAGCCTATGGATCTTTCTCTGGTTCGGGAACAATAATTTTAGGTAACGTATCTTACGATTCAAACTCGGGTTATAATCCTGCAACTGGGCAATATACAGTTCCATATGCCGGGGACTATGTAGTAGGGTTTTCAGCGCAGTCTTCTTCTGGTGGAATTATTGCCATACCTTTCGTAAATGGCGCGATAAATGCAGGCGCAACAACTTATTTCTTCGATACAAGTGGCCGAAATGGTGATATTGCTGCCGCTGAAATACATCTAGGCAATTTAAAAGCGGGAGATGTAGTAACCTGGAATTCTCAATCCAGTACTGTATATAACGCTCTCACAACTTTATGGATATATTCTGTCGCGCTTAACAATGCTTTAATGGGTCCAAATGGTAGAACAACAGGTAGCGCATTTGCATATTTTGCTTCGAGCGCGGTATCAACTCTTAGTACCTTAAACGCCTCTACTTCATTCGTAACTTTTAATAATAGTCCTGCTTTTTCATTTACTCCCACAATTAGTGGAATTTATAAAGTTTATACCGCCGTTCCATTAAATAATCAGGGTTCAAATAGTATAGCTGGCGCTAGAGTTTTTAACACTTCTGGCGGAGCAACGTTATTACAAGAATCTCAGGCAGTTCTTTATGCTGGAACTCCTCCCACTGTTTCAAATGAATTTATACAGTCTGTCTATTCTTTAAATGCCGGAACAACTTATGTTTTTGATATTCAGGGTCAAGTTAATGGTGGATCTGGCGTATATTTAGATGCTAGTGAACGTAATCCTTTTTACATGTTCGCCGAAGGTATCGGCTTAAGCGGACAGTTTCAAAGTCCTTTAACCCCATGGAGTGATAGTTTAACTTTTACTCCTTCCCCTGGTTTTGGCACGGTAACTAATTCTGAAATAGAATATAGGGTTATTGGTGATTCTATTCAGGTCAGAGGACAATTTCAGTGCGGAACCGTAAGTGCTACAACCGCATACATTCAGTTGCCAACTGGCTACGTAATAGATTTTACTAAACTTCCAACAACATACACCCAATCAGTAGGATGGTCTCAACAGTTATCGCAAAATGGATCTGTTCCTAACATAACTAACGCGGATGCGCCCATTTTATTTACGGACGGCGCGACTACAAATCAAATATTTTTCTCTTATAAAACAAGCGCTAATAATTTAGAGAAAAATAATTCAAATAACATGTTCAATACGAGTGATACGGTAGCATTCGATTTCTCTGTTCCAATCGTAGGTCTATACGGCGGACAACTTGATGGCATTTCAAATATAGCTAAATCAAATTCTACAGGCGTCTTCGGTTTCTCGAATACTCTAATTCCAGTTCTCGATAGCGGTGGCGTAAATCCCGTTAGGGCAGTCGTTACTACTAACGGTGGAGATGTTGAAGTTGGATTTCAGGCCGATGGATCTTCAAATCCAAGCTATATTATTACAGATTCTACTCCAACCGATAGTTCTGCAACTCTTAATTTCTATAGAGATGGCGTGTTAATAAGTTCTCAATTCATGTACATGCAGAATAACATAGCAATTGAGATTCATGGAATACCAGCATCTTCATTTAAATATATAGATTCTCCTCCCGCTGGAACTCATATTTACACTGCTCAAGTAGTAGGCGGGGCTAATCGTGGCGATCAAGCCATTAATTACTCTGTCTTATATGCCAAACCACTAAGTGCATTAGCGGGCGCGAGTGGAAGCGGAAATGGCAGTGGGGCCGGTACATACGCTCAAGCTTATTTCGGTAGCGCATCGGGCTGGAGTACAACCTCTGCTTCATATGTAGACCCGACAAATTCTGGCGGGAATGCTCTTACTATAAGAGAATCATCCGGCATAAACCTAACTGCCGCAGCCGGGAACGTATGCGGAATAACTTTTACACCGCCTACATCAAATGCGGTTTATCTTATAACCGCTACTTTTCCATTATTTAATACCACTACAGATGGCGCCAGTGCCGTTAAATTAACCGACGGAACTGAAGATATTAGTACAGCCATGATGAATAATACCAACACGGGCAACGATGTAATAACGCCCACAACACTTTCTGGTATTTACGTTCCTGGAGTTAATACTCCTGTAACAGTAAGACTGGAATTAGCTGCTGTTGGTGGAACTGCACATATAAATAATTTAGGCGCCACTACACTGGTTAATGCTGTTGAATGGACCGTAATTCAGTTAAGTAATGGAAGTGGTCCATCTAGCTGGACCGCGTATACGCCAACTTTTACTGGAATGGGAACTGTTACTGGAGCAACTTTCTGGTATAAATATGATGGCGCAGATTCAATTCATATTAAGGGAACCTGGACAACTGGAACTCCCACAGGAACGCAAGCGCAGATTTCGTTACCTCCAGGATTTGTCTCTCAGGGAAGTAAAATCAACGGAACCATCGAATCTTGTGGAACTATGAATCATAACAATTCAAATTCTGTGGCATTCGCAGTAACTATTCAACCGAACGTTTCGTATGTTACTTTTGGTTTCAACAGTAATACAGGTGGCGATTTGAATCCAGATTTAGGAAACGTGGTATTCGCGAGCAGCACTGTTTATTCTTTTTCAAGCTCGGCGATACCGATTAGCTAATATGAATGATTTGTCAGTTTTGAATAATCCAGATTTGTGGCATTTGATTCAGTATCCAGGAGATGCTTTGGCATTGATTGGAATTCATCTTCCGCATGTAGTGACAAGCCTGCAATGCAATGCCCATCAATGTGTGGCCAACCTACTTACCATCAGCTTTTAAGATCGCATCTACCATCGCTTTTGTATCTTTGTTTGAATTTCCAAGATTAAATCTTACGCTATCCCGATCATCTCCGCACTGACTCCCAGGCATGGTTAGAACCGATGCTTTTTCTAGCAATTTCCTCAACTTCTCGTCCACCTCAAATAGGGCAAACATACCGCATCGCGGTATAGGCTGATAACCGAACAGATAGTCAAGTCTTTGCAATTCTGTCTTATTGGAGTCGACAAGGGCCTTAGATTCAGCATAAAAAGCGCTCATATTGACCTTGGTGAGGATTTGTAAGGCGGCCCACTGCGAAGGCTGGCTTATGCCCAAAACGTTGCTTGTAACGTATCCTAGGGCCTTTTCATATATGTTTTGGTCGTTTGTCGCAAGCCATCCGATTCTTAGCCCATTTACACCTGTTAGTTTATTAAGACTTCCGGCCATTACCACATGTTTCGGTATAACGGGATAGCACTTTAAGTTGTCCCTGTTACCAATGCCGCAATAAGTCGGCGAATAATAGGCGGCATCCCAGATGATATTGTCTCCATTGCCGTGGCTTGACAGAATTCCTTCGGGATTGCTTGGGGAATCGATGATTCCGATGTCGCCATTCATGGGACCCATTTTGTCAGTTTTGATATGAATGAGGCCTGAATTTACCGCTAAACCGGGATATCTGCCGAAATAGAGCTTGTTTGTGTATAAAAACTTGGTTTTAGGGGTCCGAATTGCCGCTATAGCGGCATTTATCGCGTGCATTGCCCCGACAGTAACTAAAACATAAGTGTAACTTTTCCCTGTGAGATTTTTGATAAGTTTGGAAATTTCAGCCTTTAAGAGCGGGTTCCCGTCGTGCGCTGGATAACCGAAGTTTTCCCAAGGCATGAGTCCCAAAGATAGGAACGGGGCATGTTTGAGCATAATTTCGCGAATTCCGCGAGTATCGCCAAAACCAAAGTCGTGCTTGTATTCCATGTCATTTCTTCTTTAATATATTTTTTAATAGTTTTATTTCAGTTAGTAGCTCATCTCTATGATGCTTTACGACCTTTAATTCCATCTCTGTGAAATCATTAAGATTTCCCACTATTAAATTATCTATTTTGACCTGCAAAACTCTATTTTTTCTTTCAAGACCGCTTAATTTTGCTTCGTAATCTCTTCGAGCAACGCAGTAGGCTTTTTCGCAATTCTCGTCCTGACAAGTCAGGTAGTGAGACTCGCTCATTGTGTCTTTTCCGCAGGACGAGAACAGCCTCTAGCATTTTTCCGCAAAATTGGAGGACCGGGAAAATAACCACATTTTGTGCAGTACGCATTTTTTGCATTCGGCGCTAAGTACCATGTGTGTAATTTCTTTTTCATTTCTTGTCCCGTTTTTCCCAAATGAATTTTAAGACTAATTGCAATTGAGGATTAGACTTAAGATCACCGCTCCAGCGCATATCTCTGCCTTCGACTTCTTGCGCCAGACCGTTTAATAAATTGGCGAATCCTTCTGAGAAACCAACTCCTCTGTTCGTTCGCATGTCTTGGTCATATTCTTCTTGGGTCATCAATAACTGTTTCATCGTTGCTTATCTCTCTTTCTTTGTTCTTCGACTTGAGCTTTAACGTTGGACATAGCGGCTCCGACGAATGTGGCGGCCATTCCCTCTTGACTCATAATGAATGATTTAAGTCTCTCGCGATCATCTTCGTCTTTGATAGTTTTAGCGAAATCATAGAAAGCTTTGATTGTATGGGTGTATGTATTACAGAGCATTACACCGGCTGGTGTGAGGTTGGCCCCAACTTGTAGTACGCAGGCATTTTTAACTCTAGCTGCTATGGCATAAATTTCATCAGCGCCTCTTTCAACTGGGATAGTTTTCTCGCCGAAGTGTTTGGCCAGTTCTTCGACGGTCATAGTTCCACCTGACTGTTCTTCATTTTCTTCCACAGATTTTTCCTCAGTTATAGAGCTTAATGTGTTGCTTTCTTTGGGAGGCTCGGGCAGTTCTGTCCAATAGACATCGGCGTCATCTAGATAGACTTTTTGGCCGAATTCTTTAAAGTATCCTTTACATTCAGCCATTTCGGGTGTCATTTTACCCTCTTGAGCTAAAGCCTTGAACATGTCCTTCATTTGTTGGTTGTAATAAGTGGCAGACGAGACCATCATATGGCCGCTGCCATAACACACCAAGACTGGTACGTCTGCGGGAGGAGCATGATAAACGGCACGTTTCCATTTGGTCAACAGCCCCTCCAGATCATGCACACTAATCCAAAACATGATTCGGATCGAGTAAGGACACACAGATAAAAGAAAGCATTGAAAATAGCTCCTTCAATCTCATGCCTTGCAGAATAAGCGAGGGCAAGCGATAAAATCAGAATGATAGAATTTTTACTCATAAAAATCCAGTATGTTCGACGTTTGTTTTATGGGGAAATTTGAAGACGGTAAATCAGTCGATAATTTAAGTGTGTCCATATTTGGACCTTTATACGTTCTTTCTCTGGCACAGCAGGGACAGTCTACAGTCACGGTGAATGAAAGTTTCTTTCCCATTCCAGAAGAAGATATGTGGCCCTGCGAATATCCTCCGCAATCACAATAAAATTCATAAGTCTTATTTGTATGGACGATAGTTTCTATTTTCACTTTACGTCTTTCTTGAACATTTCAAAAAGTGAACGTCTCAATCGCTTCTGGGGAGTGATACCTGTTTCAGCTAAAATAGTCTCATATTTTTCAATGACTGTCCAGGCCTCTTTTTCGGTTAAGTTGTGGATGGTTTTTTCATCGACTTCGATTTCAATGAAGTAATGCTCTTTCGAATCAGCTTCTTCCTTTACCGTGTAGTACACGATTGTCGCGTCTGCAAAAGTGTAAATATGACACTCTTTGTAGATCTTGAAATTGAAGGTGAAATTAGCTTCAGAGATAAATTCACGAATCTCTTCGGCACTATTTGCACTCACATTGAGATTAGGTTCTTTTCTTTTGATGTTATTTTTAGCGCCAACTGGGCGGCCCTTGATTGTGAGCTGCTTAAATATGGGATCTGACTTAGGATATTCTGCCATTCTGAATCTTAAGAAAAGAGGAGAATCGGGCCTGACATTGTATTCATCCGGACCGCAAGCATAAATGAATTCTTTTAGATCGGGAATCGCTTTCGCGAGCCGTTGGAAAGTGGGCAATACGGACAATTCTGTCCGATATTTAGTTTCCCATTCCGTAAAGGGGGGGAGCTTTTCTTCCTTAATCTCGTCGGCCATAATACCTTCCGTATGAATATTTATCTATCCACTGTCCCCATGTTAGTGGCTCTTTTGTTTCGTGATCTAATAACCTTACGTGCATTTGACTGTCTTCAATTTGAACATCTACTATTGGAAGAGGTCCAGGCTCAATTTTATTTTCTTCCATCCATTGGTTAACCATTCCCTGTAAGTAAGCGATTGCACTTTGCCTAGTAGTTTCACTGTTAGGCTTTCGGAGAAATTGTTCCTCTAATCCCTTTTTAATCTGATCGCCAAGCTCTTTGGCCAGTTTAGAATCTTCGTCGGTCACTCTTCATCTCCCAATACTGAGTCAGCTAATCCTAACGCAACGCTCTCTTCGGCTGTCAGGAACGTATCATGGTCCAAATATTTTTGCAATCTTTTAAGCTTAAAGTCAGGGTGCTTCTCGCGGATCTTGTCTAAGTACATCTTTTCCATCCACTTATCAATTTTAAGGCCTTCTTCTGCCCACTTCTGACTGGTCTTAGCATGATCATTTCTACCCCATGTTCCGTAATGAATCATTTGTCGTGAGGTAGGAGACATGATTCGTTTGTCGGCAGCTTGTAAAATAATTGAACCCATACTCATTGCGTGGCCGAAAACTTTTACTATGATTTCTGATTTTGCCGCTTTGATAGCATCATAAATAGCGAATCCGTGATATTCGTCGCCACCAATGTTGTTCATGATGATCGTGATTGGCTCTTGAGATAGATGGTCCAAAATGTGAATGTTTTTAACCATTCGTTCGGCCATAGACGTATCGCAACCTGACTCGGAGAAATCATCAGATTCGCTTACGTGTTCAGTGCTATTGTAAATAGTTCGCGTGGGCAAATGGATGCTGTAATCGTGAAACTTTTCGATATCATCATGATTAGCCTTTTTCATTTTGCTCCTTGCCATATACACGCTTGAAAGCGCTCTTTATGGTTGTTTTCCATTCTCTCTCTTTGAAGTCTCTATCAGGCGAGAAGTAGTCACCTAATATGGCCATTGTACCATCTTCCGTGTAACCGGCCAAAGCAAATTCGCAAGCAATGGCGTACCATTGCGCGTTCCTACCTTTCGATCGGTCAATCCCCTTATCCAGGGCCTTTATGACCCATCCCTTGACTTTGGTCTTGTCGAACTCGCCAGGCTTAATTTTTTTCTTTTCGCTTACAACGGGCTTGGCAGATGGCCACTTCCTGAGCCAGTTGGCGAAGTCATCAAGTTTCACGGGACCGTGGAATTCTACCAGTTTTTGGAGTTTATCCGGCTCCCTGTACGATTCCGGGATACGGATTGACCTACTAGGGTTCTTGGTCAGTGGGTCTGCCAGAGGAACTATATTAAGCGTCCATTCCGCAAATAAACGCCAAATGGATTCGTTTGGTAAGTCTGTATCTAGGGAGATCAAAAAATGCAAACTTTTACTGCCTGAAAATATAACCGCACTGTAGGGCATTCCCGAGGCTTTGATATATTGGAGCTGTTGAGCCAAAGGCCCCATATCCATTTCGACCATGAAGTTCCTAAAGGCCGTACAATTGAGATCTTCTCGAAAACCCTTTATGGGATTGAGCGCAACTAAATTTAGGTTTACGCTGTCTACAAATTGAATTTTAATTTCTGGGTTTGGCGAAAAAAGAGTTACGGGATCTTTCCAAGCATTCTCAAGCGGGATAGAGTGGTACCCATACTTGCTGTCGGACACACAGATAGTTTCCCCGTCTCTGAACATGGTTTTTAAGAGTTTGATTGCTCGTTCGTGCATTATGCTCCATTGGTCTCACTTAAATATGTGTCTACGTCTGTTTTTAGTTCTTCCATTGCGTCTTGGATACTGATGTTATCGTTAGTTTCGGAGAGTATCATTCGGGTTTCGATGTTTTGAGCGCTGTAAAAGGTTCTGTATATTCCATTTTTTGTTTTTTCTCTATTGGCGACCAGTGCGAACCCTTTGTACTCTATTCTCATTATTTCTCTCCAAGAAGTTTATTTTTACCGGAAAAACTTAATAAGGCATATTTCGCCCAAGGCCTATCACCGACCTCGTATCCTAAATAATGATCTAAAAGATTACGAGCGTCATTCCATAAGAATGGGTCTAACTCAGCGGGCGATATTTTGCGTCTTTCGATTAGGGCATTCAATTGATCTTCTAATTGAGGTCTAAGTTCAAAGTTTAGTGGAACGTAATAAAGAACATCTTGCAGAACTTTTTCTAAGTCTCTCACATAATCTCCGTAAGGTAATCCATGTAGTCAATCTTTCCAGCGAAGAGACCTTGAATCTCTCTTTTCCAAGTTTCTCCACCTGGATCTCCGATATGAACTTGAAGGGCTTGGGCCACTCTGAGCCATACAGAACCTAGGGTTTCTGGAGCTGCATAGTAGTAGCTTTCCTTGATGGACTCTAATTCCAGTTTAAGATATTTCTTGTTGTTAAAATTATCGGGTGTTAATTTTAATATGATGTCTATGATTTTATCTAGTGGGCGTGCCATTTTCTCTCCTAAGTCTTCGAATATTATTAGCATTTATTATCGCGACTGCGAATTCCAAAGCGGCTAACCAGTAACCGGATTCAGTTCCTTTAGTCAAATTGTAGATTCCAAAGCCTGTCCACAATATTAAGAAGAAAGCTGAAATTCTGATCATAGTTTTATTGTAACTCATACGGCTGATCCTCCGGCGGCTTCTTGAGCCTTTCGAGCGGCGTCGTGTTCTGCTTTGATTTTTGCGACTGCGGCTGTGTATTCATCTTTTTGTTTCTTTGCAGCTACTAGCATATTTCTAAGGGATTCATATGTGTGACGCTGTACGGTACGGACGACCATGCCCTTTTCAAGCTTCGGTACCCTAACTTTTCTTTTGGTAGGTTCAGCACCGTTTTCGCCCGGAATCTCTTCTTCTTTTTCTTCGGTGACTGTCTCTAGGTATCCACGGTCAAGAAGCTTTTTCCACTTACTCTCTGATCCCATGAGTTCTTTCGATAGGGCATTTAATTCAGTTCTTTGGTCTTTTGTTAAGTCCATTATTTCCCCTGTTCTTCTAATCCGAAGCCGTTCATTTTAATAACGCCCATAGAGGCGAATCTCACTAAATAATATCCGCCACCGATGTAGCTATCAACCGATCCTGTTTCACCTTCAACTGCATGGCCTGCTTCGATTACCTTAACTAGGGTCCCAGTGGCCATTCTGTAAGGAGCTGGCGGCGGAGTTACAACAGATTCAGCGGCTTCTTTTTTACCGCAATCGCAGCCTTCACAATAGCCTTTAGGAGCCGTCGCACAGGATTCTCCTAATGCTTCTGCCTTGACTACCTCAAGATTCATCTTAGCATCTTCGCTAAGCGAGAAGACTAGGACTTTATTATTTGGAAATACCTTTTTGAAGTGATTTTGAAGGCTTTTGATCAAATCATGGTCTAGATCCATGCCTTGCATTTTTACAACTAATACATCATTTTGCATGAGGTTAAGTTTTGAGACTTCGGTCTCCTTAAGCACGAACTCAGCTATCCTTACAGGAGCGCTATTAGGATCTACTGGAACGCCTTGTTCATTTGTAGGTGTCTCTTCAGCCATACTAGAATCCTACTCTTTCTTTCCTTTATCGTCAACCGGTTTTTTACCTAAATTGCCAAGGAGCGTAGCGTCATGCATGTCGTTTTCTTTCATGGCCATTACCTTCTTAGCGAATTCATCGTCATAAACTGTTATTTTGCCCTTATCATAAGCAGTGTAGAACTTTTTGCCAATTGAATTAGTAAATCTACTCTTCCATACTTCCCATTGAGTTCTGAGCATTTCGGGCTCGGCCACCATTTCCATCGCTAATGTTGCCTTAGCGAATATGAGTTTTCGCCCCTTGATACGGAACATAAAAGGGGTGTTGGCCTCATCCGGAGGATCGCATTGAGCCATAACTACAATTGGGGCTGGATAGCTGTTCTTGTATTGGTCAAGCTTATGGGATAAGGCCGCTTGAACTTCGAATTCAGTCATACTTGGGAAGTCTTTGGAATAGGTAACGTTTTGATAGTAGTCAAAAATTACTGCATGATAATAAGTTCCATCTCGAAGCATGTTGTCAAAAATTTGACAGACTCCCTCAAGACTCGTAGTCATTCCGGGCACATTGTTGTAATTGTCATCGACCACATTCATATATTTGCTAAGTACTGGAATAAAGTCATTAAATGCCTTGACTTGTTCATCTGTGAATTCATCATGGTTTACATAGTGCCATCCCTTAAGGAGACATGTAACCCTGTTATAAACGTCTTCAGTTTTTTCTTCGTTCGTGATTACAAGAACTCGCGGGGGCTTGCCAGTAGTGGGGTCAATCTGTCTTAGAGTTTCACGGGCAATGTTGGCGACGGTCGTAGATTTACCATGGCCCGACTTTGCTCCGATCAGGATCAAATTCTTTCTAAAGAAGGGAACTACTTTACTGAATATGGCCGTAATGAAATTAAGCTTTCCTCTTGCGGCCATGATGTATTCGATATTGTCTGTTTGAACTTTTGCGATGGCCTCTGGGGACATTAGGCCGAAATTGGTACTATTTGCGCGTGAGGCTTCGTCTGCTGTTTTGGCAATTCTAGCCAACTCAACATTGTATCGATTTTCATCGATGATTAACTTTTTGGCCTGGACTTCTGCTTTCTTATCTTCGGCTTTCGCTCGCTCTTCGAAATCAGATTTCCAATCCTCTACTTCATCCGCCATGCTTCTTCACAAATTCTTCGAGTTCATTGTTTATTAGAGTATTTTCTTCTACGTCGATATCTAAGGTGTCAGTATTTAACATTTCTTCTGGTCTGATGGGCTGAACTTTTCTTTCAGGTCCTACTTTTACATTTTTAGCCAATTCATCGATATCCTCTTCAGGAGGGATTACTAATTGGAGGGGAACACGAATTTCTTCCACCGGGGAAGAATCCCTAACAGCCTTGGCCATAGCTTCTTTTTCTAAAATGTAAGATCTTACTGCTACGTCCCAATCATCTTTTACTTTGTGAATCCAACTCTCTTTTTTTGCTTTAGTAAATCTTTCATTGGTTGGACCTTGGTGTACGGCTGCCTTTTCTACTAAAGATGCCGTGTAGTTACTTTTGATGTCATCGACAGTGATACCGGAATTTTCCATTTCCTGGATAAGCCCCCGCATTGCGCGTAGCTGTTCTTTATTCCTGCCCTTAGGAATTCTTCCTTCGTATTTGGCGTACCAAAAACGGACGATCTCAGCTGTGCTTAGATCTTTTCTATCCATGGCCCCATCATCCTAAGAAGTGTTCTTTTTGCCGTCTTTAATTCATCGGCAAATATTCTACTGCTTTTATTTTTATCAATGAATTCACTTATTAAAGCGGCCTTTTCATTTTTGGATTTGCTCTTATAAGCGGCACGCTTTCGGTCCCACTTGTTCTCGTCTTCGCATCTGAATAAGATTTCTTCTGGATTCATATTGTGAATGTTATCACGGGGATCGAGACCGGCGCCAGAAAAATCTGACATTCCTAGGTTCTTATGTTTGAGCGGAACGATTATGTACCAGTTCTTTTCATGACGAAATGCGTTCTTTCCATAAGCCTTGGCTCTTCTTCTTATGGTCTTAAATACGGCAATGTCCATCTTACGAAAGCCAAGAGATTCATGATTTTCCATTAATTGGATGATATCCATTGGCGGCTTCTTAGGACCATAGAATGGCTGGAATTCTTCAAAAGGGATACCCTTGATATTTCGGACCTTCTGTCTGCAAACCCGTACAACTTCTTCTAATCGTTGCTTTAAAAAGATCGTAAAGTTAGCTCTGTTTTTGGACATAACATCTTCTTCACTGGGAGGATCGACCTTTTCTAACATGAATTTTTCAACGTAGCTTGCATATTTCTCGGGCATCATTTCCATTGAGAAAAGCCCTAAGAAACTAACTAGATGGATCATTCCTATGTTTATAAGGTCTTCGTTTTCAAAGCCGACCATTTGGAACAATCCGGCATGAATGAAAAATGTGTGTTTACATCGCTTTTTCACAATTGCCATGTAGGGGGCCATTTCTTCAGCCGATGGATTGTATGTAGATCTTCTGAAGTATTGATGTCTCATGTAGCATAATTCAAATTCATTTCGCGAACTTATCTTACGCTTGTCTGCAAGAGGACGGGTGATTTCGTTGTTCATTGGCATCCTTGACTATTTAGATTTTGATTCTACTTTGTAAAGACAGACATTTCTTATGTGGTGTTTCATAAGTTCAAGTGTTTCTATTTCTATTTCCCGCTTTTCGATAGCTTTGCGATCTCCGCGTCTTTGTTCAAGAACTTCGATTCTGCCTTCTATGGCGGCGGCAATCTGCCTTTTGGCTTTCATGAAGCCATTGAATTCGACTCTTTCTTTTTTAGTCATTACTGATCCAGCTTCTTGACGGCTTCGAGTAACTCTGCGGCAAGCTTAGGGTTTTCTTTGATAGCGATGGCCGCTGCTTTTTTGCCGTTCCATTTATAGTCTTTGAATGTGAACCAAGCTCCGGCACTCTTAATAATGCCAGTATTACTTGCCATATGAAAGACTTCTTCGTGAATATTAATAATGCCTTCTTTGTAGTCAACCGTGAAAACGCCTGCGCGTCCGGCCTGACCTAAAGAAGATTGCTCCAGCTTCGCATAGATTTTGTGGCCCAAAAGAAGTTTGTTACCGCGTGCATCTTGTAACTCTTCGTCTTCAAAGGTGATTCCTGCAAGATCTTTTTTATCATCGGCTCCGCCTGCGCGTTTAAGACTTACAAAGTACTCAAATGCATGTTTAGTTGCCCATTGTGCGGCTGCCTTATCCTTCTCTGCGTGCCAAGAAGTGTCACCAACATTAGCTCGCATTTGAACCGTGGCAATCAGCAATATCTTGTTACGCTTACAGAAGGGAACCAGCTTTTCCAAGCCAATTTGTAAAGTCAAAGCTTTGTCACCAATCAAGTGATTCGTCACACTTTCCGCATCTTGACGCTTAACACCAATGATGGAAGTCAGCGAATCTAGGACTATAATTCTAAGCGGGAAGCCATCTTGAACCATAGGCTTAATGTCATTTTCAATACGGTCAAAAATTTCCGACGGGTCATTGGTATCGTAGATTGTATTTCGCTCTTTGTCGATAGTTTTAAAGAGGTCATGCTGTAATTGTCCTCTGAGTTCTGAGTTAAAATAAAGTGCGTGTCCTTCTGGATCTCTTCGCTGCATCTCGTCAATGAATGCATAACATGAAAGTGATTTACCAGCTTTCTGTTCAGAGAACATTAAGATTGATGCGTTCTTGGGAACACCATTTGACTTATTTGCAAAAATCCAATTGTAATAAGGACTTGGAGAATAAAGACAATTTTCGGGCGCAAAAGAATCATAATCGTAGTTGACGGTGTCTTCATATTGCCTTAGCATTTTTGTCCATTTATTGCCTGGTTTCTTTTCTTTATCTTTTTCAGTATACAGATTACCTGGCATTTTTTTATCGTCAGACATTTTTTTCTCCTAATTTTTCTATTAGAGCATCTGCATATTCTACTGCTTCTGCCACAGTATCAAGGGAAGTAGCACCATGAGCCATTCTTCCACTTAAAATAAATGCAGCAAAGAATTCTCTTTTGGTCAATCCATCTGTAGTGCTGCTTATGCCATCAAGAGATATAGTTTGTGGAAATGCCTTATCTTGTCTCATTTTGCTCTCCATGTATCAGCTTTGGTATCCATTAAAACTTCTTCAATTTTCTTGCGGGCCACAACTAATCCTTGCATTCTCAGGCCCCAATCTAAAGCTTCTGTGTGTTCAAATGCAGCATCTAAGTTATTGTAGTGCGCGGTGAAAAAGAATCGACTGCCTTTACCAAGATCTGGATCACCTTCAATAAAACTAGTTTTCCATCCGTTAGCTTCGCCGATTTCTTCGAGAAATTTACGTTGGCCTGAACTATAACTGGCTTCTACAGTGATATGACATTCGTAGTCTTTCACTTACGTCCTCCGGTGTTGTAGAGATCCGCGCCAGAAAGGCCGCTTCTAAGTACAAGATCCATTCTTTTTCTCATGTACCTACAAACGTTTTCTACTGTTTTGATCCGCCCATCCATGAAGGATTCCAAAGCTGTGAGCATGGCGATTCTATCTATTGCATCTGCATATTCTTTATCGCGCATCAAGAAGGCATCCCTAACATGGGAATTGTCGTAGGTTTTCGGTTTGTCCTTAATGAAATCAGGATACAAATCGAGCATAACTCTTGATTGAGCATTCCTGAGGGCCTTTTTGGCCATCTCAAGTTGGTAACCAATAGTTGCCAAATGTTGCTTTAATTCCCGGTATGATTCGTTAAAAGTGTGTTCCAGATCAGTATAAGTGATTGGATTGACAGTTTTAACTTCTATGAACCTGGCCTCGGATTCTCTGGTTGCGGCGATAGGCATTACTATCGGTGGCGATCCCTGGAAACCAGGGATTACCATCTTTGCTTTATCGCCAGGAGCCGGAGCAGGCAATGCCGGTGCTTCGTCGTCAGCTGTATTCACAGCATCTCCTTAATTCAGATTCAGGGTCGCCAAAAAATCCGCGTCGGTTATCTCAGCAACAGCTTGGGCGGTAGTCTGCACAGGGGAAGGCGCAGACGTTACCGCCTGAACAGGTGCTTGCACAACAGGCTTTTCGGAGGGGGTCGGAGAAGCCTGAACGCTAGGAGCAGCTGTTTGTTGTTGCACTTGAGGAGTTGTCGCAATAGGAGCTTCTGTCGCAATAGTCGTCGGAGCAGGGGCCTGAGCCGCTGGCGCCGCTGTAACTGTCGCAATAGGTGCAGCTTGTGTCGCAATATTAGGTGTCGTCACCAAATTGCTAGAAGAGCCTTGAGCGGTTGTAGTACCGGTTTGTGCTACAGGAGCCTGTGTAGTACTGTTTTGTGCTACACTCTCTTCTTCATCAGTTCCACCAGCATCGTTTGCAATGTCGGCTGTTTCTTTGGTATCAAAAATCGCATCGATTGCAGTTGATTTGCCAGTCAAGATATCAGATTGAGCAACAATGGCTTCAACCTGTTCTGCTGTAGGTGCGAAGAACAGAGTATCAAGTCCGCCTTTTTTACCTTTTTCTTTAATGGAAACAGCAGCTTCTCTTTCGAGACGGTTGATAACATCGTCTGTGAGCTTGTGAATAATGTCACGATTGACTTTTCCAACTCCGGGAACTTCAAGAGATTCTTGAGCCACGGTAACTTGGAACGTAGTATCAAGACCTTTTCCTGTTCGGCTGAACACGAAATATCGTCCATCATTTACGGAAACGGGGTTGATACCAGCATCGCGAAGTTTCTTGATTGCAAGATCCAAGGCTTGTTTTGCTTTGTGTCGGATCTTGAGAATACCAATGTTTCCTTGGGTATCGAGGGCGTTCATGTAGTGGTGTGAATCGAGATTGTAGATAGCTTTTTGGCCGCCCACAAGCTTCATGAGTCTTTCGACCATAGGAGCATTCTTGGCTTCTTTGGCTTTTTCAAGTTCAGCCTTAAGCTTTTGAATTCTTTCAAGAGCCCTATCGGGAACTTCAACCATTTTGGTTTTGTTGTTCTTAACTTCACAGCTTTGGAACACACGCATATTGCCCTTTGTATTCCTATAACCGTAATGGATCTTGTAATATTTAGACCAGATCCCATCAGCGGCTAGATCGCCGAGAGCAGGAATGATTCGAAATACTGAATCGCCATCCTTAAGTTTAAAGTACGTTTTCTTTTCAATCCCAAACTTGCCATCACCTATTTTCATTTAATACTCCTTCGTATAATTTTGACAACCTTCCAACAAGAGGTGTCGTTGTAACAAAAATTTCATCTAAACTAAATTCTGCTCTGGGGATTCCGTCTATTACTTGAAGAAATCCATCGAGATCCCTTTTGTAATAGATGTTATCGAGAGGGCCGTACACGGTAAATACTCCTGGGCCAGTCTTGATAACTTCATAAAAAAGTTTTCCTTCATAAAGATCTTTAGGCATTTCTTTAGAGAAGTCAACTTTTTTCACTTGTTCTTCTAGAGAACGATCGAGTTCTTTTCCTGTTTTCATACGCGGTTCACCTGACTCATAATGGTTTTCATTGCATCATTGACTGATTCTTCGGTTGCCTCTTTGACGGCAATGGCACCCTTGATCTTGAAATCTTTGGTTGCGCGACCGGCCACTACCAAGAAAACATCTGGAGTGATCCTAGTAAGCGAAGAAACTAATTTTAATGTGAGTTTTTCATCTTGAGAGGTAAGGATGATTGGGGTCTTTCCGCCGCCGTAGCCGCGCTTGATGGCTTCAGGAACGATGGTTGTGCGGATAGCATTGGCGCCAGCGATTTCACTACCAATTTGATCATTCACGGAGTCTTTTATCAATTGGAGTACTTCTGCTTCGCCTTTAATTGCGTTCGAATATGTGGCCTTATATTGGATCTGATTATACTCTCTAACATTAAGAGTCAACATTTTATTTTCAATAACCCGGCCTAAGATGTCAAGAATATTGGAGGGACCCGATTGATACATACTAGGATGGATCTCTTTAAGAAGCTCTTTGTAGAAATCTTCAGGATCGGCACCAAAGGCATCTTTCTTTTGTAGCGCGAGAGATGCGAAATCATTTTTCAAAGCACCAGCCACGAGAACAAAAACTGAACTACGCGTGAGTGTTTGTGCATATGCTTCGGTAAGTTCTTTCATGGTTTCAATTGCGCGAGCTTGTCGGCCTCGACGAGCGTTCAGAGTGGAGTAATGCCCCGTCTCTAAATTTTCTTCTGCAAGAGGTTTTGTCTTTTTGATCTCGTCGATAATTTCTGATAAATTCATTTTATAATCCTTCCACTTTTGATTTATTTACAAGGCCCAATTTTTTCGCCATCAAACTAACCATGGCACTTTGACTAGCGCGTTTACCGATATAATTCTCGGAATACTTTTTGCCATAGTTCCATGCGCGATATAGATCTGTCAATGTGATTGTTACTTTCTTTTTCATTTTCTTCCTACCATTTCACGGTGATTACGTCGTATAGTCCAGTGGTATTCATTCTGCTTCTTTTAATTGAAAATTTAAAACCCTGCTTAGTTAATAAGCCTGTTACTATTTTTAATTCTCTCTTGGTCAGGGTATTTCTTGATTTTTTAAGAGTCTCGTTTCTCGATATTCCAAAAGTTGAGTAGGAAGTATCGCGAAGTCCTTGATCGGCAGCTCGTGTGATATAGACTTTAAGATTATCGACAAGAGAATAAAGGCCGCCATTGCGTTTTGAAATTCCCTGCGCTTCTTTTGCATTAATTAAAAGTTCCATTTTGTCTCCTAGGCCTCAAGGCCGAAATATTTTTTTAGATCATCTGCCGATTTAATTTTTTCTGCGAAAACTTCGGCCTTATCTAAGGTTTCGAAATTCCGCTGAAGCTTCAACTTACCACTTCTCGTGGAAAATTCAACAAAAATCTTTCCACTGATTTGATTTTCGCACATTGTAAGAGTTACCTTGTCAAGTTTCGTCTTTCGAATGACTTTATTGGCAAACTCGTATGCATGGTAGGGACTTTTATTTCCGTAACTGTTCATCTCTCACTCAATTTGTTAAGCTTTTCGTATAGTTGACCCACAAGTTTCCCTGTGGCTATAGCGGTGGCCTGGCTGGTTCCACTGAATGTGATCCCATACGAGGTCTGCATATCTCCGATTTCCCATCTATTGACCCTTTGGCCCCAGTTTGAGAAGTCAGATTTTAAGAAAACTTTATCGTCATGTTTAATGAGAACTCGATAGTACGTATACTTGTAAGGAACTGGAATGTTCATGTCATCTACTTGTATCACATCTTTGGCTTCTTCCTCTATCTCTAAAACACAAAATCCATTTTTATCTAATTTTTCTTGGATGTCAGGCATTCTATTTTCAACTTTCCATCCGTGTTCTTCGAGTTCGCCACCAGAGGCAAATAGATTTTTAACTGGGAAGGGATTTTTACTGCCAACGACAATGATTCTGTCGTCATCCATAGCTGGATAAATTTTATATTTTGTTTTTCCGTTTAATTCGCTCTTATCGTTACCTGCGGAAGTTATGAATATCCCTCCAGAATCTATGAATTTTTTGATGAGAGTCACTTCTTCTGGAATGTAGCCAATACTCGCGCCGCTATAATTGATAATGTCAACTTTTATTTCGTCTGCATATTTCAGCGCTTTCATAAGTGCTGTATTTGTATCATCTTTTTTGTAATGATTAACATATTTTATGATGACCAAACAGAAATTTGCATCCTTAGCGTAGTCTTCAATCAATCCTGCAACGTTTGTGCCGTGGCCCGAAACATCCAGGGGGATCGGATCTGATGTATTAAATCGACTATCATAAACTTGAGCAATAGAGAAATCTTTGTGGCCATACTTGCAAAGTTTTGCATTGTGACCCAAACCCTTATATCCGAAACCAGAGTCTATCACTGCGACAGTAATTGGTTTTTGTAAAAAGGTTTGGCCCGCTAAGCCCAGGGCCGGTGTCAATGTCAGGAGTGCTGCCGCTATCCATCTCATTCCTTGAATGTATCCTTTTGGTACACAATTGTCAACTTGTTTTATACAGTTAGCCTTCAACGACGATCCCCATGATGGACATGTCTTTTCGTCCATCTTTCTTTCTCATGAACACTGTGGCTATTGTGCCTTTTTTCAATTCTTTCGGATACATAAGTTCGCCAGTGTTGTAATCGGGCCACAACACCTTTTCACTTACGAATCCATCTACGTCCATGATTACCTTCAAGGCCTTCTTGGTATTTTTGGCATATGCAAATTCTTTGGCTTCAACTACGTAACATGTTGCGGCAACATAAACACTTTTTGTGATTTGATCGCCTGGCACCTGTTCGAGTCTATCTAGCTGTGCTCCATTGATTAAAAGTGTTTCGAATCCGCGAGGACTCATAACTGTAGGCCTATTGACATATGGCATGATGACTTTAGAATATTTGGCGCCCAAAGAGTGTAGGTCGATTGGCAAACTTGTAAGAACAGACTTCTTCATGGCCGCTTCTTTTATGGGGCTTAAGTTTTGATAATCCTCGGGAATCTGAGCTTGTCTGGGTCCGGTCGCTCGGACAGTTTTCCCTTTTTCTTGTGCTTCTTTTACCCTATCTCGATATTCTCGCAGCTCGCGGGCTTCCTCGAAAAGCTTTAATTTTTCAATCAAATTAGCTGTAGAGGGAAAAAGGCTATCCAATACTCCTACGTGAATCAACTTATGAGATAAGCTTGGACCTGCAACGTCTTTGTCGACGAAATCTTGAATGTCTTTATATGGTCTGTTTGAAACGATCGGCTCGATTGTTTTCTCGCCGATACCGCGAATGATACCGAGTTTTGATCTAATGGTAGCCGATCCATAATCCACGACCATCGTATCTCCAGACAAATTGATGTCAGGAGCTAAGACCATGTCTTTTACATAAGGCCAAAATTGACTTGTGATTTCTTTTTCTTCTGCATTTGTGAGGATAGCCGCCCACCATTCCAAAGGATAGTGATATTTCAAAAACATACAAGCATAGGTAATCATGGCATATTCAACAGCGTGGATGATCGAGAAACCGTAACGAGCGAACGTGACCATCATCTCCCACATTTTCTCTGCTACTTCAGGAGACAATTTTTCTGCGGCACCCTTAATGAATAAGGGTTTCATGTTCATCAGTTCTTCTTTCTTCTTTTTGGCCATATTTTCTCGGAGAAGTTCTGCATCTTCATCTGAGAACCCTGCGAGCTGTTTTGCGATCTTTCCAAGATCTTCTTGGTAAATGATCGTTCCGTAAGTGTTGGGTAAAATAGACAATAGTTCTGGAATGTCGGATGTGGAATTACCTTTGACTCGCTCTACGTATTCAGCGGCCATTGTGATTCCCTTTTCTTCGATTATGTAGTCAATTGGACCAGGGCGATCGACGGCCAGAATAGATGCAAGGTCCATGATGTTTTTGGGCAAAATATTCATGACAAATGGTGTCATAGATCTTGAGTTAATTTGAAACTGTGTTTCGGTGGCCCCGCCCCAAATCGCTTGGAATACGGCCATTTCTTCTGGAAGATCCCAAATGTATGTTTTCTTCCCTTGGTAGGTGAACCATCCAACCTGATTGCCCGTGCGAACATCTTTGAATAGAATCTGACAATCATGGTTTCCGCAAATATGTTCTGGTCTGGCTTCTTTCCTATAAACAAGATCTACTTGTCCATCCAGATTCTCTACTGTTTCACTTACGTTCTGACACTTAGCGCAAACGCCGCTATCACTTTCGGGATGCCACCAACCAACAACATCGTCGGGCGACATCGGGGCTCGATATTCCTTGTTTTTCTTATTTATGAGATCCAAACAGATTCGAATGTCTTTTAGCTGTTTAACTACCAGGAAGTCATATTTGATAAGGCCTGCCGATTCGCATTCCTTGGCTTCGTACTGGGTTATGTATCCCTCTTTTGTCGGGAGGGTTTCACTGATTGGAACGTTGGATAGAACGAATGCCGAGGCATGTTTTGAATATGCTCGAACTAATCCCATGGATTTACTTACGATTTCCCATTCTTCAGGCCTATCCTGAGCATATTTTTGAAGCTGTTCATTTTGGTCGATTAGGCCTTCAATTTGGTTACCTTCATCGTCTTCGAACCCAAACACGAATCCTAGGTCAGAAACACCCTGTGGCGGCGCAGGAAGGCTCTCCGTGAACGTTTCTATTTCGTCCTCTACCTTTCCCTTAAAGTACCGATTAGTGTCCTTTATGGCGCTTTTAAGACGAATGGTAGTACGGGTCGAAATTTGGGCCGCTTTATTACCCCATCGGCCATAAAGGTAACCTGATTTGCCATCTGAACCAACTAAAAGCTCGCGGTCTTCCAAGTCAACGTCAACGTCTGGAAGTTTCTTACTAACGACCCGCGCTTTAGAAAAGAATCGAGTAAAGGGTAGGTCATATTTAAAGGGAACTATTTGTGTGATCCCCATTAGATAACAGAATAGACTGCCGCCCGCAGATCCCCGGCCAGGGCCGACAAGTTGGCCATTTTCGAGATAATGGTTAAGAACGTCTCGAATGGGTAAGAAATAGGGAGTGAAGTCATAAACTCCATTCCGACAAATGATATTTAACTCTTCTCGAAGTCTTGAGACCCAAGTGGGATCGTCCCACTTCATACGGCCATTCTTTTTGATGATTTCCATACAGATTTTTAAAGCGTCGCCGCCCGAGTCTGCCAAACGCCAGGGGTATTCTAATTTCACACGATCAAAGGAATGTGCCCATTCTTCGTTGTTTTTAAGGTAACTTTGGGCTTCTTCCAGGGGAATTCCCATGATCGTAGTAAGATAAGCTAAAATCTCTTCTTCATTCTTCATATAGAGATTTGGCTGAAGTTTATCATTTCCTTCGAGACGCATTGTTTGAACGATTTTATCTTCTTTGTTGGCCATGTAAGCATAGTCGGATACTAGAATTTTGATGCCATGCTTTTTGGCCAAAGCCTTTAGGAGCCTATTTACTTTGGTCATGAAATCTCCGCCAGGCATTGGCAGAAATCCCTTATGTAGAGTTACTTTTTTAATATCTTTACCGACTAGATTGAAAACTCCGCCCACTGTTTTGGCTTCAATCCTTGAGTGAAATCTTTTACTGAGGAGATCTCCGGCGGGCATTTTTCTAGCTTTATCTGTTTGAACTTGATCAGAAGTAAACATGGAATCATGGGTGCCGTCTTCATAGTCGATCTTGACGATACTGTGATATTTCTTGCTCCATGGCTCACAAATCAAAGAAACATAAAGTTTATTATGGAAAATCGTATTTAACTTTAATAGCGTCTTCTCGCTTATATCGGCTCTACCGGCCAACATAGCCTTGCCGACGATATCATGGGGTCCGCCCAAAACAACGGTGATATTCTTGGATGCCATTCTCTCAAGTTCCGGCCAAGACCATAATTGTTGAGTCTGTTCATAGATCTCAATGGTCGGCATATCCGTGCGACTGACGATTCTAACGAGTTCTTGATAGGCATCTTGATCTTGGCAATGAATAGTCAAAGTGAAATATTTGCAGCGAGCGACTTCAGTTCCGTTTGTTATGGGACAACTTGGATCTTTGAAATAAATTTCAATACCAGGAATAAAAGTAAGGCCCCTTTTCATATATTCTAGTTTGTGTTTCTTGGCTGGTTTACAAAGTGAATAGGCCTTTAAGACAGAAGAAAGATGACCGTGATCCGTATAAGCAAAGTGAGTCCTACCAAGCTCTTTGGCTCGGGCTATTAAATTCGCAACGGTACTTCCCGTAAGCGGACTTTCAGCATGGCAATGGGGACTAACTTTCACGAGTATCTCCAATATCGAGATCTAAATCTATGTAATCAATGGCGGTATTCATTTTGATGCTATATCTAAGGCCGCCCTTTTCGTCGTATTTGACTGTCAGGAGTTCTCCGACTACATCTCCCGAGTCTTGGGAGACTATAAGACCATCTTCATTCAAAGACAATCCATGGACTTGTAAAATAAGTTCTAATGCTCTTCTGGCGGTCATGATTTATTAACACCACAAAACTTACAAATTTCTTCACTCTTAAATTGACTTACATAGGTCATCCATTCGTGTTCATCTTTTGGCCACGGGGCCTTAGCACAAAATTTTGAAGGTGAATTTAAAGCCTGTCGATTAATACTCATTCCTTGAGGGAGCTGGATACTTACAGCAGAAGGGGCGGCGGCGCTATGGTTTGGCATGGCGTTGTTCCAATTGACTCCGCTACAAAATGTACTTCCATCATATCTGCGGGAAAACATGGCTTCTATGTCCGGAGGAGTACTACCATCAGGTGTATCTTTGAACATGTTATTTTCAATGAATAGGTAGTCAACCAATTCATGAGAAGAGGTTCCCATCCCTACAATTTTTGAATTGGGAGGCAAGTTCTTAATCATTTCTTGAAATGTTTCAGATTCAATTCCGTTAGATAGGGCGAGCCTATTGATTGGAATTCTAGCAACTTTCATTATCCCCTCGTCGGTGCGTCGTCAGGTAGTCCTAAATACTTTTTCCAGAAAACCCATTGACCGTCTTTAACAAAGCCCCAGTCACGGCGGGTTCTTCCAGTGAAACAGACGGTCATAGTTCCTTGATCTCTTTGGGCAAATGTTAATTCTTTACTCACTATAACGCGATGAAGCTGTGTAGCTTTTCTCGTGGCCCATCGATTTTCATTTACACTTCTATTATTAATTTTTAAATTGTCGGGAGATCCTTCAATAGGGTCAGGAACTTGTTCTTTATAGGCTCCGCGAACAACATAGGTTCCAAAGTTCCACGGATGGTCGTGCATATCGTCTCGATCAGATCTTAGGAAGATATGAATGAAAACATTGAAGTATTTGTTCTGAAAGACATAATATCTGATCAGATATATGTCAGTGTCAGGACCAGTCCCGGTAATATTAAATACCCTACCAGTCTTGATACAGAACCAAATGATCGGCTTTAATAAAAGCTCAATCAAGTTCATCTTCGACCCTGTCTTCGACGTTTTGCGCGATTTTTCAATCTTTTAACTTCAAGCGGGCCTGGTTTAGATTTGGCTTGAAATTTTGCCATAACTTCTTTTGCTCTGTCGGCCAGATTTTTTAATTTACTACCAACGCTCATTTTATTCTCCTATTCCTGTTCAAGTAAACTTATAAGGTCTTGTTGAGGTGCGCTCTCCTTTTTAGACTTCATAAGACCTAACTGGGCCTTATAAACATCCACGCACATAAGTGTATCACCCTTAGCTCTATGGGCGTCCCTTTTAGGTATCCCAAAGAACTCGACCAAAGAAATCAACGTCCCTACATCCTTTGGGAGCCATCCGGCATCCTTTAGGAAGTCAGTATTTGACTTAGTATCTATGATGCCATAGTGAACTAGCTTTGTCCACTCATCTTTTGGAATGAGATACTTCCAGATAAAGCTATTGTCGAACGGTAGGTTATGGCCCATGGTACGTGTTTGTATGGACTTACCTATCTTTTTGTAATGCTTCTTAAGCATTGCGACAACCAGAGGTTTAGCTTCGGAATAGGTAATTGTCTTAGGGTCCGCCATATGCTCCGCAATATTTATGCCATTCACGCGCAGTGCGCCAGCGTCAGCGTTCGGGAGTCTTCCACCATCGGGCTTAAGCTGAAGATCAAGCTCATCTAACAAATTGAAGTTATCATCCATAATGCATATGTAGAGGGTCAACAGATCTGCGATTTCAGGATCTAGGCCGCCGGTCTCAGTATCAAGTGGTGCATATACGCTCATTTTCGATTTTCCTCGCGAGTTACAAGTTCTTGTAACACTCTAATTAATACAGCGGTGTCGATATAGACGCCAGTCATAGCAAATAATTTTTCTTTATCGGTTCTCATGTCTTGTTGTTGGGGAAGGAATTTATGTAATGTAGGGTCCCAGACTTCAGTCTGGGGGGCGGGAGCGGGTTTCTGATTCCAGCTAAAATTGACTTGAGGGTTACAATTGTTTTCCGTCGAGGGTGACAATTGACCTTCAGGGGGTGACAATTGTTTCTTCTTTTTCTCTTTTTTAGGCTTTACTGCTTCTGGAGGCAACAAAGATTTACGAGCTTCATTGGCGAGTTCATCACATTTCTCGTTCCAAGGATCTCCTGAATGACCTTCAACCCAACGAGTCTTTACCCGAAGCTGATTCACCAATTGAACCAATTCAATGTATTTGTCTTGTTTAGTGGCTTGCCTGAATTGCAAATCTCCACTGACCCAACCGAGAACTATTTGGCTATCACTAACCAATGTAACTGAAGATTCTGCATTGAAATGTCTTGGGTTATTATAAATGATTTCTTTAGCTGCTTTCAGGCCTTGAATTGCGCCTTCAAGTTCGGCATCATTGTTCGTGGCCAGTGGCATTGCGCCGCTGCCCGTTTTTTCAAGTGCTCCGTCAATTACAACTACATACCCATATCCGCCGGGTTTAGTCGCGATCGTTGCGCTTCCATCTGAGTATACTTCCACCTGCATCTGTCTCTCCCTTTTTCTCTAACATAATTTTATTTGAACCCCAACTTCGTCTTGGAATTCCTTTTCCGTGAAGATGTTCTTCAACACAAAAGTCACAAAATTTTAATGGGCATGAAGCACATTTACATGTTGCTTCTTGCTCACAATACTGGCATTTCATTCGTCGTTCCAACATTGGCATCTGGGATTCTTGCATCCACAATACCTACAAAAATTACCGATTACTTCCATTCTTTGTTCGTCGGTTAAAGCGCTCATATCTTGAATTAAAGTTGTAGTATTTTCGTCAAACCCTCTTAAATCCCAGCGTCTTTGTTCTTCTGCAACCAAAATAGGGAGTACTTGATCTTTAGTTCTCCTGAAGAATTGGCGCTCTTCGTCGGGAATGAGAAATTCTAATTGTAAAAAATAGTTCATCAGTGTTCTAAATGAATCGACTATTTTTTCTTCTCTACTCATCATCGATACCTTCTTTAATCATCGCTACGGCTTCTTCATAAAGCTTTTGCACGTCTTCTTCAGATATCATTAATACCTTAGCAATAGTGGCGTCGTCAACACCTTCCGGATTTTTTAATTTTAAGCGAGTTAACGAGTTCCCGAATTTAGGGGACCTTATGTAGTCCTCTTCATCCTGGATGCGCTTAGTCACATCATCACGATCCATTATTTCCGCTCCCAAAGTTTCCGCGCACCACATTGTTATTAAAACTCCTCAACAGTTTCTCATGATTTTCTTTGGCCTTTTTAATGAAAATCTCTGTATGATTCAATGCCTTAGCTGCCGCATCTCGGTCTTTTTTTAAAATTTCAATTCTAGTATTGGCCGTTTCAAGATCTTTTCTGGCTTTCTTAAATTCTTTGGCCATCGCTATAATGCGAGTATCCTTAAGAAATTTAATGTTAGCTTCCAGAATCTCAACGAACTTATCTAAATGCCTGATTTCCTGATCCAAATCCCACATTTCCTGCCTGACTTGGTCCCGTCTTCTCTCGGCATCCTTTATTGTGGTCGAGGCCTTTTCAAGTTCGTCTGTTCTGCCCATACCATTATAGTCGCCATTCGCCGTTTATAGAGTTAATTAATTGGCGACCGCCATTTTCATATTCGAGACATGAGCAGTGCATCCAGGATGAAGGGCCTCTATTGTAATCCAGATCAAACCAACTAGTGGTTCCAACTTGGAAAATGTTTCTTAGAATACCGGCAGTATGTGAGTGAGCAATGGTGGCGCTGCCGTATGATTTTTCCAAACTTGCTTTTGAACCCTTTGCGCCGTTGGGACCTATGTCTCCATGGGCTCCGTTCTCATGACCAAAAACTCTGTAGTCTTCATCTCTCTTTAACCAGTTGATTTTCTTAGGCTGTTTCAGGTTACCGTAGAGTTCCAGACCAACGATTAGTGGGTCCTTTTCATCAACCATTGCATCTGCGAGTTTACATCCGAGCTGGAAGTTGTAGGGATCTTTTGCGAATCTAGCTTCATCTAACCATCGTTCAAGAAATTCATCATGGTTGGATTTGGTAACTGTGACTTTGTCTACAAGGCTTGTCCAAAGATTTAGAACGGAACCAGTTATCCCAAGCTCTTTTTTTGCATCAAGCTGGCCTTTGGCCGCCCTTCGTGCCTGAGTGACCATTTTATGCGCGTCATGGTGATTCGTAGAAAGGCCGTTATGGAGATCATGTAAGATGACCTCATCAACATGGGCCGCCTTACAAACTTCAATCCAGGCCTGTTGAGCAGTTTCAGAGTGCTGTCCTGAGTGATAGTCACCGATGACAAGTTTTGATCTTACATTTTTGACTTTGTTTTTGAGGTAATATTTACCAATGTCGCAGAATCCACCTTTTTCATCTGCCTGTATCTGTCTGAAATGATAGAGCTTATCATCTTGAATTTCAAGAATAATTGCTCCTACCTTATGGTCGTGATCGGCAATCCATGCAGTCCTAAGACTGTTTCCACGGCTAGATTTGTAATTAGAGACTGTTATAGCCCCGGTAGACATAAGAGCGTGAGGATACTTAACATTCGACACTGGAATGAATTCAAGGCTTTGCTTAGGTGACCCGAAGATCGCACTGCCTTGGCCCTGTACGAAGCGTCCTAGCCCCGTTGTAGGGTTAATCTGTTTAGCTGTGACAGGAATGTCACTAATATGAATATTGCTATTAAATTCGAGTTTCTGAAAAATCCAGTAATAATCAACGAGTGGATCATCCATGTGCCACTCGATTTCGTTGTCCAAATTATGCGCGGGATCGTGACTGGGTATTAAAAGGAGTTCCGCATCATTTAATTTACAATAACTATCTATGGAGTCTAAAAATTCCTGATGAACCTTCTGTCCGCTGATCGCAGTCGTAACTACGAATCGTTTGGTTTTGACAGTAAGCCTTCGAAGTTTTGCAAGATATTCTGGGGATGTATAATCCTCAATATCTAGAACTCCTCGGAATTCATCGGGAAATCTTTGTTTGGCGGCGGCCCTCAATTTGGCCATGTTGACGAACCAATGTCGGATCGTCTCTCTTGAAATTCCGCTATCAAACATGTCGGCCTTGGTCGGAAATAACGACCCTGCTTTTACATGTTCTACGTAAGCCTTAAGAATTGCAAGCCTTTTAGCTTCTTGTTCTTTTTCCGTAGCTTTGCCACCAAGATTTTTACCATCCATAAAGAGCCCATTCCCTAATTGTTAATCATACTCAGAAGATTAGTTGCCTGTGGGCGCAGCCTGTGTCTGAGTTTGATCTTGTGCAGCCGGTGTTGCGGCAGCAGGGGCAGCTGGTGCGCTAGCATCGGTTGTTGCCGTAGCAGCGGGAGTTGAACTTGCGTCTGTTGCTGGAGCAGCTGCGGGTGCGGCGGCTTGTGCATCAGTTGCAGGTGCAGTTGGTTGAGCTGCTGGAGGAGGAGTCTGAATGTTGTAAACTTCCAACACTTCGAATCTCACTTGGCCTTCTTGAATGGTGATAATGTCACCAACGAGATGACCTCTGATCTTGTCTCCAACTTCTTTTGCTAAAGCTGTGAGAGAGAACTGAAGGCGAGGATTGATCACTTTATCTGAATCTGCTGCGATCTCGCGACCAACGATAAAGGATGTGTCTCCAACGATATCGGTAGCTACCAATACCTGAGCTTTTACAAGCCCTTCAACTTTGCCTTTGAGTTCTTCGACGTTGTTATCGATCATGATCTGGCTAAGAGTTTCGTCTGTTGGGGCTTCGCCGCGAAGATTGGCTTTTGCCAATGCATCCACTTTGTTACCTAACAATCGAAGAGCCTCTTTGATCGTTCCAGTTTCGCGACCAAGATTATCCATATTTTGAAAAAGACTCATCATAGCTCTTTCAAGATCGTCTAATCGCTGACCAGCGGTTTTTGGGGGTGCGGGCTTTGCAGCGGCTCCATTGGGTTTTGCACCAATTGGTGTTACCGATGCTGCTTTTGGGGCTTCTTTTGCTTCTGACATTTTCTGTCTCCTTTTAAATTAATTATCGTCACTATTTCTTTTTACTCATTTCAATTGCTTTCATGATCAAAGACACGGTTCCATTGGCCGCATTAACCCGCGAAGCATGAAGAGCTTCTTCTTGTTCATAGGTCGGTAATGGAGTAGCATTAGCTGGCCTGGCTGATTTCTGTGAGGCCTGTCTTATCTTAGCTTCTTCATTTCTTTGTAGAAGTTCATCCGTAGTCATTTGATTTGGGGACTTCTTAAGTGGTTTATATCCCACGTCTTTTGGACTCATTCCTTCTCTTAACAGCCGATCAATGCTGCCTGGCACTTTCTTTTTACGTTTTAAAGGCTGTCCAGGAGCTTGTGGTAAAGCTTGCTGAGGAGCCCGAGGCTGAGAAGTCGGTATTGGTGCAGGAGCCCTTTGTTGTTTAGGAGCCCCAATTGAAGTTAGCTTTTGTGCGACTTGATTTGCGCCAGCTTCGGCGGACTTTCCGCCACTCATTTTGGATGCGAATTCTTTTAAGAGTTTAACTTCCAAATCATTGAATGGAGAAGAGACTACTGAGTCAAAATTTTGTTGTTTAGCCTGTCTCATTCCCAACATGATTTCCATTTGTTCTTTTGCAAACTTAACGATTTGTTTTTGAACTACGATGACCGCTTTAGGGTCTGCATCAAGGTGTTCGAATGGGTTATGTTTCATAACCATTTCGTAAAGGCGACCTTGTTCAAGTCTCAATCGAGCATCGTCTAGGATGTTTGAATAGTCGTCTTCTTCTGCCACTTCATTTTGTTGTAAATCGTCATCGGCGGTCGTGTCATACTCTTCGTCATATTCCTCTTCGTACTCAGCGTCTTGGCCGACTACTTGAACTGCCTGAGCCCTCGGAGGAGGCATTATACTGGGCTGGGGAATAATGGCATTTTCTACCGTTTCTTCTGGGATGTCCCGGAAGTCTCCGTCAGCATTTGGGTCATTTTCGTCATTCCAATATTCGCTCATACTTTTTCTCCAAGTGCCCGTAATACGGTTCGGGCGGGAATTGATTCACCTCTTGATAACACAGTCGTTAAAGGAAGTAAATCATTATCTTCTATTTTATACTTATATCGTAGAGCCTCTAATTCCGATTGAACTTCTGTTAACAATAAAGCCATGTCTTCTGCCAAATAATGTATATTGCTTCCTACATTAATGTCCAGATGAACGGGGACAAGCTTTAATATTTTGTTAAGGATTTCATCTTCTAGGTGTCTAAGATTTTTGAAGCGCATTGGTTCTCCTATGATACGCGTAAGCCAATAAAAGAGCCTCAGCCGCATCCTCATCTTTTCTTTGTAATGGCCTCTTAAGTTGTGGGCCAAAGATTTCATTGGCGGTTCGAACACTTACATTCTTCTTGCCAACTTTACCTATGCGAACGCCTTCTTCATCGTAAACAACAATGGCTTTCTTCTTTTTCTTGCCATTTTTTCCTATTGTATATTCTTGTCCGTGTTCGGCTAAGTATTTGGCCTTATAATCCTTAACATACTTGTTTCGAGTCTTTTCATCTTTGGTCATTTTGGAGCCAACTAAAGATCTCCATTCACCGGTCTGTAAATAGACATTTTTCATGGATCTCTTGATGATGTAGTCGGCCACGAGAAAATGAATCCATTCTAATAGCTTCTGCGTTTTTGAAGCCTTACTACCTTTGGAGGTCTGTTCTATCACTAATACATCGGGGTGATGTTCTTTAATGAGTTTTTCTATCACTGAGAAACATTTGTATGTCCAGTCCCAAACTCTGTATGGGTACTCTCCCTTTGGCTCAGGAATAGGCTCAGTCTGCCCGTAGTGGGCAATATGACAACCATCTGCATCGCTTAAAGCAAGCGACCAACCAGTTTTGGTTGAAATATCAAGGGAGAGAATTCTTTCGCTCATGATTGGCCGGTTTTTTCCTTGAGCAGAAGAATCGAGTATTTTGTTTTGAGTTTGTAGGCCTTGCGATCTTCGCGATAAGGACGGCCAAGTTCGGAAGCTTTAGCTTTAGCTCCTGCGAGGTCTTCGTCGTCTTCTTGCAATTGATCATTGGCTTCGCTGGCTTTTGCTAAGAGGTTAATCTTAGATTCAAGTTCAGCGGCGCTTAATCCATTTGCTTCCTTACGGAAACGTGGATCGATCTTGTCCAATTGGTCTTCTAATTTCTCTCTATCCATTGGTAGCCTCCTTATTATTTAATAAATTTTTCAATGCGTTTATTTGCTCCGCAAGTTTGTCATTTTCTGCGGAATTATCAGTTACTTTATCTTTTGTAGAACCGTAAGGTCCCACTTCTAAAGCGTCCAGTAATTGAGCCATTTCGTATGTTAGCTTGGGATACTTAACACCGACAAGCTCATCTTTGAATTTCTTCCATGGAGTACGAAATCCTGAAACATTCAGGACCGTGATTGCTTCTTCGTATTCTCCGTAATAACCAGTTAAAATATCTTCTAGTACGCCAAGCCCAGTTCCTCTAGAGGTAAGAACAGCAGGAATGGTAATTTTTAATGTTCTCCATCCTGTTTCCTTTTCGCTTCTAAATGCGATCTTTAGAGTAAGATCTCGAAGAGGTAAAAGAGCGACGAAAACGATAAGCTTTCTGTTTTTATCGAATCTGCTCTTGGCATACTTTGCAACCCCAGAAACTTTGGCCAATAGCCCAAGTATAAATAATAATGTGCGTAAAATCATTTGGTCTCCTTTTTGACCAGTCCCTTAATGAGAATGGCCTGTTTGAACAATGCTTTGTCGTTTCCTTGATCGTCTTTAGCTTGGCCGACTGCGGCCTCGCCAATCATAACGGATTCAATTGGTGAATACCGTTCTATCGTTTTACTGAAATCCTCTCGCACGGAATACACTTCCATAGTAGGAGGGAATTGTAAGAGAGCATTCACTAAATCTTGTACGTTCATTTAGTTCTCAATTACGCAGGGGCCGCTTACACGCATGAACTTCCCAGTTTTTGAATCCTTAAACTGCCATCCATCTGAATGGGTGACTGTAGAGACTTTCCCAGTTGAGATACCATCATAAGTAACTTTATCTCCGCTGTAGCAAGTGATATGTGCAGATGAACCGAGACTTGTGAAATTGGCAAATTCTGCATCCGTACAACCCATGAGGAAAACTAGACCAATCAAAAAATATTTCATCGTCGGCTCCTATAATCGATTTTTACAATCTTTCTTAAAATGCCTTTAGCATTGAGATGGGTCGCAACCGCTTCGATAATGGCAACTTGCGAGACCTCAGAAGGATACAACTGTCTGCCTGAAATTTCAAGCTTTACATTATTATAATTTGTTTTGGCCATACTGATGATGTCATGGAAATCGTGATAATTTAACAGATGATCTAACTTGTCGAATTCAAAGTGTTTTTCAAATAAAGCTCGTAAATACTTTCTTTTATCGTTCTCCGTTAAGTTTTCTTCTTTTTCCAAATAGTCTGAAATGTCACGTTCTACTTGTTCTTTGTTAGACATTTGTAGACCGCCTTTTGAGTTCGGTCTGTCCAACTTCAAAAACAACTGATTGAAGTATTTTGTCGTCTGTAAATTTGTTTGAATCTATATTGTATTCTAAGCCCAATGCCGTAATAAGTTCGTCTCTTTCTCTTTTTAATTTGTTCGCGTGAGCTTCTAACTCATAAATTGTTTCGGTCATTTCGTGATAAATTTTGTATTTATGCATTTTTTCTTCTAGAGTCATTATTCCCCCTATGCTTGAACGACGTTACTCGTGGTTCCATCGCGGACCACTACTAATCTACTTTGAACCATTTGCTTAACTTCAGGATTGTGATCCACGATAATCAGTTTCTTGTTAGTGTTCGAGTTCTTTAAAACTTCCAGGGCCATTTCAATACACACAGTATCCATCCCTGTGAAGGGTTCGTCAAGAATAAAAATATTTATTCCTTTGGCTGTCCTCTGTTCTATCAGATCAATGACCGCTAAGTCAATCGCTAAATGAGAAGAAGTTTCCTCGCCGCCGCAAAGACTCTTGATTGGAATATTTTCTTCTCCATCCATATGGATGACTGCGTTAATTTCTTCTTTGACTTTGCCATCCTTAGTCTCTCTAAGACCTTCTAATTGAATAGTACAGTTGGCCATAACTGGAATATGCCGAATCATCTCAGTAGCATTGTTGCTTATTGTATTCAGGGCATCATCAAATGATCGAGAAATATAGCTCTTCGTGGCGCGTTTGGCTTCTTCGGCCAGAATCAAATCTTTGGCTGTCTTTTCCAATTCCTTGGACAAAGCCTCGACTGCCATTGCATAGCCATCATATTGGCTCTTCATTCGGCCTACAGAGGCGTCATAGGAGGTCTTTGCAGTCCTGTAAGCCCTAAGCTTCTCTTCGGCTGCCATATGGGCTCTAGAATCGATATCTAGCTGTCCAGCGGCCTGTTGGATCTCGCTCTTGTGTTTGGCCCTAAGATCATTCTCTCTTTGAGTGTATTCCGCCATAATGGCGCGATTTTGGCTGGTTTCAGCTTCGTTATGGGCGTGACTTCTCCTAGATTCCTTTAAATCATGGTCTCTCTGAGCTTGTCTTTGGGCATCGGAATGAGCAAATTCCTTGTTCATTTCGGCAGAAATCATTTGATTAAGTCTGGTCTGGTTAGCAACAATTTCTAAGAATTCGGGAGATTTTTTAAGAGTAGAGTCCAAGACCAAGCGATCAATATTCCCTTTGATGATTGTAACTATTTTTTCAGCTTCAGAACCGGCCATAATTAATTTTTTAAGTTCCAAAACTTCAGCTAAAAGTTTCTGTTCTTTTGCTTTAGCTTTTTCATTTATCCATGTCTGTTCGCATGTCGGGCAGAAACTATCGCGAATAGTTTTGATTTGTGAAGCCTTAGTCGCAGCATCAATTTTAGCTTTTTCGCTATCGACTACGACTTGAGAATATTCGGCCAATCTAAGTTTGGCCTCAGAAATATCTTTCATTACTTCGGCTTGTCTGTCATTTTCGGCTTTTACGGCAATACTCATTTTATTGCCGAGGACTTTCATTGCCGCTTCACATTTATTTAAAGTGGTGCGGTCGAAAGGAACGACAGTAAATGATTCAGAAGTAAACGGCGTAGCCTTATAAGATGGCTTTGTAGCTATTAATTTTTCTAGTTCTTTACTGTGGCCGTATTCTACCATTGATAGGGCTTGTCTTGATGAATTTACTTTTTCCAATAGAGACGCAACAACTTCTTCGTGCATGTCCTTTACGGGTCCGAGACCAAAAGATAAGAGGGCATCTTCTGTAGCCTTCTTGCCCTGTTTTTGAATCTCTAAGGATTTATTTAAAAATTCTTTATGCTCTGTGAATTTTTTAATGTCTTTTTCTTGATCGTCAACTTTAGCTTTTTCTTTTTCTAATCCGAGACAACTTGTTAGGAATTCATAGGTTTCTTTGGGAGTCATACTCAAAAAGAATCCCCTGGCGAACTGTCGTTTATGAAACATCTGTCTGAATAAATCTCTGGGGACAGCTAGAATTTTATCGAGTTCTTCTTCTAAGAGTTTAACACTGCCGGATTTAACTTCTCCGTCTACTGTGATTGTTAGACCCTCTTTTTTACCACGAGAAATTGTGAGATCTCGTCCGTCCCAATCATAGTCTCCTTCTACGAGCATTCCTTCTTTTGTAAGTCTAGATTGTAAAATCGTGGAGGGGATATCACTAACGCCTAGAAGGTAATCATGAGCCCTGAATAAGGTAGTTTTAGCTGCTCCGCTGGAACCGCCAGTGTTTTTATTATCGCCATCTACTTGTACGAAATTCCCTAGAGCATCAACATTGATAGTCTGGAGATCCACGAATCGGCCTACGGCACGAATGCGTAGAGTTTTGAGTTTTAACACTTAGTCTCCCTTGTAATTTTTGGAGGCTCTTTCCTGATTAAGCTCGACAATGTTCGGTATGATTTCTACCGAGCGGGCCTGAACCCCATTGTCTACTACTATCTTAGACACAGATGAGGGAGAAGACAACTGTTTTTTCATTTCTTTTTGACATTTATCGCAAATAAGAACGGTCGGCGAGTCTTTCGCCGACCGGTAGAACTTTTTAACAGAGTGTTTGCACTCGCAAGAGTACGCGATGATAGGCATTAGTAACCTTTGATAACGTCGCGGTTTTCTTTCTTTTTCTTAACTTCTTGATACTTGGTCCAGATCTCAAGGATTTGCTCTTTGGTCAGAGAATCAATGGGAGTCTTGGGAGAAGAAGAATAGTCATAGCTAGATGACGAAAAGTAAGAAGAGCTGAAAATACCAGAGGATTCTTTGGCTTTAGCCGCTTCTTTTTCTTTCTGTTCTTTTTGGCCCAAAAGTCTGTGAAGTTCTTCGATGCTGACGCCGTCTTTAAAGAGTGGTTCGCCGTTCACCAAAAGGGTGTACTTCAAGACGTTAGTGTTAAGTGGACAGTTATCATAGTCTGCGAAAATTTCAACTACCGCGCCCATAAGAGCTTGGAAAATTGAAACACTCGTTGTCCCAGTCAAACTCTTGTCGCACTGAGGAGATACGATTTTATCGGCTAGACCTTTGTCGATACAGTCTTGGCCTTCACACCAGTATTCATCCTGAATGAGAGTGGCATAAGTTGCCATTGTAAGTTTTCCTTTGGATCGCTTGACTGCATTTTCGTCAAGTTTTTGTACGCGTCTTAAATAGAAAGCGTATCGAGTTCCTAATGAACCTGGAATTTGGCCCCAGAATCCACCGGCTGCTCTGTGTGACATGAGGGTTCCCATATTTGTGATGTATCGCTCGCCCAATGCTTGTACAGTCTGGAATCCCATACTGGCCGAGAATAAGGTGATTGTGATTACGGGGCGTTTGAGGTTAGAAAGGTTCTCGATGAGTTCCAATCCGTCTTCAATGCTGCCGCCTGGGCTGTTGATTACGAGATAAAGGGCATCTCCAGATGGAATTCTGGCATCCAATTCCCGTGCCTTTTTGATGATTTGAGAGACTGAATGTCCGTCAAACTCATCGTTAATGGCGATTGTGTTGTCCACAGTTAGTGTGATCTGATCTCCGGCGAACGCCTGGGCGCCGAAAATAAGACATAATGCGATCAGTAGATTTTTCATTTTTTCCTCTTTCCTAAAAAGTTCTTTAAAGTTCAATTTTCTTCTTTTATATCAGTACTGTCAACAATTTTCTCATTCTTTTTACGTCGTTCCTCTTCCCGTTCCTCTTCTGCCATACGTTCGAGGGCAGCACCCGGACTCTCCTTTTTAGGGGTTACATCCACTGATTGACCGGTTTGGTTATTAGTAATTTTAACGCCTGTGGCTCCAACCTGAAGGCCAAATGGAGGGGTTTTAGGAGCTTTGTTCGACTCATCGCTTTCGAGTTTTTCGTATTGTTCAACCAATTTGGCATAGGCCATGGTTTCTTTATCAATCTCTTCTTTGGTGATGCGGTCCCTAGTTCTATTATAATAGCCAATGAGATCGTCTAAAATCCTACGCTTATGATCAATGGCCTTTTTCATGGTGATTCTATTTCTTATTTTAGTGGCCGCTACAGTCTGTGCCAATTGGCTGGATAATTCTGCCAAATGGTCTTTTCTAACCGCGAACCAATCACCTTTATACGCTGCATAAAGAACGAGTTCTTTTTTTACCTTCATGTCCATAGCAAGACTGGAATAGCTGGCGCCGTCCATGTAAAGTTCTAGCATGTCATTTATCTTTTCTTGGGTCAAATTGACAATACCTGGCAATCCAGCTTCTAGGAAAGCCGTGAGACGGTTCATGTCGCCTTCGCCGATGTCGGTAGTAGGTTCAGGCAACGTTTCTTTCTTCTCTGGTAGCTTGCTCATCTCTTCTTCTTTCCTGGGAATGCAGTAAAGAATGCAACCACTGAAAGTAAAGCAACTGCCATTACCGCTATATCTTTAATCATTTACGTGACTCATACACTATTTTGTCGTTAAAGTAAACCTTTACTATAACATCGTTCCAGAAAAGGCTCCTTACTGATTTTTCAAGAGCATCAAATCTTTTATCCATATGGGGTTGCATAGGATTATCGTTAATTTTAAGTCTATAGGCCACATAGGAATCAGACCTCATGTTCATGGCAGCCCGACCAATCTCTTTATAGAATTCATCTGGAGTTTTAGGAGATTCCTTTGGACCGCTATCTGATGGCCTATGGGAAAAGTCATATTCTATTTTTGCTTCGAGTACGCCGTCAAAAAATACATAAGGATACATTTTCAGATTCTTCTCATGGAATTCGCTGATGCGTCCGCTAAGATGAACCAACTTAGCCATATCTTTGATCTTTTCAGGTGTCATCTTTTCGTCAGACATTTAAACTTCCCTTCATGTAGGCTAAAAGTTCGTCTTTAGAAACGCCTTCAATGGGCTCGAAATGATCTCTAACAAATTCTTCCAAGTTCTTTCCGGTCTTTCTATTTTCGGGCCGGGCTCGGTCTGTGATTTTTGACTTGATGCTTACAAAGCCTTTAAGCTCATTCTTCTGTTTATTGACCCATTCGGAACTGCCGATAAGTTCGATGGTCACTCGGGCGCCGCTGGGGATCGCAAGCTGTTCCTGTCCTTCAATCCAAGTTATGCTGACCAACGGAGGAATAACTCCATGGGTCCTAATGAGTTCTTCTGAGATAATTTTTCCAGTTACATCGTCATGTTCATAGAGCCAAATGCCCTTTTCCTTGTTTGCATCCGATGCCGTATCCCACTTCATAGTTCCGGGGTAGATGAGATTGCCAAACCGTTGATATGTATGGATATGTCCGCTTATTACGACATCGTATTTTAGGTCGGAAAGATTAATACCGTCTGGAGCATACATGCCATTTTCATAAGTAGCGCCCTCGAATGTTTGATGGCAAACGAGAACTTTACATCCTGCGTCTGAAGCCATTGAATTGGCCATGTCGACAAACTTGGCCTTATCATGGACATATGGCATATATGCTATAATTCCATCGTACTGGGGACAATCCACAATTCTCAGTCTGGTACGGCTCTTCTTCAGGATCTTATTCTGAGCCAAACGTTTGAACACGCGGATGGTACCCATACTTGCGTCTGTATCACCAAGCTGATCGTGATTGCCTTCTAAGACAACAACATCGCAGGCATCGCTTAGAACATCGAGCCATGCATCCCAGAAATCAAGGACTTCCAGGCGTACAATGTAGTGAGTATGGAATAAATCACCAAGGATTTCAACACGATCTGGGCTATACTTGAGAATAATATCAACTATGAAGTGCATCAGCTTTTCACAGTCTTCGAGATTGTTAAATTTTACATGGGGGTCCCCAATCCGCAACACTTTCATCTTTTGCTCTTAGGCTTTAAAACCCAGGCTTTGCCTCCGCCATACCCAAAGGAAGCTTCTTCGCCCATAAGAAGGGCTTCATGAAGTATAACTTTAGGAGTTCCTTTTCCTTTATATGGAACCAAAACGGCATAAACAAGTTTGCCTTTTTTGAAACCGGATAAAGTCTTGCCATTGGCATCGGCAAAATCATACTCTCTATATGGCTTATTTTTTGTAATTGTCGGCGCTAAGTTTTTCATCGCGGCACCACGAATTCAACCCAAGACATTTCTAGGATGTTAAATTTGCCTTCAACGGCATCACTTTCAAATATTCTTTTGATTCCAGGATTGGTATGTAAAAGTTCTTCTTTAACATAGATCAAAGATCCCTTTGGGACCAAACGAGAAGTCTCCGAATAATCTTTAATGACCGCATCTAGAAGAAGCTTAAGGCCAACGACCATAACTTTCTGAGAGACCATAGCAAAACCATTGCGTTCAACAGATTTTAGGGCTCTATCGCTATTGTAGGCTTCCACTATGAATTTGTTGTTGATAGAAAACGGAGGAGCTACATATCTGTCGTATGATCCTTTTTCTGGTGTATCTTTTTTATCCATTTGATATTCAGGCCCATTACCGGCCAAATCTTTGTCGCTCATTCTTCTACCCTTTCATAAGTCATTTCAAAAATGTCCGGTTTGCAGGGATATCGTTCGCCCTTGACTCCGGTAATAATCCAATCACCTGGGCATACATTGTGTCCGCCTTCAAGTGTATCAATCCAGCCATGAAAGTGCATGGTCTGTTCACAGTTTCCGCAGACTACATTGCCAGGCATATCAGGATGTCTAAAGTATCTAACAATTTTACCTTCTCTTGGTGCCTTTGGAACTACGCCGGTATCTTCGAACGGTCTAAAAACATCATCTTCAGGATGATCACCATTCATGAACCATTGAAAGGCTTCTATGACAACTGGTTTCTTTCGGAACTTCATATCTTAACGCCTTTTAGCCTAAGAACTTTTTTATGAAGGATTGGAAGATCTTTCGCACAGTGGAGCATCCTCTCAGTAGCTTCTTTTTTAATGTAGGACGCTTCCGTGTCTTGAGTCGTATCTTCCGTATATGCATAAACACCATAACCTTCGTCGTTAACTGTTGCGTCCGCTGACACTGTACTGGCTGCATTCATAAGGGCGCTAAGTTCGCTCACGTTAATTTCATCTTTCGGAATTGTTTTACCGTCAATTTGATCCTGTTTGAAGGCATTATTGACCGCAGTAGTTAAATTGTCAATCTTTTCTATTCCTTTTCGGCCTCGAATTGTGTGGGCTTTATAGAGCACCCTTTTGTCTGATGGGTAGAAATGTAACATCGTTTCGCTATAACTGTCAATCATATTTCCAACCATGCGACCAATACACACGGAACGGAAGACCGGAGAATATTTGCCGCACCATTTATCGATACCAGCGGCCAGACCCATGGAACAGATTCCGATAAAGTCCATCAAAGTCAGATGACTTTTTGGAGTCTTACGATAGAACAACTTTGCGCGGTTTATCGCCAAAGGCATGTTATTTTCAATCAACTTGGTTCGGGCTGTGAAAACCCTTTCATAAAGTTCCTGGGCTCTCTTAGGGAATGGACCAAGCCAATTTTCTCTGATGAACTTAATAAATTGATAATTTATATTAAAAGTCTTGAGAATTGTGATATCTTTTGTTTTAATGGCCGGAGTGATTTTTTTGGAAAATGTGGGCGCAGTTTCCCGAAAATAGGGCCTTGCGGATAAAATATTTCGGTTAGTTTCACAGATCTTATTTAGGAATTTTACGTAAATTTTTGAGGATTGTCGGTATCTTAGGATGTCTTCTTTGAATTTTAATTCGGCATCTAAAAGCTCTTCTACTTGCTGTTCTTGGATAGTACCGTCAAGCTTGTTTTTTTCAAGCGATCGGGTAACCTCAGCGGCTAATTTATAGAAGGAATCATCGAACCTCTCCTGACGCTTTTGTTTTGCCACTTAAATTGATCCTTTTGATTTCGGTTCCAGAATCTCTATAATATTCAATTCTTTTAACCAGTTGGTGTCCTAATGCATCTATATCATAGACATCGAAATCCCAGATCGTCTTTTTGGTATGTCTCACGCATTTGTCTTTCCAGGGGTTATGTTCCCACAGGCGAACTGTGCGGCCTACGGCCCCCTGTTTCGCGTTGATCTCGGAAGATCCTCCGACCCAATTGAATGTATGTCTCATGGGGAATATATTGGTTCCCGTGGCGATACAGCTTGTTCCTATTAGGACCTTGATCTCATTTTTATTAAATCTTTCAACTGCGTCTTCTTTGTCGACCGGCTCAAGACCTATTTTTAAAAGTTCCTTTTTGGATGTTTGACTATGCGCATAAGCAAACGTCGTTTCCGGCCTAAGCAGCTTTATGAACATTGCAATTTGACTTAATTCTTGAACTAAAACAAGAGTTTGTAATCCTTGAGCTGCCATAACATTTGCGAACTTGGCCGTAAAGGCCGCGATATTTCTATTGTTTAGGAAGTGAACGCGCTTCATTTTCATTATATCGGCATTTTGATAACTGGGATTACTTGACTCAAGCTCTACAATCGAGAAATCGTGGTCACAAATGTAACCCTTCCTGATAGCCTCTTCAGTGGTGAGTTCTACCTGCCTTGGGCCAATGATGCTCTCCAGGAGCTTACCGGCGCCGTCTCCGCGAACCTGCGTACCACTTAAGAAGATACGATTCGGGACTTTCGCGAAAAGGCCATGACAAAGTTTGTCAAGAGTTTCAGCGGCCCATGTATGGCTTTCGTCGACAACGATGGCATCGAGGTTACTGAAAAATTCCCATTCTTCGCTGCCCTCTTCTATATTGACCAAACTATCGCCAATGCAAACTGTAAATCTTTTGTCCAGTTTCTTTTTACCATCCCCGAAACCGCCCGTATGAACTCGACCTAAATGATGTTCAAATTTGTCATAAAGCTCGTTAAAAATGCTAGATGAAGGTGCTACAATGGCAGTCCGAAAACCTGTCTCTCTACAATACTTTAGGATGATTGCGCTCTTTCCGGACCCCGTACAAAGTGCTACATGGCCATGATGCACCGCAATAAACTTGTCGACACTCTCTTGTTGATAGTCGTGTAATTCAAATGGTAGCTTATGAGCCCAAGCCACCGCCTTAGGTGTTGGATATTCCACATGATTTACAATTTGTAAATTGTAATCTGTAAATTGTGTTAAATATGAAATTGAACCCGGACGTATAAATACTTGATTTTGTTGATCTTTAAACATGAGGACGTTAGTTATGTGGTTCTTAAGCCATTCAATGTCAGCAGCCCATTTCTCGGGATCTTTATTTTTCTCCCATTGACTGTGGACCAGGCGTTTAAGTTGTTGCTTATTCCCCGTATTAACGTAGGTAAGCTCTTCTTTAAGAGCAATCAAGGTTTGTACATCGGCCCCTTTAATGACGGCCTTCACGGGATTTTCAATAATTAATTCCATACGCTTTGTATATCATGGAGTTGTGATATATACAAAGCGAGAAACAGGAGGACACAAGATGTCTTATAGAAAAGCGAAGTCGGCCCCTAAGGTTTATGAGATCGACAAAAAAACACTTCAGAATAAAATTCTTAAAACGATGCACCGTGTCTCAGAAGCCGTTGGAAGAACGCTTGGCCCCGGCGGCATGAATATTTTAATAGAAAGTGATTTCCCTGGAATCGGCAACAAAAATACAAAAGACGGCGTTACTGTTTTTGACAGTCTAGGCGCAATCGATGCATATGAGCATTTGATCACCGAGCAAGCTCGCGATGCCGCTAAGAGAACCGCATCCGAAGCGGGAGACGGTACCACTACGGCTACCATCCTTTCTTATAACATTATAGCTAACTTATTTGATTTCTGTAAAAAGAATCCAAAATACAGCCCTCAGAAAGCCGCTAGACGAATTGCAAAAGTAACCAAAGAATTATTGGTTCCTTACATTCGTTCTCGTAGCATTAAAGTCGGCGTAGATAATAAAGAAATGCTTAAGATGGTTGCGACTGTCAGCGCCAATGGCGATACTGATATGGCCAATGCCGTTATCCAAGCATTTGAAGAAGTAGGGTATGGAGATAGTTCCCACGTCACAATTCGCGAACTTTCCGGAAAATCCGGATATAAGGTCGAGCGAATCGATGGGTTTCCTATTCCTATGGGATACGAAGAGAGTATTGGTAAATTTCACACAGCATTCATCAATGATCAAGCCAACCAAAGATGCTACTTAGAAAAACCTCTCTACATCCTTTATGACGGTAATGTAAATGATTTAATGGGTTTCCAAGGCCTTTTAGACAGCTGCGGAAAAAAGTTCGTTGAAGAAGGTGACAGTGATTACAAGAATATTGTAATCGTTGCTCATGGTTTTAGCGAAACAGTCCTGACGCAATTGGCGTTTAACATGAACAATCCAAACACATTGAATGTTGTTCCACTGGTTACGCCAATGCATCAGTTCACTAATAGTCAACTCCACTTCTTACATGATTTGGCCGCCTTTACTGGGGCCAAAGTGTTCAGTATGAAGGACCCAGTTCAGAATGGACATATGGGTCAACTTGGTGTTGGTTCAGAGTCTTTTGAATGCTACAGGTTTCGATCCACAGTTATCGGTAACCCCGATACTACATTGGTAGAAATGCGCGCAGAAGAACTTAACAAAATGATGGAAGGTGCCGAATCCGAAGCCGATAGAATATGGCTTCAAGAACGATTGGGTAAAATTACAAACGGTATTGCCAAATTAACCATTTATGGGGGTTCAAATGGCGAACTCAAAGAAGCTCACGATAGATGCGAAGACGCCGTATGCGCAGTCAGAAGCGCCATTAAACATGGAGCTTTGCCAGGCGGCTGCCGAATCGCAATCGACATGGCGCTTAAGCTGGATTCTGAGCTTGAGGCCGGAGACCCGGCAAGGGAAGTACTCATGCCGTCCCTCCTTTCGCTACCGAATAAGCTTCTGGATAACTCCGGATACATCCCGGAAGAAGCCGAAGCCGTTATTAGGAAATTGATCGAAAGTCCTGACGAAGTCTACGACATTGAAAATCAACGATTCGGAAAAGCTGAGGAGTTAGGCCTATTTGACGCCACGAAGGCTGTGGAGGAATCTTTATCTAATGCGGTAAGTATCGCAACCATCCTTGGAACCTGCGGCGGCATCGTATGCCATCCTAGGGACGATCAGTTCGAAAGATCTGAAGCCAAGGCTGACGCTGAATTCGGTCGAGCGACATCACAGGCCGATCAATATGTAAACGAAGCGAATGAGAGGCCCTAAATGTCAGACGAACATGAAGAAGAATTGAATGTGAATCAATTGGATCTAGGTGTAGGTCTAAGTGGAGTTTCTGAATCCGATCTAGTCGAGCAATCTCCCGTGGACACCGAGGCTCAGTTGTATGATGCCTTGGCGGCACTTGATAAGGCCAATGAAGAGATAAGACAACTTCATTTAGCACTTGTCATGCTTAAAAAATATGCTCTTCAAAATGGACTAGATTTAACTAGCATTGGTTTTAGTCAGGGAGAAAAACCCCTTAAAAAGAAACCCACGGAACTGACTCCAGATGAGATCATAGCCAGAAATGCGCAAGTATCAAATCATACTCAAAGACGTGCATTTTCAAAAGAAGTCATTCCTCAGCCAAGTGCTGACGAACTTTTAAAGCTGTACAACGATAGACACAAAGCAATTAAAGAAGCGGCTCCAGCCACTCAATCGCTTGTAAATATTTTCTTGAAGGAAAAAGAAACGCCTGTCGTTGATACGATGCCAAAAAGCGAAACTGAGTGAACATCTTAGGAGTTGAAATCGAAGCCTGCGAAATGCATGGTGACCATTCGATTTTAATGATTCACATAATGAAGCATTCCGTAAGACATAGCGGCTATCAAAAAGGACTGCACATACATCTTTGTTTGTTAGGCATCTCTTATTTGATAACGGTAGCCTGGAAAAAGATCACATGAATTTTAGAGAGCAAACACCAGAAAAACTGCAAGAAATGGCGGAGCAACTATTTGCTCCTCTAGAAAGTGCTGCCCATTTAAAGTCTTGGATAAAGATTTTTTTCGGCCTCGATATGCCCGTGGGATTCATTGACGCCGACAGTAACAGCAGTCCTGTTGATGCAATGTGGACCATATACAAAACGATCAAAGATAACACAGGAAATAAAACTCCTGGTTTTATCATGCTATCTTGTCGCGAGGGATTTAAGACTCTTTCGGCTTCCATCCTTGAAACCCTACTCATGTTACATTTTGAAGTCACCATAGCTCACATGGCGGCCATTCAATCTCAATCTGCTAAGTCAATCCAGTACATTAACTATTTTTTCAATAAAATTCAACCATTGCTCGATGTCGCTGGATGGGTTAATAGAAGTCAAAATAAAAGCAAAGTTGAATATCGTACTCCGGGCGGCGAAGACGTTTACATCAAAATCGTTATTGCTACATTATCGGGTGCGAATTCAGAGCATACATCTCTTTTATTCGTTGATGAAATCGACGTTGTTAAAGATCCATTGGCCTATGATGAAGCTAAGCTAATTCCTGGATATACCAAAGGAATTTACCCTCTTACGATCAAACTATCTACAAGAAAATTCGCATTCGGTTTAATGCAAAAAGAACTTGATATGGCCCCGATCACAGGGGATGTTATCTTACGCTGGAATATTGTGGATGTGGCCGAGAAATGCCCTCCAGAAAGACATCTTCCAGACGGCCCTAAAGAAGACCGATATATTGCTAAATCTCTTCCATTAAAACAAATCTCAGTTGACGATTACAATAATTTGCAAGATGTCGAACAACCAAAATATGAGAAAATCTCTCAAGTTTATTCTGGATGTAAAAATTGTGCGTTATTGCCTGTTTGTAAAATGGGCCTTGCCCACAGACCAGACAAGAATACTGGCGGCCTATATAAGCCAATCGATGTCATCATAAACAATTTCAAAAAAACAAGTCCCGACATGGGAGAAGCACAGTTAATGTGCTGGAAACCATCTTCAAAGGGCTTAGTTTATCCTCGTTTCGAATCAACCATAAACAATGGCAATCTGGTCACTTTAGAAAAAGCCTATGAAACTCTCATGGGTGAGTTTAGAAAGAAAGTTACCGAAAACGAACTTCTTTTGGTCATGCGAAATCTCGGTATTAGATTCTACGCCGGAGTTGACTGGGGATACACGCATGATTTCGTTATTGTCATTTTTGCCATGATTCCAAACGGTGAAGTCTGGATTGTTGACTGTTTCAGTTCCCCAGGCTTAGAATTCGCCGATCAGTTGGAAATAGCCAAAAAGTACCGAGATCGCTACAACGTCGATAAATGGTTCTGTGACACTGCCATGCCCGCGTCACTCAAATCATTCAACAGGAATGGTATGAGATCCCCCGACTTCAAAAAAGACGTTATGGGCGGCATAGAAGCTCTACGATCAAAGATTTTGGATGGTTATGGACGAAGACTTCTTAAAGTTCTTTTGACCGAAGCCACAAAGAGAATTGTTGAAGCGTTCGTAAAACATCACTTTAAACTGGATGCCGCCGGAAACCCGACTTTGGAGCCCGATGACACGCCAGGAGTAGCCGACCAATCTGACGCCATGCGATACGTTGCCCAAAACGTTTTCCCAATCAAGGGTCCTCAAAAGCCACAAATGGTCACTCCTGAAGAAAATGGCCAAAAATCCTCTAATCCAGCCGCCGAGCAACAAATGAGGGATGAGATCGCCAACCGTCTAGGCGGCGGTAAACATTCTGGAGGTACTGGAAAGAAGGGCGGATTTTCCTGGTCCTTCTGATGCCAGTAATCTTAATGTAGTCTTGCACCGTACAGAGGATTTTTAAATGCGAACATTCAATCTTTTATTCTTTTTGAACGCTTATTCTGACCAAAATCCTAGCAATGCACCAAGCATGTCCAACTTCAAATGGGCTAGAGATATCAATGGTTTACAAATTAATAATGCCGAAAGTGACAGCTTAAGTCTAGCCCCTGGAGAGTCTCAAAGTCTCTTTAATAAGGTCAGATCAACTTCTCAAGATGGAACAACTCAATACAGTATTGCATTAAAGCCCCTAAGTACCAATACTTATGTACTTTCCTGGACAGGCGGAACGGCTCCCGCATTCCGAGCGGATCGCGCAATCGGTTCAGACGCAACGACTCAAGTTACGGTTACCCAAAATGGTCCCGTATCGACCTATGCTTCCACGGCTGGAACCCCATTTAATTTTGCTTCAATTTCAGATGGCGATTCTGTCAAAATTGGTAATCTTTTCAATATCTTAAATCAAGGTGTTTGGCAAGTTATTTCCCATACGGCGACTAGCATTTCAGTAATTAATGACCAAGGCGTATCGGAAGGTCCCATCACTTTAGGCACCGGATTCGCAAGTCAAGTAGATGTTTTTAGTGCCGCAGGAGTTCAAATCGGCGATACCCTGAATATCAGTTCTGGATTCTCGCCAGCTAGTTTCGGGAATTATGCGATCACACAAGTTTATTCGAATTCTCTTGAATTTTTCTTCGCTGGGGTCCTTCCACAAGAATCTAACATAATGACTCAGGTTGCCATATATGAAGCTGCGCTTTCTTTTATTTATTTAGAGGCCGATCAGCCCTGTTCTCTGATAATTAACGGGGTAGCAGCCGGTACCGTTCGACCTTTCGTTTCAGACAGTTCGACCCTTCCTGGCGTCTTTGTACGAACAGATACGATTTATTCCTTGTCGATCCAAAACAATAGCATCAACCCGGCTAATGTTTGGATGGCTTTAGTAGGATAACATGGCAGACGAGAAAAAACCAACCAACGAAGAACAAGCTGCGGCTATGAATGCCGCTGCCGCTATTACTGATGCGGTGACTAAAGGACAAAAAGTTCTTTTCGCTACTACTCAGAATGCGGACTCCCAGCTAAGAAAAGCTGGTTATGAGGCTGCTAATCCTAAGTCTCCTTTGATGTACATTCTTAGTGAAGCATCTGGGTCAGCTACGAAAAAAGCGCCACGTCTTGCGTTTACGGAACATCCGGCCCCATCTGAGAACTATTTAGGCCTTTTCAAATCCAAAAGACGTTTACTACCAGACGATGTAATTAAACAAATCCGTATTCAAGATCATTTGGTCGCTGCGATCCTGCGTGCTCGTGGTAACATGCTCAGCCTTTACGGCCATGTAAGAAAAGATCGATTTGACACAGGTCTTGAAATTGCCATAAAAGCCGAACTCGAAAAAATACTCACCCCCGAACAACGTGAAAAAGTTGAATTCAAGATGAAACAACTTGAAAATATCTTAATGTCTTGCGGACATTCTGAAGGTCTTGAGCAGCAAGATAAAATGAATATCGCAGAATTTTTAGATATTCAATCAAGAAACGGTCTTTCTTTTGGTAGGTTTGGTACAGAAATAATTTATGACCGATCAGGTGAAGTTCCCAAATTTAATCGTTTCAGACCAGTTGATATCGGAACAATTTACAAAACTGTTCGTAAGGGCGAATACATAGGGAATAACCTACGAGAAGTCGCTATCAAAATGCTCGAAGCATTGTCTGGTGAGAAACCAAGTATTGATTCGAGAAAGTTAAAGGAAGATCAATATGCATGGCTCCAAGTCATCGACGGACTCCCAAGACAAGCCTTTACCCATGAAGAGCTTCTTGTTACCAATCTTTTTCCGTCTACTGACGTTGAGCATAATGGCTATCCTCTTAGCCCTATTGATACATGTATCCAGTGTATCACGACCCACATTTCAATCGACACATACGAAAAACTCTATTTCCAAAACGGCAGAGCCTCAAAAGGGTTATTGCTCATACAGTCTGACGAAGTTGATGAAGCAGTCCTCAACAACGTCAAGTTGCAGTTCAACGCTGCCATCAATTCAGTAAGTAACTCTTTTAGAACACCTATCTTCGGTGTAGGTAAAGACGATAAAGTTGACTGGTTATCAATGACCGGTGAAGGGATGCACGATGGCGACTTCCAATACATGTACGACCAAACTTGCCGAAACATTTTATCAGCATTCAACATTTCTCCCGACGAATTGCCTGGTTATAACCACTTATCCCGTGGAACAAATTCCCAAACTCTCTCTGAAAGTAACAATGAATTTAAACTCACAGCTTCTCGCGATACAGGTTTACGACCTCTCCTACTCCACTTTCAAACATTTTTAAATGAGAAGCTCTTACCCTTAATAGATCCATTGCTCGCTAAACTCTGTGAAATCAGACTTGCAGGATTGGATGCCCAAAGTAAAGAACAGGAGTCTCAGCGTCTACAACAAGACATGCCGACTCACATGACCTATGATGAAGTTCTCCAACAAGTGGATAAAGATCCAATTGGAACTTACATGGGCGGCGCAGTTCCATTCAATGAACGATGGCAGCTACTCGCCGACAAATATATGAATGTGGCCGAAATTAAGGCCGAAACTATGGACAGCCCAGCTGCCATTGTAGATCCACTATTGAAATACAAGAGAGATCCATTTTTCTTACAATGGATGCAATTAATGGCTGAAGTTAATCCTAACGCCGTGAAAGCTTATTTTGCTCCTAGACCTTACGCTATGGATATGTTAAAAATGTTCGTAGAAGATTCGCTTGAAGAAGAGGAAAGTTATGGAAGTCGATTATAAAAAGAAATATCATGCTTTAAGACTTAAATTTACAGAGTCTATGGACATGGCTTTTCGCCTTGGTTACGAACAGGGTGGCAAAGATGCTCAGATGGACCAAGCTGTTCAAGCTGCCGCAGATGCACAGGCCGCTGCCGCTGGCCAACAAGTAGATGAAAATGGTAATCCTATCGAAGGCGGACAGCCCGGAGAAGAAGGTCAAGAACCAGGCCAAGAAGGTCAGCAACCTCCAGGCGAAGGTGAACCTCAAATGGCTGGCCCAAATCAATCGGAACTTGATCAACATATTGCAAAACTTGAAGGTATCGTTTCTCAACCTGGATCGGCTTCTGCTCCTGGCGGTGAAGAAGAAATTAAGAAATCTATCGCTGGAATAAAAGAATTCTATCTTAAAAAAAGTGAATTCGAAAGAGCCTACAATTTAAAAAAGACTCAATATGAAGGCCTTAAAAAGTCACAAGCCGCAATTCCTGCAATTGCAAAAGCTTTAAAGGGTCCTGCCAAACACAATTTTAAAATTGGAATGGTAGCTTCTCATAATCTTGATTCAAACCAAACAAAAGCTCTTAACATGCAAGAGAAAATGGTCGACGGAATCATGAAGTCATGGGCTGCCGAAGAATCTAAAGTACAAAAGTCTGTCTCCAATATTATTTCTGTTGAAGGCCTGAAAAAGGACTAACAAATGATCGGCATGTCCAGTAGCGGTAAAGACGCTATCAAAACCATAATTGAGGACATGTTCGACAAACTGGCTTTGAGCTTCCTTGGCCATATCCCACGTCTAGCCCATAAAAAATATCTTGCAATTTCTGGTCAGAAGAACTTAGGTCTCGCACACTTATTCGTTCAATCCATGGCTAATAAAAATCCCAATATGTTTGAACAAGATGCTCTTAAGTCTATGCTAGAAAGCACTTACGGCTATATTGATTCTCTCAAGAGTCGTACTCAGTCTAACCTCACGGAAAGCATTGATGGACTAATCAAAGAGGCTAAGGCTAAGGGCGACAAAGTTGATGACAAAGCAATTCAAGCCGTCGTTTCTGAAGAAATGCGAAAAGCTAAAGCTCATATGAAACTAATCGCTGAATCTGAAAGTACAAAAATTCGTAATGTTGGCAGAATGATGGATATTACCCGAGTAGCTTCGAGTATCAACGATTCAGATCCCTTGGTATTTTTTGTGATTGTCCGAGACTCTACTACTTGTAAAGAATGTTTAAGACTTCATATGATGCCTGATGGAGTTACTCCCAGAGTATGGAAGTTCAGCGAATTAAAGCAGTCATATCATAAGCGAGGCGATGATACACCCTCTGCATTTGGGCTTCATCCTCATTGTCGATGTACTTTGACTTATTTGGCTAGGGGCTTTGGATTCAATAAAAAAGGCAAAATCGCTTATATTAAAGAAAATCATAATCAATATAGCGCTCAAGAAACACCGTAATGAAAATGCAGCCAAATCAAACCTAAAACACACACTCCCAATAAGGCAAAACAAATAATCAATTCTCTTTTTTGGGCTCTTATTTGCTTGGGAGTCAATTTTCTGTGGCATTTGCATTTGCAAACATAACATTTGCAACATGTGGGAGTTCTTCGTCTACTATGCATCATTCCAGTCATAAAGCCTCAAAATTGGGCGGCCCTTGCGGACCGCCTGTAGGGATCAGGAATTGGCTCGCGCACGAGTATAGTCACCTGATTATGGCCAAAGGTCACCGTTTTCTATTCGTTCACTAACGGGCGTCCCCGTGTTTGACTTTCGGTGTACGATCTTTATGGCCTAGTTGTCCGACTTACCTTAGCGCTTCACTGTCAGCGCCGCCTTTGATTTATGGACCTCTCACCGTATCATCTATTCCTTATGCAGTAAGCTACCAACAGAATAGACCCAGTACCCGGTTATCTCTTACTCCCACCGAGGTCACCGTGGGATAGCTCGTGAAATATCACTGCCAGGGATTTCAACCCCTCCGAGGGCGCAGTTGTACCTCTTTTAGGCTTGCGGGCGATCAACCCCGACAGCGCCTAGAAACTTGATTTGTCATCCCCCAAGCTTGTGTCGCCAATCTTGAGGACTTGCATTTCCCGTAGCGTCCAGTGAATCTCGGCTCTGGCAGCCAACCCAGACGTGTATCGTCGCTGGGCTACGTCTACTGTAGAATTAGCCAATAATCGTAGGACTACACGTCGCGGGATCACATATTTCCATCTTTTGCAATGGGGGCCTCCTATCCGCGCTGTGACCGTGGGCGGCCATCCCACAGGCTCAATTCGTAATGATTTGGTTGCGGGAGAAGTAGCATGGCCCTTCGTATTCTGGCTTATGAGGCCAGTCTGGTGCAACCAGTTCTCCAGTTATCCCGCACAAATAATATATCACAACTTTTAATTTTTCTTATACAATTTGCAAAATTGCCAATGGCCACCAGTGTCAGGATTCTTCTCGGCCCCGCAATCACATTTATAACTTGCCGCATCATCCATAACTTCCGATAAGGTTGGATGGCATTCTAAAGCTCTGGGGTCATAAATTTTCAACTCAGTAAATTTAAGCTCCCATTCGGTACCGGCACTATCCAAAGGGTTGTACATGAACCATTCCCAATTCCTATATTTGTAATTTACAATTTTAGGAAAGTCCAATACCTTCTTATTCCAATCCATTTGAATCGGAGTCTGGTCTGGAAGGAAATAGAGCTTCAGTCTCATGAGAACAATTTTGCGTCATTTAAACGAAGGTGAATACTGCGCGCCGCATAAAAATTAGCCAAAATCTCTTCAGATTGGCCGAGATTTCTGTCGATATCCAGTGTTCCGTCGTCTAATTGCATTGTTTCGCCATTAGTGTCGATAAATTGCATCATAAAGTAGAAATCTATACTGCCCTGCATAGGACTAGTGACTCTGGCCAATCGACCATCAGTCAATAAAATTACGTCACCTTCTTCAACTCCTGATTTCTTTTTCATCTGGAACCTCGTATTCTCCTTTTAATTCAACATCATACATTTCTCTTCCCTTAAGAGATTCGGGATTACTAAGCCATTCTTTCTTACCGGCGGACCAAATAACCCGTCCGTCCTCAGTAATTCTGACCCATAGTGACATTTCTTTCTTCATTTTGGCCTCCGTGAATCTTAATTATAGGATATACTCTACTTGTAATCAAGAGGTTTTTATGGCTAATAATGACATATGGAGCAAAATTATCAGTGCTGGGCTTTCTCTGCTCCAGCAAAAACTTTTAGGCACTCCAGCTCCAGCGGCGCCCGCCCCGGCCCCAATTCAAGCTCCCGATATGAATTCCCTGGATTGGTCCAATCCTGAATGCATAGTGTCAAAATACTTCTCCGTAAATAACTGCCTCTTACTTCATAATTGGAATCGTTTGGCGACCGAGGCCGACGGATACGATTCCACACAATTACTTAACCTATGTGTTAAGTTAGATCAAATAAGAGAGATACTTGGGTTTCCCATGAACATACATTGTATCTTCAGATCCCAGGATTACAATGCGAGTCAAAATATCGCTCCAGTTCATGATGTTCACTCCATGAGCATTGCCTGTGACTTTGATTGCGCTCCCCATCTAACGATTGACCAAATTAAAGATATTCTGAGACCAAGACTTGAGGAATTAGGAATTCGAATGGAATTTGGGACTACTTCGTGGGTTCATGTGGACTTACGGGCGCCTGGTCCGAGCGGGCGGGAATTTCACGTCTAACATCTTGTCCCATCATTATGAATGCACCTTGAACGGCTTCTTTAATTGCTGGTCTGACGACTCTAGCGAAAAACCAAATAATCAAAAAGTTAATGGCTAGAGAAGCCATAAGGCAAAGTAATTTTTCTTTCCAAGACAACATTACTCCTCCATCCAAACAAATGTATAGTTGACTAAGGATTCAATTCTTTTATCTGCATTGTAAGGTGTAAGATCTATGGACTTTATTTCTGCTTGCTCGACTACTTTATTCTGACTTTTACAAAAGCCAGAAATGCAGGGTTTTAAGTGTCTCAAGACTTCAATGGGTATTTTACATTCATTATAAACGTGAATATCTGCGACTACTACTGAGTCGATGCGCTTTACATTTTTTGCAATAGCAACGTATTGCATTGGAACAGAGCAATAGACAGGTAGTTCTGTGGGAATCTTAACTTCTGAATTGATAGCAAAACTTTGTCCAAAAAGATCTGCTTCTCCATCGATCCTTAAAATTACCACATCTTTAAAGACTACATTTTTCATTTATTGACCTTTTCAATTTCTTGGATGGATTTACTGATTGATTTGATTTCATCATCGATCAGTTTGGTTGTGTCTCTTTCTCGTTCATCCATGGCGGCTCTATCGGCTAATTCTTTTTGATAACCTTCTGAATATTGTTTGCCAACAAGAGTTCCAATATAAAAGGATGCAACTCCAAGTAAAAGGACAAAAACTATCCTAATAGCAATATCTTTTGCTTCTTTATTATCTATCTGTCTCATTTTCCTTCCAGTTCTTCAATTCTACTTTGAGAATCTGAAAATTGCTTTCCAACGAAAGTGCCAACGCTAAAAGCGAGTAAACTCAAAAAGAAAACTAAGATAAGTTTAATCACTACAGGACTCATGCGTCCTCCCTTATACGTACCCCAACAGGAAATCTAGGAACGCCTTCCTTGCCTGTAAGCCCTTGATATTGCACAGTGAGCATTTTTCCATCCCACAGCGATCGGTTATCGAAGAATTCTTTAAGTTTCGATGTGTCTCCGCGCATTTTAGCAGAAAATTCCTTTCCTTTTCCATCCCGACAAATAAAAATTGCGTGCCCGGCAAGCTTTCCACGCCCTTCTTCAATTCCAATAATTGGGAACTCTGCATCATCGAACTCCTTGATTTTTAATAAATTGTAGGAACGTTTGTTTTCATATTCTCCTGCGGCATTCCGAACCATCGCGCCCTCGTATCCTTGAACTAGAGATGCTTCAAAAAATTCCATGAGCTGTTCTTCATTTTCTACCCATTGAGTAGTTACACGCTTCAAATACTTGAATGGTCCATTTCTATCTTCATGAATTGTCATTATTCCGCGCAGAGTACGAGTTCTGTCTTCGAAATCGCCATTTCTATCCATATCATAGATATGATATTGAACGTTCAAATAGCCTTCTTCTGGTTTTTCTTTTCTAATGGCAGATGTTATTTTTTCGAAATCCTTTTTAAAGTCATGGTTGTAAAGCTCGCCATCCAAAATGGCATTGTAAGTTGTGCCGTCAGCGCTAGCCTTAAATATTTCAGCAATTTCAGCCTCGATATGTGGCATGGAAGTGATTCTCTTACGAGTACGTGACCAAAGAGAAACTTGGCTGTCTTTTACAATAGCAATGCAACGATGGCCGTCCAATTTAGGTTGAGCGAATGCGGGATATTTTATTTTATGTCCTTGATCTCTGAATTTGTGAGCCAACATAGGCACGATGCCGCCTTCAATGATAGCATCCACGGTACCAGCTTCAGCTTCTTCTTTGGTTTCAACATAGCCCTTTTTCTTTTGTTTTTCCCATTTAGCTTGAGCTTCTGCATCGGCCTGTTGTTCGGCTGAAGTTTCATTCTTCTTACCTTTGTTTTTACCTTCTTTGATTTTGTCGTGAGTCACTTGTGGACTGTCTGTTCCAAGCTGGCCATAGGTAGTTATGATACTTGCCGTATAATCCTGTGCGTCGTCTCCAGTTTCAGATTCCCGTCCAAACCATGTTGCTATTGTCCAAAACTGAATCGCGCCTGTTGATGTTTTCTTGTAAAGAGTAGGAAAATTCTTCATTTTGACCCCTATAATGGAACTAACTCCATGAAACCAGTATAGCGCTAATTTAGAAAAAGGCAAGAAAAAACCCGCCATCACTGGCGGGCCTAAACCGTGTGCCGGGCTTGATTCCGGCTATCGTAGTCGCCCTCAATCATATGGCTCTACGAAATCTGTCCAACGTGGTCTGCGGATTGAGATCGTCCACCCTTACGGATGCTTCGTTGGCACGCGGGTCCATCCCCACCGCACGATTAACATAATTCGTTGATATCTTTTGTCTTTAAATCTTTGGCTTGTTCATTTATGGCTTTGGAGAAGAATTTGCGCATTTCGTTTTTACTTCGTTCTGAAGCCATCATAATATCTGATTTGGCAATAGCGCTTCCGCCGGGAGTATTTTGGCCCATTGTGCCAGAAGGAACGCCATCTTCAGAGTATCCAAACTTAGCGAGCCATTTTTTTGATTCGGCCATACCCTTTTTGAGGGCGACAGTTCGACCAATTGCATCGATTTCATGTTTTTTAAAGTTAGGGAGTTTTTGCTGCATGAAGCCAGAGAATTCTTCTTTCTTGCTCCAAACCTGATATTCTTCTTCAGCGCGAGCAAGCCACTTATTTTTCTTTTCTTTGGATTTCATACCAAAGGAAGTATTTTGCATTTTCCCGCCGAGGCTTTCAGATTGTAATGCGGCGCCTCCAGATAATCCGGCAGGCGGAGCCATCATAGAACCAGCATCTAGGGTTTTGGCCAATTTTTCCTTTGGATGAAGTCTTTCTTCCCTACGAGAGGAAGTTTTATGTGCTTCCATATGAAGACGGACTTTATCCATATGATGAGATCCTGTTTTTGGGTCTCGGGCGGCCTGAGCAGCATTAAAGTGCATATTCGCAGCTTCAAGGTGATCATTAGGATGCATTGGACCATATTCGTGGACCCGTTTGTGACTATGAATATCATGGCCGCCCTTAGTCGTACCAAGTTTATGGCCATTTTCGCCAACTATGTTTAAATTGGGTTTCGCGGGGGCCGAACCGGCTTTAATCATTGGAAGGGCGCGTTGCGCGACATTGGCGGGAGCGCCAGTCGTACCGGCAATATCTTCTTTTTTCATAGGTTCAACTCCCAAGGCTTTTGCATGAACGGCAGGATCTTCTTTTTTGGCCATGGCCTCAGAAAGGGTCATTTTACCATAATCGAGATCTTCTGCTTTGAAAAGTTCAATTTCCGTACTTTCGGTCTTAAATAGTGAATCTATATCATCTTTTTTGGAATGTGATTTTTTATCTGTAGGGTAAAGGGTGGCGATGGCCACTTTATTACAGGGATGGACAGTAATCGTGACCTTGCGCGCAATAGAATTAGGAACGTCCATTCCTACTTTGTTGATTTTAGCCCCTTCTATAGAGAAGTTCGAAATACTGCGTTCGTCGCGGTCTTTGTGATCATGATCGTATCGGAAGGTACCGGCCACTTCTTTGGCTGATTCTTTATAGTCATCCAAAAGTTCGCCCATTACATAGACGAATGGAACTCCACATTTTTCCCAAAAGCGCTTTTCATGCTCATTTTCGCAGTCTTTTTCTGAGAAAATCTTCTTTGCTTTCAATATCTTACCAACTACTTGAGCTGGTTGGTCAGATTTGTGTTCCCAGTTGAAAACTCCGTCTTTTTCAAGACTGGAAATATCCATACCGGCAATGATGATTCTTTCGCCCGAAGAGTCAATATTTTCTGAAGCGGCAATCCCGTGAATTAGAGTGGCCATAATGTTCGTGTATCTCCAAAGTAAAGATTGCCCCAGCCTAAAATATATCAGATTTTATGTAAATAGCCACTTTTCCCAAAAACGGTCTGGAAGTATTGGAAATCATTGATTTTTGGTCAAGAGTAGTAATCATTTAGACATTACGTAAGTTATCCCATTCACGTTTTAAAGAATGGTCAAGTGTTAAACACTGACAAATTTAAGGAGAAATAAAATATGTACAGTAATGCAAAAGCAATCGCCCTCTTGAGAGATCTTAGCGATAAACTGTCGAAAAGACTTGCCTATAGCGGCACATCAATGAATTCAGTCAGAACGGCTTTCTCTGCTGCCGATGCAAACGGTGCAGTTTGGCCCTATCTTGCTATTTCTGAGAACGGTAACGAAGCTGAAGGTCAGCCTGTCGTTATTATCGACTGTCGCAACGTAGACGCTGTTTCTAAAGATATTTTCGGTAACGGTACTGACGCATACGCCCCACACATCATCAGAATGGGCTATGAGTTAAGTGGCGCAGCCGGTACAAATCCAATTCCCTCACACGCCGATCTTGAAGCGATCAAATTTGAATCGATTAAAGTTGGCGCTCGTTGGCAGCTTGCTGAGCTTGCTAACGGATCTGCTGCTACGGATGCAAACGTTATGGCTGCTTCCCCAATCGCAGATATCGACGAACTTTACTGGCCAACTAAATCTGTTTAATTGGAGACGTTGGATCAATAAAGGAGGTTTGAATTATGCATTACACAGAACAGCAACTATTGAGTCTTGTTTCGGAAATCGAAAAAGAATTCTCAGTAGAGCTTAAGAAAGCTGAAGGCGAGGCCGCTGCCCCGCTTGCAAAATCAGAGCCCTCCGCTGAAGTAGTTAAGTCGGAAACGACCGCTATTGAAAAGAATGAGGATTGTGATTACGACGAAGAAGACAAAAAGGCTATGCATAAAATGTATAAGTCTATGTCGAAGGGTGAGTTAAAAGCTCATCATGAGTCAATCGCAAAGGCAATGACCGATGGCGATCTCGCAAAAGCAGACGGCAATGGCGGAGAAATGAACGCTTGCCCTCCCAAAGGTTCACCTGGAGCCAAATCTGAAGCTTCTGAAACGCCCCAACCGGTTCTTAATAAGACCGAAACTGGGAAAATCGAAGCAAACCCTCCGAAGGGTTCTCCTGGGGCTAAATCCTCAGATTCAGAAACACCTCAACCTGTCTTGAATAAGGCAGAAATTGAGAAATGTCCCCCGAAGGGATCGCCGGGCGCTAAGTCCGCTGATTCAGAAACACCTCAACCTGTACTTAACAAAGGAAGCGAAATGAATAAGTCAGAAGCCGATCTTTTGAAATCTGAAATCGAGTCTCTCAAAAAAGAAAATGAAGATTCGAAGAATCAACTTAACGCAGTAACCGCTTTCTTAACGAAGTTTGTTGAGAAAACTACTCCTCCTCCCCAAAAAGCTATTACATCAATTGATGTAATTGCCAAAGGCGAAGGCGCTGGAGCAGAAGTACAGCCACTCACAAAGAGTGAAATTACCCCGATTTTATTGAAAAAGTCCGCTGATCCTACCTTGGCCAAAGCTGACCGAGATGCGATCAACGAATTTTATTTAAATGGTGCCGACATTAAAACTATTAGCCATCTGCTTAAATAAACAGAGGCATAAGGAAACAAGGAGAAAAATATGATCGAACAACTTCAGTCACTTATGAAAGCCCTAGAAGCAGGTAGCTATAACGCGGCTCCCGGCCAATTGGCTCAAGGTGCTGCACTTATGGTGGAAGATCTTTCCCCCGTAATGCATAATGTTACATTCGATGACAGTCATATCAAGTTGCAAAAAATGCTGCCAAGCAAAGACGTTAAGTCTCAGCTTCACCAGTTTAACCGTCAACTTGACTATGGTATTTTCGGAGGTTCTGCTCAATTTGAAGGCGGAATCGGCGAAGAAGACACCACGAATTATGTTCGTGCAGTAGTCCCCATGTCATATTACAGCACGACTCGTCGAGTCACTGTTGCTGCCAATATGATTGGTGCTTTCGACGGTGTTAAAGCCGAAGATAGAGCTTCAGCTGACGCAGCTATGAAGCTTGCTGGCGATATCGAATTTGACCTCTTCCGAGGACAATCAGATTTCTCCAATGCTGGGGTGTTCGATGGTAACCCTCTTGCAGTCGCAAAAGTTCCAAACATGATCGGTCTCGATCAACAAGTTCGTCAATCCGATGCTCAATCAAACACTCAAGACTTGATGTTTGCTGAGTACGGTTCAGACCAAACTGTTATCCTCTCTGTTGGCGGTGCATTAGCACAGTCCATCATCGAAGATAGCTCGGTTCGTTCAGCAATGAACATGGGTGCTGCTGACAGACTCGTTCTCGATCCTATCACCCTCAGTCAATATAACAAAATCGCTCATGCGAAAGAACGTATTATGCTCGCCGGTTCTCCTCAAGAGGCCTCAGGCGCTCATTTACGAACTCAATGGACATCAAGTGCCATTGTTTCGCTAGAAGCTTCTCGTTTCCTCTCTGGTAAAACCCGCCCCGCACGCGCTCGCGCAGGCAGCCCAAATCAACCCGCTGCTCCTGCTCTTGCTGATGCCGGTGCTGCCGGATCATTACTCCAAGCTGCTACATACGTTTATTATGTAACCGCCGTAAGTATCCGTGGTGAGTCGCTCCCCTCCCCTTCCGCTTCGCAAGCAGTTGCTTTGGCCGGTGATAAAGTTACCGTTACCATTACCGCTGTTGCTGGCGCTCAGTACTACAACGTTTATCGTTCAAGTGCTGGTGGATCTGCCGCTTCTGCTAAGTTCATCGGTAAGATCTCTCAAGGGATTGGTAACCCAGTATTTACCGACCTCGGTAACCGATCTGAAGGATCTGTTACAGGGTTCCTCGTTCAAGGAAACACAATGAGCATCGCTCAATTGGCTCCTTACAGCAAATTGAAACTTGCAATCAATGACTTGTCGCTCCCCGAAGCACATTTCAGATTCTTGTCTCTCGCTGTTTTCCAACCTCGCAAAAACGTTCTTCTTGAGAACATCACTGGTCAATTGACCCCTGGTGGATCATAAGAATTAAAAGTTAGCCTGCCCCTAAGGGGTAGATAACAGATCCCAGGTAGCAATATCTGGGGATTTGTTGTCCGCCCTGGTGGAGCAAGCCGAAAGGAAGAGGCTGCGTCGAAAGACGTGGCCTTTTTCTTGCCCAAAATAAGTTTAATCTTATCAAATTGATATGTTTAATCTTATTTGTGTGCTATATTATTTCCAGAATGTTAGGGATAATCGATAAACTGGGTTAAACTCAGTATAACTTTCTATGTAGGTAGAAACAATGGGCTTTCCGAATTCTTTCAAACAAGTAACTTGCAAAAAATGCGGAACTGTATATGTTGCCGTCCCTCGCGCATGGGCCGAAGAAGAAATCGCCAGTAGTACCAAGTGGTTACGTGAGATGGATCTCAAAGATAGAAAAAATTACGGTTCACCCCCAAAATTGTCAGAATACGAATATTGCTGGTGTAAAAACCATTATAAGAACTTTAGAGCCTGGAAAAAGGGCGATTCTCCCGACGGTTGTACCCTATCTTCTATCATCCGAAAAGCTGACTAAGCACGAATACTAATCTTTAATATGTATAAGCGCATCTAAAGCGCAAAAAACTATTAAGGAGATTTTATGGCATTCCCGAGTAAATTTATTCCCAACGTCATTGTCGCACTGGCAGACGTAAAAGCCGGTAAAGAATTTTGTGCAGCAATCGATGCTGGCGCAATTCTCTCACCAAAAACTTTCATTAGATTGACAGACGCCATGGGCAGCAAAACCGTAGCCCAAAATATTCAAGCTGCTATGTTATGTCAAAGATCTCTTTCTCTGCATGACCAAGCAGTAATGGAAGATGGGTTCGCAAGTGATGATGTTATGGAAGCCGTCGTTGCAAGCATCAATGCTCATTGCGCAATTCCTGTTCATCGTGGCCCAGCTTTGGTAAACTTAGGTTCTGCTTCAAATTACAGAATGTTAGCTGAATCTGGAATCAGCAATGCATCCGGCGCAACAGTTACAGGTAACATTGCAGTAAGTCCAATTTCACATACTGCAATCACTGGTTTCACATACACTCCAAATCTCGCTGGCCCACATGGAAGTGCTGTTGAAGTTTCTGGAAACGTGGATGCTTCCGATAACGCAGCTCCAACTCCTGCAAACTTAACGGCAGCTGTTAGTGCAATGCAAGCTGCTTACACTTTTGCTCAAGCACAAACAAGCCCAGCTCCGGTTGTTAACTTAGGCGCAGGTACTCTTAACGGTCAAACTTTAACTCCTGGGATTTACAAATGGTCCACAGCAGTCGATGTCACTGGTGATATCACTATCAATGGCGGACCCGCAGATTCAATCATCCTTCAAATTGCCGGTACTCTCAATTTAGAAACTGGTGTTCAAATTCATTTGACTGGTGGAATCTTGCCACAAAACGTTACATGGGCAGTTGCAGGCGCAACCACTCTGAAAACAAGTTCAATATTCAGAGGCGTTATCTTGGATCAAACATCAATCGCAGTTCAAGCGACATGTACGGTTCACGGATCTCTCTATGCTCAGACCGCAGTTACATTAATCAGCGGCAACACTGGCCCCTAATTAAGTTCCTCCCGAAGACGGTCTTCGTCAACCGTCTACTGTCTCGTTGGCCCTAGGGTTTCGCCCTAGGGCCTTTTTATTTTTATAATTCGGAAATTACTCTGTCCAATTGAGCTTGAACTTCTTCGATACTAACATTGGCATCAATCATCGTGTAACTTAGACCGGTATTTTCTGCTAATTCATGGATGTATTTTGTAAAACTGGAATAAACCTTTCGTTGAAATTCAGGTCCTTTTGCTTCAATGGCGTCGACAAAACCATTTCGCAAATTTCTACGTTTAAGAGCTGTTTCTGGATCAATTTCCAAAAATATGACTTGATCAGGATTTTGTGTGTATTGCATCACAAGGCCACGATAAAACATGTCTGTAAAAACTGAAGTCACATTGTGGTCTGTGTAAGCCAAGTGAGAAAGAAGACCTCGATCGCTTACGATGTAATCATAGTCATTTTCGACAGCGCGATACATTCTTTGATTTTCGATACGCATAGCAGCAAACACGAATTCCATGGACATTCCATCCATTTTACTTGAGGGATCAAGAACTAATTTTCTTAGAGCGACACAGACGGGAATATGGGGATTTCCCACTTCTCGGGTGTCCAAAACTCTCTTACCTTGATCTCTTAATGTCTGAATGAAGTAGTTATAGGCCGTGGTCTTTCCCGAGCCGTCGATCCCTTCGAATTCAATGACTTTTGCTGACATGTTTTTCTCCTTAAATATGTGTAAATGCTTGGAAAAACAGCCTATTCCGCTTTCCCAAATGTTTTCGTGCCAATCTTAAGTGAAAGATATACCTCAAATTGGAGTAAATTGCAATGAGACTTTCCGCACGAGTAATCACAAATTTCGCGACTGTAAACCAGTTTTCCTACGCTGCTCAGTGGGCGGTTCGAGCTGGAGACCCAAATACCCTGTATTTTCAAATAGTTGATCTAGATCAAGTCACTTTAGCTAACATCTCCGGCGCAGCCCTTATTGGCGGATTTTTCAACGTTCCCCCGGCCCAGGCCAGCGTAATAGGTCTACGTTACATGGTAGGCGTTGGCGGCGGTAATCAGCCAGCCTCCATCCAGGTCACCTTCCCGTCCATAGATGACGCTCAGGTGATCAATTTAACCGCTGTACAGGCCGATCCAAATGACGCGTCGATCTGGAAAGTCACCATTCCTCCCAGTAAAACACCGAATTCAGGAAATGTCCAGTTTGCAGTATTCGAGGGAAGCAATATAAGACGTTTTAGCGTTTTAAACATGATTTCCGTCGAGCCCATGAATGACGGGAGCTGCTAAATGGGAGATTATACCTTAACAAAAACATATGAAACGGCAATGTACCCCGTACATGCCAGTCAAACCTCTGGCCTACTTAGGCGCTGTGAGCCCCTATTGCAGCCACAGCAGGTTATTTCTCGTTGGTTGAAGGGAATCCCCCTTCGAATGCAAAATGGCGATTTTATTACCGATGATGAGATGAAAGACTATATAATGGTCGCCATGAACGACGCTGAATTACTTTTAGGCCGAACAATTACCAGGGAAGCCTTTAAGGAAAAATTGCCATTTGATTACAATTTGTACAAAACTTACATCCATCTCCGAGCGGAACACGGACCAATTGTAAGTTTGGAACATCTTGCAATTGTAAGTTCAGACAATAATTTAATTTTCGAAATCCCCCCTACGTGGATTGAAGCTGCGAATTTTTCCAAAAATTTGATCAACGTCATTCCACTGTTGGCCGCCTATGGAGTCAATTCTGTCCAAGGTGCTGTCGGTAACGCCGGTATCGCCTTTTTGACTGTCATAGACGGACTCAACTGGGTTCCCGCTTACTGGCAAATTAAATACACGGCTGGTCTTTCAAATAAAGAAGGCCTTGTTCCCGTTCCAGTAAACGAATTGGTTGGTGTTATTACTGCGATCCATATCTTGAGTATGCTTGCTCCATTGTTCATTCATACTTCTCAAAGCTTGTCTCAGGATGGTATTTCTCAATCTTCTAGTGGCCCCGGCCCTAGAATTTATCAGCTGAGAATAGAAGAATTAATGGCCCAAAGAGATGAGCTTGTTAGAAAGCTTCGCGGGATCTTTAGTTCAAAATATTTCATAGATAACTTCTAAGGTGTAAAATGGGCGTTGATAGAGGCATATTAAATGCGATGAAAGATCACCGGAAAAGCATTTCCGGACCGCATTTCCTTATGTCCGCTGACAATCCAATATACCCAGAACAAAACAAGTTAAATCTAGATCATGCAGCTGTTTTGAAACATCTTAAGGGTGCTCAGTACGACGCCCATGAAGTTATGGGTCATTATGGAAAACCAGAAAAATCAATAATCATTTACAAAATTTCTCCCCAACAAGCCGAACAACTTCATTCATTAGCCGCTAATCTGGGTCAAGAGAGTTCCATTTATTCTACTGGAAAGAAACATGAAATGCGTTATCATCATGGAGAAAAAGCTGGGCAGAAAGTAATGGGACAAGGAACTACCTGGCATGCTCAACAGCCAAAAGATTTTTATACAACTCTTCCTGGTGGCGCCGGACGATTTACTCATAACTTCAATGAAGATATGAAAAAGGCCGAAGAAAAACCAATTCAATCTGCTGCTCAACCTACTCCTAGTATTGGTCTGAAACCTGACAATAAAGTAAAACAAGTTGCGGAGAGTTATGCCAAAAGTAAAGGGATAAAACTATCTCCTACACCAGCTGTCAATGTTAATCCAGAACACGGTAAACAAATAGCTAGTTCATATGAAGGAATGAAGCACAGTCCCGGAGACCCAGCTGTTCAGAAAGCATATGGCGCCCTGATCAATGAAACTATGGATCAGTTCAACCATATTAAGAATAGTGGATTGAAGATTTCAAAGATCAAACCGGGAATGGCCAACCCTTATAAAAATTCAAAAGACGTAATGCACGATATCCATAATAACAATCATCTCTGGTTTTTCCCAACAGAAGGTGGATTTGGTTCTGAAGGAAGTGCTCCGAAGGATCATCCTCTATTGACACCTACAAAGATTCTCCATGAAGGCAGCCCACTACTTGCCAATGACGTATTCAGAATAGTACACGATTATTTTGGTCATGCCAAAGAAGGACATACTTTTGGTCCTAAGGGTGAACATTCTGCATTCTTAACTCACAAACAAATGTATTCTCCTGAAGCACAAAAGGCACTCGCCACAGAAACGATGGGACAAAATAATACCGTCAATTTTGGCAAACATGGCGAAGAAAATAGAAAAAATCCTCAAAAGACAGTTTACGCAGATCAAAAAGCTGGTCTACTGCCCGAAAACATAGTACATGGGAAGTGGCATCATGCTGCATAAACATATGAGACGCACATTGGAAGATTCTATTCAAGAACTTAGCGATATCGTTGAGTCGGGGTCTGCTCCTAGTGGTAGCGCCGGAGATACTGTCATAAACAATGATACTTACAATCCTGTCATGGAAATTCCATCTGATTGTAAAATCATTTTAGATCAATCGTCCAGTCCTCCTGGAGCCGTTGAACTTTTTGCAATGAAATACCCAGATCATGTCATCATTCAAAAAAGTAGGGAATTTATTGATTCTGCCTACGTAGTTTGCCATAAAGAAGAGCAGGACAAATGGGCTAAAGAACTCGCTGCCTATGGCATCAAAGTACTAAAGGTTGAAACTGGAGATCGCGATATGCGATCAAATCCTGGTGCTGAAGGCGAAGGTCAAAGTGGAGTACAGAGATCTCCCGAACAGACTATTAACAATCAACTTATCGAGCCCGATATTGCTAAAAGAGAAAAAATCGGAACTGGTGTTTGCAATGAATATCGAAAGAAAGCAAAATCTGGCGGAGATGTACTTTTCAAAGTAACCATCAAAGGTCGTAAATTCTTAACGGATGATATTCCTCTTCATATGTCTCTTAAGGTTTTTGACGAAAAACAAAAGATGGATATCGAAGATATCAAAGCCAAAGTCAAACGACTTGGAATTACAAAACCAGATCCTCATGCTTTAAGATTCCATACCAAAATTCATCATTCTGATTATAGCGATGCCGATTATTTCATGCTCATGATTGACGGATGCCCTCCAGAATACAAAAAATTCTATGACACTATTGACGGAGTGCAATATAAAGAATATTTCACACACGTTACAATCGACAAGCCTCTTTATGACCAAATAAAGAAGGAGGGTCTATCTCCGGATGAAGTCCATTTCGATAACCTTAGTGTTGAAAAAGGCGCCGGGAATACCATATATGAATTTACAGAAGACATGGAAAAAAGCTTTAAGACTAAAGCCGCAGGCGCAATGATCGCCGCTTCTTCTTTAATTGGTCAGCCCGCCGCTCCCCAAAGTGTAGACGCGGCTCCAAAGGTTATGCAAGCCCCGGCATTCAAGGCTCCCACTTACAGTCCAGAACACATGCTTAGAACTATCGCTTCTGTCGAAAGTAGCGGCGGCAAGAACACACATCACAAGAGATTACATTCTGGCGAACAAGCATACGGTAAGTATGCTTTAACGCCAAATATCATACGAGAAACAATAAGCCTTCATCCAGAACTAAAGCACAAATATCAAAAAGCCACTATCCTTCGCGGTCCCCAATTGCAAAACTTCATGAGAGACAATCCAGGCCTAGAAGACACTATTGCTAAGCAGCATTTGAAAAGACTTGAAAAACATTTTGGCAACGATCCGCAGAAAATAGGATATGCATGGTTAGAAGGAATTCGCGGTACTTATAAGGCCCAACACGACAAACAAGACATTAGTAAACACTGGCATGTAATAAAAATAAATAATGCCTATAATCAAGGAGTTAAGAAATGAGCGACAAGCCAATTCTCACTGAAAAAGAAATTGAACATATAGAAGATGCTGGTATGCTCGACAAACATCCAGTTAAAATGATCCGCACTCGCGGAGGTTTCTGGATTGCCATTGGTAAACCAAAAGGCAAATACAGGGAAGAAGCTTTAGCCGCAGGGAGTCATCCAGCTGTTGTAAAGTTCAACCTTGGAAAACAATACCCAGACTTTCAGCCAGCTTTGATGAAAAGCGAGGGAATGACTGATTCTTCCATCGTCGATGAACATTCTCATTGGTTGAGCGAGGATCTTAGGAAGTCTGGTCATGGTATTTATTCTATCCAAAATGGTAGCATGGTGGAATTTCACATTACCAAAAATAACGCTAAGGTGGCCTCTGTAATGAGCCATTTCGAGAGAGATTCAATTGTTATTGATGGTGTTACTGCACCGCAAGAATTCCGCCGGGCACTGGCCGGGGCAACTGCCGAGAAGGCAATGTCTTGCAATGCGTCAAAGGTTAAAATTACGGGTAAATAAGATGTGTATAAAGATTATTCGAGCTGAAGACGAAATCAAATACGATATAAATAAGCCACTGGAAGAACAGATAAGGGGCTCAAAACAGATCGTAGTAGACTATGAGCCAAACGATCCCTCCTTGGAGAAATTTTTGGATGAGATCGAACGATTTTGCCAAACTGGAATCAGCCGAACATTCAATATAAAGGTCAATCATAACAGTAGCATAATGGGTGCAAAGGTAAAAAATAAAATGAAAATGTACTCCAAAGATTTAGAACTTAATGAAGTGATAAAATCTCTGGTTAATTCATTTTCTAACACAGACAAGAAATTAGAAGAAATAGCCGAAATGTGCAGCATAGCAGGATGTAATAATGTCAGATCGTAAACCCGTCGGCATACAAGTCGATGATATTCAACGCGAAAGTCCCTTCGTCCAGCATTCTTTAGATCTGGCCAAACAGGATGCTTTTGTCACAAGCTTCGCCGTTGATTTCAACCATTACAAGGCAATTCCTAGCCCTATTGGTCAAAAAGACAAGGGTGACTACCGCAGAAGCGACGGAGTCGACACAATTACCTCAAACGGCTTTATTTACAAATGTGGCGGAGTTTTCTCGGCCACCATGACAGATGACAAACGAGACAAGAAGAAAAGTGATGGCGGGTTCGTAGACGTGGCCGTTGGCCGTTTGGTCCTGCCTAGGTTCTATAATGCTCCGGGAACCCCCGACATGTCGAATGGTGATAGAATTTATTTGGCCCCTGGTGATAGACTTTATGTTGCCGATCCAAAGGCAGACACCAAAGTAGCCACATATCATAAAATGGATTACACCCCTGATGCGGACAATATTCCGATGTATCCTATTGTAAGTATTGAGTTTTTAATCGACAGCCGTAATATTGAATACAAACTCGGTGTTGATTTTTGCCTCACAAGTGAAGGCAGCATTCGCTGGGAAAAAGGCGGAAAAAATCCAGGAATTGATCCAGATACCGGAAAAGGCCGAATATATTCAATCAGATATCTCTACAATGCTTTTTGGTATGTGGTCAGCCTCCCCAAAGAAATCCGAATCACCAATGTTACGACTAATGGCGTCAGAAGTCCCGAAAGAATGCCCTACTACGCTGAGATCGTCCGGGAATACATCTATCACAATCAAAATAAGGGTGACCAAGTCAATCAGCTCAAATCGAAGACACCTGGAAGAGTCGTGGAAGCGCCCACTGAATCCATTGACCCAGCTAACCCCGTGATACCAGTGGATATGTCCACAATTACAGAAGGCGAATAATAATCTTCAATCAGTATAAAACAAAGGAAAGTTAAGGACTTATGGCAGGAATAAAGAAAAGAAAAGTATTAGGTTATCGAGTCACAGACGTACCCAGCGTCGAGAACATGACTTTCAGTGAAAAGGCCGGAGCTAGGAAAGTTGCCGAAGTTGGAAGGAAATTACTTCCACTAAATATCAATGCGACGACTTATACAACTGATGCTTCTACCGCTCGCGCACTTCCTTCCGCTGGAAGAAATTTGGCGATCTACAATAATAGCGCTGCCGTTCATGCTGTCACTTTTGGTGAAGATCTTACCATCGCTGCATTGGCAGCTGGTGCAGTAGATGCCTCGGGTCACGTAGGAATTGCATGTACTCCAAATGCTTGGACCTATGTGGCAGCTGGCGAACAAATTTCAGTAATTACTGACAGCGCTACACTGCTTGTTTATTTAATTGACGACGATACGGCCATATCACTCGAAGCATCGAGATAAGGTAATAAAATGGCCTCAGGCGCTAACTTCTTCTTGAAAAAGACCTTGGGCAAGGACTACATGGAGTCTTTGCAGAAATTCGAGCTTTATAAGCCCGGAACTCGTACCGTTGTCGATCATGAAGAATTAAGGACCGCCTTACAAATTGTTCCAAGAACTGTAATGGCTTTAGTCATCAAAGAACTAACACCAATGGCCATCGGTGAAAATAAAGAATTCGACCTTCCAGTGGAAGGCGGCGCTATACTAAATGCTCAAAAACATGAAAGAGACGTTTATAGCGGAGAAATCAGACAAGGTTCTAAACTAATAGTGCAGTTTGTCAATCGCGCTATACCAGGAGTGGGACTTGTCATAATGAGTGCTTTCGAACTTTATGACGTTAACCAATTGTCAGAGAATATGTCAAGTGGTAACACTGACATTGACGCAAAGGTTCAAAAATTAGTCGATGAGAGAATAGCACTTCATGATTTAATCGGTAAAGTTATCGATAAGAAACTCATGGAGAGAGAAGCTGTAGATAAATTGGTTCTATTGAAACTTACAGACAAAGTTTCAGAAATAACCAAAATTCAACAGGAATCTACACCCCAGTCCGATCAATACTTTCGAGGAATGACTAACGGTATGAAGGTCGTAGAATCTGTTGTAACAGGAAAAGAACCAGAATTTGTTGAGCCCATGAAAAAGGGTCACGAAAAATTAAAAAAGTTCATAGAACTTAGGAAGAGTAAAAAGAATGAATTCTCAATTGAGATGGCTAAAGGCGAAACTGTTGAATGCCCGGATTGCGGTAAGCACATTTTTGACGGATCTATTTTTTCCGGGTGCATATGTCTTGGTGAGGATCGAGAAAAGAAGGTCTTCATTAAAAAGACCGAACAGGGAATAAAAGTCAGATTTGGTAAAGGCTGGGATGCAGAAAACATTGAAATGCTCCTAGATACTTTAAGGAAAAAACGTGACTAACCAGATTTTCTTAGCATACGATGGCGATAATGCCGGTAGACTTGTAGGTCGTGCCATTTTGGCTAACGATCCAGGCGCGCTTAGCGAAGTCTCCAGTCGCATTGGTTTAGGCCATGAAGTTGTTAAGAAATGGGTTGAAGAACATAATGGACAGGTCATCAGCGGGGGCGGAGACGAAGGTTTATTCTCTCTACCGGCTGAAGCTGTTCAAGATATCGAAGAATTAAGACGCGATTATGAATTCGCAACCAATCTGACTATGTCAGTTGGTGTAGGCCAAGATCTTCCACAAGCTGGAAAATCTCTGATGGTTGCTAAATTTCGTGGTAAAAATCAAGTGGTCATGTACGATGATTCCGTTGATAAGGACATCCAAGCCACACAAGATCGATTATCACAAGGACAAGGATCTGAAGAAGAACAGAAGCTTGGTGAAGCATATTTAAAGCCCGAAGATGATAAAGGTTTCAAACAAGACTCATGGCAGAAAGATCAAATTCAAAAAGAGAAAACTGGTGAGACTCCTTCTGAGACTGCTAGTGACGAAACATCCGCCAAGGCATCCGCCAAAACACCGGCAGGAACATCGGCAGAAAAGTCTTCTCAAGTTGCACAAGATAGTGCATTAACTCAGGAATCTCCAGAACAAGCTACGGCAAAAGTCAATCAAGAAGCATCCGCCAAAGTTGCTCAACAAGAGCCAAAAAGCGATACTAGACCCGACGTTGCCTTAGCTGAAGACAGGCCACTTCCAGATAAAAACAAAGGCGAACAGGGCCAACCTAATGCTCTTCCTGATAAGAAAAAAGAAAAACAAAAGGAAGAAGAAGACGGTCAAGCCAATAAACATGCGAGTGGAAAAGAAATGTCTACTCCTAGGGAAAAAGCCGAAGATACCGGTAAAGATCCCTCTAAAAATGAATTCAAAACTCCTATTAAAAAGGCAGAAGGTGATATGGATACTAAAGAAAAACCTAAAAAGGAAGTGAAAGATGAAAAAGGCAAAGAAGCTCCTAAAGAAGCTCCTGAAAATGGCCAAGCGCCTCCACAAGAAGCTCACGCGCAAAATTGCCCGACTTGTGGCAAGCCTCAAGAAGAAGCTGAAGAAGTAATTCAAGAGAACGTTGATACTCCCCCTGCCGATCCACAAGTTCAGCAAGAACAGATGAACAATATTGATAGTGGCGCTATGCCCGTCGGTAGTGAGATGGAAGGGAATGTTAGTCGTCCAGATGGTTTCAAGGAACAGAATGTTCCCGGAGACACTGGTATGCCTGGCGGACCTGAAGGTGGCGTAAATCTTGAAGGACCGAATGCTGGAGATACCCAAGATGATATGATGGGTCAAGCTTCTCCTACCGATCAGGCTTCCGACCAACAAATTCCTGGACAAGAGCAAGAAGAACTTCCTCCTGGTCAGGAAGAAGAGCCTCCAATGCAATCAGTAATGCAGGATGGTTTAGAAGGCGGCGCCGAAGATGCTCAAAAAGAGCAAATAAAACAGATGATCGGCCAAGCTCTTCAAGGGTTTAAAAATAACAAACAAATTTTGGAACAATCTCAGGCTCAATCCCCTGAGCTTTATTCTTCATGTATCGCAATGCTTCGCGCCATGATTGAAATGTCCAAATTGCTTGGTATTTCAAATGGTACTGAACAACTTCCAAATGAACAACAAGGTGCTCAAGGCCAGCCCGGAGAACCAATTCCAGGCCAAGAAGAACATCCTTGTCCTACTTGTGGTAGTCATCCAGCCAAAGAAGCTGGACAAGAACCCGGAAAAGAAAAAGGTGGCTTTCCTCCAAAGAAGGACGGTAAAGCTCCTGAGAAAAAAGAAGGCAAAGAAGGTCCTCCTGGAAAAGAAAAAGGTGGATTTCCTCCTAAAAAAGAAGACAAAGATAAGTCGGCTGCTCCTAAGGAGGGTGCAGCTAACGAGCCCCCAAAAGAAAGTAAGCCAGGCGGTAGTGGCCTGGGAAAATTACCCACTAAAGCAACGACCAAGCACACTCCAAGAACTCCTTTGACTCCAGGTTCTATAAACCTGAAAGGTCAACAAAAGACGATAGATCAAAAGACCGGGAAGACCCGATGGATTGATCGCAAAAAGGGTGTAGTGATGGGTCCTAGCGGAGTTCCTGTTAAGGCAGCGGCTCAAGAGAATAACTAATGAGCTTTAAAATACATATTGATGCTTCGGCAATTGCTGGCGCATTTAAAGAAGCAAAAGAAGAAATTGAAAAGGACATCTTAGAAGCCGTCGATGGTCTGGCCGCCATGACTACTGCAAAAATTGATGAAATGGCCGCAGATAAACTTCATACCACGCTGAGTCAATTCCAAAAAGGATTTAAGACTCAAGAAATCGCGCCACATGTTCATCTTTTGACCATTGATGAAAGCGCACTTTGGATTGAAGAAGGTATTACTCCCGGAAAGGATATGAAGGAATCTCTTTTAAAAGATGCTCCTGTAAATCCTAGAACAGGTAATAAAAGTAGGGCCATCCCTTTTGAGCATAGTAGGGCACCATCTACCATGAATTCATACGCTCAAAGTTTGGTCAGCCAAATTAGAACTGAATTGAAGGCCAGAAAAATCCCTTATAAGAAAATAGAAACGGGATCTGGTGGCAATCCAAGACTTGGAAAACTTCATTCATTCAGTATCCCAAGCGCTCCGCCTACAAGCAGGGCAACAACGGATGCTTTGGCTAGAGTTACGATATATCAAAAGAAAAATCGTATTACTGGAAAAGTTCAAAGAGACATTATGACTTTTCGAACTGTAAGTAGTGGCCCGGCCAGTGAAGGTAAGTGGATTCACCCCGGATACGACGCACAACATTTTTTTGAAAAAGCCTATGAATGGGCTTTAAAAGAATGGGAAACAAACGTATTGCCGCAAATTTTGGCAAAATATTAAGGGTTTATGGGAATTTTTCAAGGTGACATGATAATAAAAACAGCTATCGAGCTTGGCATCGAAGACATGCGCAAGAATCCGTGGCTTATTGACCACATGTTTGAAGATTTAATCACAAGCCCATATCTAAAAGACAAATATGGCCAAAAACAAATCGATGCCTGTAAAGAGTGGTTCGCAAATAACAAAATAGAATTTTACATGGCACTTAGAAAAGATAAAGATAAGACGCCCTGCATAACGATATCCATGGGAAATAGCCCTGAAAAACAAGACATGAAGACCATGGCCGACCAGTCCACTGAGACAGTGCTCTTAATGCCAAACACTATTGGGAAGCCTATTCCCTACGTGGTTAAGCCTTTCGTCCCGCTTTCATATGACCAATCAACTGGTGAACTGGCGATCCCTGGGAATGCGCCGGGAAGCGACGGGATTGCGCCGGGAATGATCCTTGTTGACCCTGCGACCGGGAACGGTTACGGTATCCTGGAAATTACTGAAGCTGGTATCCTAATCGAAGCCGATACAAAACTCAATGCGAGTAAATACGGAATTGTTCCACAATTTCAAGTATATAAGGCTAGAGTTGAACACTCATTTTTTCAAGAAAGCTACACCATTGGCTGTCATGCGCATGGAGATCCCCAAAACCTACTTTGGCTTTGGTCAATCGCAATGTATAGTATAATGCGTTATAGAGAAAGCTTATTAGAGGCCTCCGGATTCACGGAAAGTCTTCTGAGCAGTTCAGACCTTCAGGAAGATAGCAATTACGGCGGCGTCGAAGGTGAAGAAGTTTTTCGAAGATACATCACAATCACTGGCCAAGTAGAGAACAGCTGGGTCAAGTCACCGCGAAGATTTATTGAAAGCGTTGCGTTAAAAGAGAAAACATCCAAAGGATTCCTCGGAGGGATCAAAATCCTATCTAATGAAGATTCCCCAGCTTTTATCGATAAAGCCAATGAAATTTGGTATACAGATAATGAAAATGGCGACGATTCCACCGACCCAGAAGATGAAAATGAATAATATCGTAGGAATCTTATAGTCATGCCAGGATTTGTAAAGACCCCGAAAGATGAAAAGAAATGGTCGGAAGCTAAAGAAGCTGCCGGTAAAAGTGGCGGAGAACCTAAATGGGCTCTGGCTAACTTCATATTCCATAGGATGAAAAAGTCACAAGGTCTTGAAAAAGCTGAAGAATTCATGCAAGAGATTTTTAAATCTGAAGCACAAATTCTTTCACCTAAGCCAACTCCGACAGCCGTGGCTAATCCAATGAAATCGGGCGAGCAAAGTACTATATCGAAAACCCCAAAGTCTCCAGGAATGTTTAAATCCGAGGACTTTAAAGACGTAAAACATGCAAGTGCTCGAAAACTAAGAGATTTTATGGCCAAGTGTAAGTCATAATACTAATCTTACAGTGGTATAAAGAGGTTCAATAATGGCACAAGAAAAGCGTTATACAGCAAAACAGGCAGCCGAAGCAGTAGCAGCTAAGGTCACTGAACTTATTAAGAATTTCCCAGCTTTGAAGAAATATGAATCTGAGAATTCTAAGAAATTAGGTACTCAGGCTCCCCACAGACACCAAGAAGAACTCGATAGAGAAGATATCGTGGGAAAAAGACGCGTTAGGGAACAACAAGACCCTAGAACAAATCCAAAAGAAAATGCCGAAGGCAATAATGCGGCCCCCGGCGCTCGACCTTACAATACCAAGAAATATGGAATGGAAGGCCAAGTAAGAAAGTCCGAAGAGCTTGAAAAATCAAGCAAAAATAAATTCGGTGAACACGTAAGACAGCATTTAGTTGATAAAGTTCACCACAGCATGAAAGAACACGGATATCACACCCACGAAGCTTCACCAAATCAAGTATCCGAACATGCTCGAAATATTGGAATTAAGAATTTACACAGCCACGAAATAGTTCATGCTTCTGACACATATAGACATGAACCAATGGAAAAGGCCGAGTTGAAGAAAGACTTCGGCGCCAACTTTGCAAATGCTGCCGCTAGCGGAGCAATCACACCAGCTAAAATTGCTCAGGGTGCTCAAAGTATTGGACAACCGTCTGCGACTCCTCCTCCTTCGAACGTACAGAAGTCAGATGATATGGGAGTTTCAAAACAAGCTCCAGGTAATTCTGAAGCAAAAGGCGAAGGTACTACGTTACCTAGATCACAGGCCGAGAAGAATTGGATGGATAAATCCGAAGCTATCGCGGGGAAAAATACAGGTGTGGCCAAACTGGCTAAATTTTTAGAAATCAAGAAATCTGATATTTTAAAAAAGAGTTAAGAAATGGCGAAGAAGAACATGAAACAGGAAATTGAAAAAGTGGCTGAAAAAGCAAAAGAAATGTCTTTAGAAGAAGCCAAAAAATGGCGCGCTTCTTTAGCCAAACCTGCTGCCTCTCTAGCATTAAAAGAAGATCAAGTTAGAGAAGCATGGAGACTTTACTGGGCTCAAGAGAAATCGAAATGGGCCAATTCTAAGGATCTTGAACATATCATATGGCTTCATTTAAAAGCCGTAGCTATGGCTGCCCCAGCAAGATTCGAAGAAGGAATTAAACATTTTGGGCTTAAAAGAATAAGTTAATTAAGGAGAACGAAAATGTCTCAAAGACTAGCAACAAGTTTCATTAATACCAATATCCCTGGAGCGTATCCTAACATCGTTGTTCAAAGCCAACCTGTTGGTATCGGATCTTCTGGTAACGTAGTCATAATCGGTGAAGCCGATGGTGGAGATGTTTTCAGTGATCTTAATCCTTTGAGCAGCAATTCATTTACTCCAGATCAATTGGATAAAGTTCAACAACAATACCTTAGCGGTCCAATCGTTGATGCTATGAGAGCATTATCTGCTCCTTCAGCTGATGCTGATATCACTGGGTCTGCAAATTTAATCTACATCGTAAAAACAAATACGAGTGCAAAGGCTTCTGCCGCTGTTGACACTAACTATGGACTTTTTTCTGATCAAAATTTCGGCATTCCTGGAAACCAATACAGATATCAAGTTACTTCGATCGCTACCGAAGCTCCTCCTACCCTTTCCGGTGGAACTATCCCTGCATTCGGTGCAGCTTTAGACGGCGCTTCTTTTACACTTCGATTAAACGGTGGAGCAGCCAATGTTATCACTCTTAGTAGCAGCTCTTCTGGTCCAGTTAGTCCAAGCGAAGCCGCTTCAGCTCAATCAGCTGCTCAGGCCGCTTACACAAGTTTATCTGGTCATGGCGGATATGTTTCAATTCCCGCTGTTCTCGATGGTCAAACATTAACCGCTGGTTATTATAGCACGGGCGCCGCTTCCTTAGATGCAGGCGGACCTCTTACTTTTAGCGGTTCTTCAACTGACGTATTCGTAATCAAAACTGCAAGTACTTTAGTGACTGGTTCAAGCGGTACTCCTGTTATTAACTTTACTGGTGGCGCTTTAGCCAAAAACGTTTATTGGCTCGTCGGAAGTTCTGCAACTCTTGATTCTTCATTCGCTGGTACTTTCCAAGGTAACGTTATCGCTCAAGCATCAATCACTGACACATTAGGAACCGTTGTAAACGGCAGTTTAATTGCTCTTACTGGAGCCGTCACATTAAGCGCACCCACTGTCGTCAACGCACAGCAAGCTCCTCTATTAAATTACGCTGGGACGTTTGGTCTCTTAGGTGCTTCAGCCGTAACTGGTAGCGCATCTAGCGGTACTATTATCAATGGTAACGTTGGTGTGAGTCCTGGAACTTCAATCACAAATTTCCCTCCTGGAGTAATCAACGGAGCTAACCACTCAAATCAGGCTCAGTTAATAACTGAACTCAATTTGTTACTTCCCTCTGGAATCTCTGCATCACCTGGCGCTGCACCAAATAGTATTGCTCTTACCATGGCCATAGATGCTACCGCTTATCGAAGGGGAGATGCAAGAAGTTTTGAATTGTTCGACTCTACTCCTGGAGATTTAGCCGCTTTAGGTCTTTCTGACAGTTTAAATGTTGCCGCTCAAGAGGCTTCTGTTGAAGTTCAAATCAACCGCGCCGACATTAACTTAAGCGAAACAATCGACGTTGCAACTCAAATTGCCTTAAACGTTGGTTACCAAGGTACGACCGCAACTTTAACAATTAATCCCGTAAGTCAAATGTTGACGACTACTGTTAGTGGCGGATCAGGTGCTAACTTAAGTATCGCTCTTAGCCAATACAGAACGGTTGCCGACATTGCTGCTTTTATCAATTCTCAATCTGGATATTCAGCTTCAGCTTCTCCTTCTGCTCAGCAATTACCTCCTTCTGCTTTAGATGCAGTTACCGCAGCCGGTATCGCTTCAAGCGGAGCTGGTGAACAGCCTGGAAGAATTAAAGATGCTCTGTTCTCTTTCGAACAAGGTATGAGTACTTCTCGCGCATTGAATTTCGCACCTCAAGCTTCTTCTGGATTACCCAATCCAAATGCAGCTCCAATTTTCTTATCTGGTGGAACCAAAGGTGGAACTTCTGCTGCTCAAGTTATCGCTGCAATCAACGCATTGGCTGGATTGAATGTTAACATTATCGTTCCTCTCTTCTCAAGAGATGCAAGCGCTGATATCGCTGACGGATTAACCGATTCATCTTCGACCTACACCATTGATGCAATCCATGCAGCTGCTAAGGCTCATTGTATCCAATTCAGCACACCGAAGCTTAAAAAGAATCGTATCGCAATCCTTTCTTTCTGGGGAACTTATGCTCAGACGAAACAAAAATCTCAAGGGATTGCTCAGTACCGTTGTTCTTTGGCTTTCCAAAGGCCTTCGCAAGTTAACTCGCAAGGCGTTATCACAAGCTTCCTCCCTTGGTACCAAGCAGTTGTTGCTGCCGGTATGCAAACGGGCGGTTTCTATAAAGCCATCGTTAACAAATTCGCAAACGTTATCAGTTACCTTGATCCTTCAGGATTTGACTCGGGTAGCCCTGGTGATGTTGAAGATGCACTCGATGCTGGTCTATTATTTTGGACCAAAGATACCGCTGGAGTTCGTTGGGTTAGTGACCAAACGACTTATGCCTTTGACGCCAATTTCGTTTATAACAGCATCCAAGCCGTGTACGCTTCGGATATTTTGGCCCTCGATCTCGCCGCAAGCTTCCAAGCATCCTTTGTTGGTAAGAGCTTGGCCGATGTCGACGCCGCTACCGCTTTGAGCTTCTTAGCTCAAAAAATGGATGGATACAAACGATTAAAGTTAATCGCAGGCAGCACAGATGCTCCTCTCGGGTTCAAAAATCCCAAAGTCAGCGTCAATGGTCCTGAAATGGACGTTGCAGTCGAAATCAAGCTTGCAACCGCTATCTACTTCGTACCGATTACCATTAACGTATCGCAAGTACAGAGCGCCGCTTAATCTTTAGTTTAAGGAGAATTTACAATGCCATCAAAAGTTTTAGTTGGAGCCCGAACAAAAGTATACGTAGACGATACACTCGTTGGTATCTTTGAAACAGTCTCTTATAACGTCAATATTGGAAATGAACCAATTCATCTTTTGGGCCGTTATAGCCCAGATGAGATCACTCCTACGTCTTATGACGCAGTTACGCTTACATGCGGTGCTTTTAGGGTAGTTGGCCAAGGACCTATGGTTCTTCCAAAATTTCCAAAATTGCAAGATCTCTTGACTTTAGAGAACGTTACATTGGCCGTTGTTGACCGACAAACTGGTGCAACCATTATGACTGCAATCGGGTGTATCCCGACCTCTTATAACGGTAACCACAATGCTCGCGCCACCAGCCGTGTTACAATCAACTACACAGGCATCAGGTTAAGTGATGAAGCCGGTGACCAGGATGAAAGTTCAGGAGCAACCAGCCTCCCTTAACATAGTGATTTAATTTAAGAATTATGGAAACGGATAAGATTAATCTTATCCGTTTTTTATTTTGAAGCAATCTTAACTAAGTCTCATATGGTTGAGATCTAACTAGGTTAGGGTTCCCCAAAATGCCAGGTATAGAGCAGAAATGGCCTGCGGTACCTCCGACGCTTTTCACGTCTGATGGTTCTCCGTATGGAATAATAAACGTTGTAACGGCAGCTGGCTTAAAAGTTAAGCAAGAAATTGCCATCGTCGCAACTGGGCAACCAAATATAACCCTCCGCGTAGTCCGTGTCATGTCTCCAACACAAATCAAAGTTGGAGCCCTCAATCCTCCTCAAGGTCAATGGTTTCAAGGTGTAGATGTTTCGGCCTATACAGTCGCAGCAGGCGCATATCTTTATGCTGGTGAACAGACCAAAAATACCATCAAAACCGACGACATGGACAAGGCTACTTACGATCAGGAGCCTACAGTCGCGTGGAGAAGCGTCCTAGTCGATCAGTTTGGGGATTATTATGAAACTGCCAATCCCTTACCCGTTGTTTTCGCCGGTTCAATTACGACGACAGTTCGACGACTCACCGATAAAAGTGGTGATACGACTCCTGACGGCCTCCCAGATGCGATCCAAATAGGGGACGGCACTAACAGACTGCATATCAATGCCGACGGCTCTATTAACGTTGATATCGGCGGTAGTGCGGCGATATACACTATCAAAATTCCATATAACGAAGTAAATTCAGTAGCTTCTGGCGTAAGTACCACTGTAATCACTTATACTGTCCCTGGCACCGCAACCAGCGCCTTTCTCCAAAGAGTTCAAGTTTCAGGAGAAAATATAGCCAGATATGACCTACTGATAAACTCCTCAATAGTTGCCACAAAAAGAACATACTTCGGTGGCGATTTGAATGCGACTTTTGAATTTCAGAGCTTTAACAATAATGGCGTTCCGTTAGCTGTAGGGAACACTGTAGTCGTTAAGGTTTTACACACTAGACCATCATTAGCTAGCTTTGAGGCCACCATACAAGTAGCTGAAGTTACATAAGTTTTTGGAATAAAATGCTCTCGGGAGTAATCTTACCGTAAAGGACGATAAAATGGCATCACCAATAGAAATTAGAAAAATGAAGGCAGAGCTTTTGGGCGTTTCTCATGCAAAGGCAAACCTCGAAATTAGAATAGAGGAAATGCTAGAAGAAATCCAGCGTTTAAAAAATCACGTTGAAGTGCAGATAAAAAGAGAAGTAGAACTTCAAGGTAAAATAGCTGAAACGGAATCGGCCTTAAAAAATTAAAGGAATAGAAAATGTCAGATTTTAATAGTTCATTACCAGTAAGAACAGAGAACCCCGGCGATGTAGCGGTCTTTTTAGTAGACGGAACTACACCTACACAGAAAGCCGCAGTTGATGCGAATGGTTCTTTAAGAGATGTTGTTGACGGCCCCGTAAGCCCTGGGTCCGCAGCTGCCTTTTCTGCTCTTATCGGCGGTCAGTTTAATACCACTCTTCCTACACTTACTACTGGACAGCAAGCTGCCCTTCAAGTTGACAATCGTGGTAGATTACTGGTTACTCCTAGCGTTGTAAACGATACGAACTATGGCGTTGTTGGGGCCAATACTTTAAGAACTGCCGCTCAAATCGGTAACGCCACTGGCGCTGCCGATTTTAACTATGGAACTGTTGGGGCTCAAACACTCAGAGCTGCTGCTCAAATTGGTAACGCGACTGGTGCTGCTGATTTTGGTGCTGGTTCTGCAACCGCTCAAACATTAAGAGTTACAATTTCCAATTTTCCAACTACCCTAGACACAAATTATGGAACCGTTGGAGCTAACACATTACGCACAGCTTCTCAAATTGGTAATGCCACCGGAGCCGCTGATTTTAATGTAGGCGCCATCGGTGCTCAAACATTAAGAGTAGCCGCTGAAATCGCAAATGCTACTGGACTGGCTGACTTCAATGCTGGTGCCACGGGTGCTCAGACATTAAGAGTAGTAGCTAATCAGGGAGCACCAAATACCGCAGCTAATGCATGGCCAATCTCAATCACTTCTGGTGGAGCAGCTAACAGTCCTACAAATCCAATATTTGTTTCTGAAGCAGTTGCCTCTGGTACTCCTGTAGATAATTATAATACCGTATCTGCATTGGCCGCAAATGCCACAAGCACTCATGTTTACACTGTCACTGCTGGAAAAACTTTTTTCACCAAACAATTCTGGGCTTCTGGGTCTGGAAAATTAAAAGTAGAAGTCCAATACGAAACCGCAGCTGGTTCAGGTATTTTTAATAGTTTCTGGGTAGGATTTAACTCTACTTCTACACCAAACATTCCAATTCCAGTTCCTTCAGACAAAACTCAAATTGCTGGTGCAAAGATCCAAATCATCCGCACGAACCTCGATAAGGCGTCTCAAGACGTTTACTCGACAATTAGCGGCAACGAACAATAATAGGGAGGCCTAATGGCAGACATTCCCTATATCGATCAAGCACAAGAAGTTAAAATAACAGGGCAAGACTCTGGTGGCACAACTGTAAACTACGTTGGCGCAGACGCTAACGGAAATTTACTGGTTAAGGATTATGCCACTAGCGCAACTGGTTCTGCCGTTCCTTCAAACGCCTCATACATAGCTGGAAAAAATGCTGGAAATTTAATTGGTATCGCTGTAGATGCTAGCGGCAATATACAAATGGTCGGCAATGTAGCTTCTGGTTCTGCTGACTCGGGTAGTCCCGTAAAAGTTGGTGGCGTTTTTAATACGACCTTACCAACTCTTTCTAACGGCCAAAGAGGGGACCTACAATTAAATAGCAACGCAGAATTAATAGTAACCACTCAAGACGAATCCTTTGGCGCTTTCAATATAACAACTCAAGATATCGTATCGACCACTGCATTAGGGTTTAATCAACAACCAATAATAACTGGTACTCCAACCGCAAATTCAACGGCTGTATTAACTACTAATTCAGATGAAGCCGTCGTCGTCCAAGTATCAGGAACGTGGACTGGAAGTTTACAATCAGAAGTAAGCATGGATGGAGGAACTACTTGGTATGTTCGTCCTATTCATCAAACCGGCACTATTTATACGGCCTCCACTTTCACCGCTAATTTTAATGGTGAAGCGAATATGGCCGGATTTACAAATTTTAGAATACGCGCCATTTCGGCAATGACCGGTACGGCTGTAGTAAAGCTTACGATCACCAATAATGTTAATACGGTTTATATCGGTGCCGTAGTTCAAAATGCGCCAGTAGACGGGTCTAAACAATCCTATAGAGCTGCGAGCAGTGCATCTTTTTCTTCTGCCGCTACAGCTACAGATATTTTCACCATCACAGGAAGTGCCACTAAAACCATTCGAATAACTAGGATCTCGATCACTGGAACACAAACTACGCCGGGATACGTGAGTTTCTTTTTCATAAAAAGATCTGCTGCCAATTCGGGTGGAACATCGGCAGCAGTCACAGCAGTTCCTCATGATTCTAATAATTTGGCTGCCACTGCGACAGTACTACAATATACAGCAAATCCAACATCATTAGGAGCTACTGTTGGAACAATTTTATCTTTTAAGAAAGTTATTCAAGTCCCGGCAGTAGCGGGTAACGTAAGTTCAGAAAATATACCCGATATTTATTTTGGTAATAGTCCTGCACAATCTATAGTTTTAAGAGGAACTTCCCAAGTATTGGCCATAAATCTAGGCGGCGTAACCGTAACAGGCGGAAGCTGGCTATGTACTGTTGAATGGACAGAGGAATAACATGATAGTACAGGCTATTAATACAACCGGAGGCATCCTAGCGTACAATAACAATGGCGAAAATGTGTCCATTGGCGCAGGCGCGACCTTAACGATTCCAAATACTGTGCTTGTTCAATTCCAACAAGATCCCCAGGTGTTAGTTGACATTACAGCCGGAAATCTAAATTTAAGCGATGGTATCAGCACATATCTAGGCTCTAATGCCGTGGTTTTTCTATACAATGCAGCACATGATTTCAGTAACCTCGATAAATCCGGTAGCGGTACCGTAAATGCACTCAATGGAGCAGTAATTGCAACGGTCGCAAAAAATGCAACAGTTAACTTCAAGATCACCGGTACTTGGTCTGGAACTTTAAGTCTTCAGGGAAGTCTTGATGGCGGATTAACATGGGATAGTATCCAAGGATACGTTCCATCGTCTGGTAACTGGACCAATGCAACAACCACTAACTTCATGGTCACAGTTCCTTGCGGAGCTTACACACAAGTTCAATTAGTCGCAACTGCCTGGTCTTCTGGAACGGCTACCATAAAATATAATTCGAGTCTAGCTACCAATGCAATTCAAGTATTCAGTTCAAGCGCTGCTGCTTTTAGCGCACAGGTAAGAAATCAAGACACGGCTGGGAATGGCATTACATCCACTGCCGAAACATCTAAACAATCTCTTGACGTAAATATTGTAGCTCCTGCGGCAGCTTATTATTCAGCACCGGTAAACATTCGACAAACAGCGGCCACTGCGGCCAATGCAACTGTTTGGTCTATGAGAAATGCTTCCGGTTCTACGAAGACCATTTATCTTGAAAGAATATTTCTAAGTATGGCATTTGATGGCGCGACGCCACTTACAAGAACTTCTTTAAAATATGATTTAGTTAGATATACTTCTGCGACTCCCACTGGAGGAACAGCCATCACAGTCGTAGCTCAAGACTCTTCGTCCGCCGCGACACAAGTAACTGATGTAAGATTTTTAGATACCGGATTAACTACGACTGGAGTTTCATTTGGAACTCCCATAGCAACGATCATATGTCCAGAAACAGATAACGGTCCAGTTGCTCAATACATAAGGGAAGCTATAGCGGTTAAATTAGCGCCAGGAGAAGGCTTCTGCATCCGATTAGATGTAGCCGCAGTCGTGGGACAAAGTATTTCTGGAGAAATTGTTTGGAGTGAAAGATAATGCCTACCAATTATGCGCCCTTGAATGAAGCAGATTTTAGAGCCGACGGTCTTAATTTTAAAGGCCAAGGAATCATAGGAGTGGCAATAGCCGGAGCTTCAACTAATTTTGATTTTGTTCTGCCTGAAGATAGGCTGATAAGTGGAGGAGCACTGCTTTGCAAAGGCGCGAACTGGGGAGATAATATCACCTTTCAAGTCGTCGATAAAGATGGCATCTTAGCTCCCGCAGGTACCGTCCTTAACGAGTTTGTCACGGATTGGTACATCATGGACAGTAGCGAATTTCAGTTAGAACTTAGATGCCAATACCCAGCAAAGATATATCAAGGTCTTTATGTTCGATTAATTTACAATTCTACAGGCACTTCGAACGTAAATGTGGCAATGAACTACGAATTTCACAAGGTCCTAGTTTAGAATATTAATCTTATGACCCTGAACGGAATGACTCCGTTCTAAAACAAAGACAAGGAGTCCAATATGGCCGTAGTACCTTTAATCGCTCCAGTATTAAGTGGCAAACAAAGTAAATCCATGAACTTAGATGGATCTCAAGTACCTCAGGTGTTTTCTTATTCCCCAGGTTCAGATGAAAATGGCGTTAACAGCGCAGAATTACTTTCTTTAACCATTCTCATCGAAAGCACTGGCCAAGATTCATTCAGTAATTTTGGTAAGTTGTCTGCTTTGCCCAATGGAATTGAAATTGCCGTTACCATAGGAGGAGTTAAATCCGTAATATGCGTAATAAAAGACAATGCAGATTTAGTCACGATGTTCCCTCAGAACAACTTCGGTAGTAGTGCTCAAGGAACTCTTGGAAGTGCAGTTGGGTTCGGCGCCTCTGTTGATGCTTTCACTGGAACCATGACATTCAACGATAGCTCAATGGTTTTAGCTGATGTAGATTCCATCACTATTACAATTCAGGATGATTTGAGTGCTATTGGAACTTTAGTTTGTACCCTCAACAGCTTGTTCCAAGCAGCTTAAGGAGATGACATGGATAACGTATTAATTCCCCTAAATAATATTGATCAAAATAAAGTAGTTTATGTAAACGTAGCCGGAATCGTTTGGATTACAGACGATGGCACCGGAAATTTATTGGTGGGCCTGAGTGACGGAACTCGCTTCCACATGAAGCAAAAACTAAGAGATCTTCCTCCTCAATTTACTAATCTCGTGAGATAATATGGATTCTATAATCGTGGGATTTTCTAGACCTAAGGCTTTCTTTGAACCATTCAGTTGGATCATTAGGGCAATTACTAGGTCGAAATTTTCCCACGCTTATATTCGTTTCTACTCTGAAGAATATAACCGATGGTTAGTCTATCAAGCCAGCGGCCTTAAAGTAAACTTCATCGGCCAAACTTCATTTGATGATGTGGAGTTAGTTTACGAAGAGTTCAACGTACCTGTTACACCGCTAACAAAGAAAACTGCCATTCAAGGCGCTATAGATAAATGCGGATCTCCATATGGAGTAGGCCAAATCATAGGGTTTGGCGCCGTTCTTTTCATGAGGATCTTCGGAAAGAATATTCACAATCCATTCTATAGCGGATCTTCTTATGTTTGCTCTGAATTGGTAGCAGATATTCTTATTGAAATTGATAAGGAAGACGCAGGCAGCTTAGACCCATCGGCCATGACGCCACAGGATGTCTACAATTTCATGATTTCTAAGGGATTTCAATCAGTGGCCGGATAACTTCGCCATTGTCTCAGCTGCCACCAAAGTAGTCAAAACGCCTAATCCAAAAGCCAACTTATCATTCGATTTCTGTAAATTATCGGATTTTTCCACTCGCGCACTTACTTCAGACAGAGAAACCATCAATGCTTGGATTCTTTGTTCGTCTGTGGCAATCGTTAACTTAAATTGAGTGATTGCTTTATAGAGATCGGCCATCTGTTTATCTTTAGTGGCACCGTCCTGTATGATTTTTCCAACGCAGCTATTCTGAGTAGCAGAATAAGTATAGGTTCCATCGGCATTAGACTTGATAGTGGAGAAGTCACAGCTTGTCCCATCACTAGTAGTCACGGTTAAGCCAAGCGAAGCGCTCGAAAACAACAATATTAAAATCATCAAAATTTTCATATTTATCCTTTAACCCTGCTTGCAAAAGCTATTAACCCTGCGAAAAAAGTAATTAGTAGACTAAGTTTAATGATCATATCCCAAGTGTGATACTTCTGTTGCATTTCGATCTTCGCTTTAATTTCACGAAACTTCATTTCTCCTGGATCAAAATAATGCTCGTCTTCCCATTCTTTTTGTGTCATTTTTTAAACCAATCATCGGGCACGGGTTGTTCTTGTTTTGGCTCATTCTGAGCTTTCTGAACTAATGCGTCTCCGGCAGCTTCTTGTTGCTGGGCTTGCGCAGCAAGAGTTAAATCTTTTTGCTGTTCCTGCTTAAGGATCTCTTTTGAAGTCCCAAGTAAAAGATCAATGATCAAATTATGGTACTTGATTATCAGGAAAATTATCCCCATCAGTGGGATTATCGTATAAAACAAAATCTTATTAGTGCTGTAAATGTCTTTTAGCCAGCTTTCGACCCTATCCTGCAAACTCTTAGCCGCTACCTGAACCACTGGAGCTGGCGGAGGCGCTACTGGAGCGGGCGTCGGGGCTACCACATTAACATCGACTGTGGCGCTAGGAATAATAGGTGTTTGTGGATTTTGATCTTCGCTCATTAGGTCTCCTTACTTGGAAGTACTTCCGGCCTGGGGATCTCCGGCGGGGCCGCCCGTCGCGACGCCTGGCTCGGCGTCAGTTACCTGACGACCTTGTGCGTCCATATACGATCTGACAGTCGTTGTCGCGTGCTCAAAGCTATTGGCCGTCATGAATGCAATGGTGATTCCTTTAAATAAATCGACCATTTGGGCTCCATCGATCAGGCCTTTAAGCCTGAATAGAATGCCTACGATATAAAGTATTAGAACTAATAGGGTTTTTCTAAATCCAAATAAGATATTTATCGCTTCAGCGGCTTTTTCTTTCATCTTAACTCCTATTTAAATGATATATCACATACTCCTAGGAAGATCAAGCAACTAATCTTATCTATTGGAGAATTAAATGGACATTTCAGTCGAAGTAGGAAGCTTAATATTGGTCGTAGCCGCTGCCTGGGCTCTTCCATGGAAGATCAGCAGCAAGATGCGTACAGAACGCGAGGCTGAGGCGGCTAAGACGCTACAGGCCGCAAAAGAAGCCGACTCTCAGGTCCGTAAAGAGTTCCAGGCCAAAATAGAACTAATGGAGAGCGAATTCCAGGCTTTCAAACACGAAATAGATAAAGACCTAGTCCACATAAAAGAAACCTATAATGGGGCTCTAGCTAACTTGGGTGAGAAGATCGAAGACTTACGCAAGGAATTAAGAAATCAACACGGCCAGCTAGTCAACCTAATTTCAGAATTCATTAAAAAACAATAATTATCTACTTACGAATAAAAACGGATGCCATTCATCGACAAACTTGGTGAACTTGCTTTTCTTTTTGTAGTTCCCGCGCCTTCTAACTCTCTTGGCAATCCCGCTTCCGTAAGGTCCCCACGCAGTCCCAGTTACATAGGTCGAATCATCTTTGTTTCTGGAGATGGTGATTATTTTTAAGGGTTGATACATGTAAGTAGGTTCAATGCCTACAGAAACATAATGCTCACCAACTTGAAAATCTAATCCCTCAAGCTTGAGAAAATCTAAAGCTGCATTTGCGAATTCTTTGTTAATTCTTCCTTGGTTATCCAATAGAACTTCTGCATTTGCTCCAAGGCCATTATGTACAAGTCTGTGTTTCATTTAATCCCCAATTGCTGAGCCTTCCATCGAATGGACCAAGGATCTATGGGCAACCATTCCGGCTCAATAGCTAATATTTTATCTACCAATACTTTAAGATCTTTGTATTCGGCAGGGCTCACAAAGAAAACCGGACCTCTTCCACTTTCAGTGGCAGTGGCAGCTCTTTCTACGCATTGTTGAAGCATTTTTTGGGTCAGTTTCATTGGAATTTTGGAACGGTAAACGTGATGCGATCCTTGCCGCGTTTATCTAATACTAAGACTTTCCCTTCAATTCTTTTAGAGAACATAACTATAGCTGTGCTGGGTTCGGTGCCATCTCCATAAAGACTTTGAAGTAACCCATCGCCGAGATAGTCCTTGAACTCAGCTTCTTTAATGGAAGCGCAGAATCTATTTTCTTGATTCGGATATCTTGTGATTTCCAGTTCCAAATTTAGAGTGTCGAGCCAATCGTAAAAGTTCATCGCTTTGCCTCGAATGAAATGTTTTCTACTTCGCCTTCATCGCTTAGTGTCTGCCTGAACCCATCTTGTTCTATAATTACGGTTTGCTCGCCGTATTTCTTTTGAAGAGTTCTGATAGCTTGAACGCCAGTGTTAGCAGTGTTTATTAAATCTCTGTGCTCGGCTTCACTCTTTTCCTGAGTGTTGGGTGGATTTAAAATAGAATTTTTCAAGTTCATAATTGAAACCCCGTTTCTTGAATTTGTTTTTCAAACTTACTTGCTAGTTTTTCTAAACTCTCAATGATTTGTGCGTCCGTCTTTCCTTCTTGTTGGCCAAAGAAGATAGTTCTTTTGACGAGCGTAGGGAAAGTGGAAAGCTTCATGTTCATGTAGCGCTGTGGATCATACGTCTTTTTGACATATTGTAATACCGATTGAATGTTCATTTTTCCTCCTGTAAATCGTACCATCTCTGGAACTGCTCATAGTTTAACCAAGTTACGAACTTATGTCCACAATATTTGCATCTTATTGGTCCCGGCGGCCCATTGAAAGCTTTATCACATGATGCACAGCGATATATTTCAATGGACTGTAAATGTCTGGGCATCTCTTTTGGCGATTCCTTAAATTTCATCCATGTCTCTTAATCTGCCCTTATCCTCACCGTCTACAAATAAGCGGGCGCCATGCGGGAATTTCATTAGAACATCGCGACCAATAACAATTCTTTCAAAGTAATCAAACACGGCGGCTAAGGGAATGTCTTCGAATGGATGCATTACTTCGAGAAGGTGATCGCCAGGCGTTACACTCATGGCCAAATTCATAATTCTTCCTCCGTAGCTTTTCTAAAGTCTTCCGGATGCACCATGGGAACTACTAATCCGTTCCATTTGGCTACAATGCAATGGCCGGGGCAATTAGGGATATCCGAGAGAAAATAAACAACTTCTCCTACTTTTAATGGATGATCTTTATATCTTGGTGTCATCCAAGAAGGAGCAAACACAATGGCTTCGCCTTGTCCAAATTTACTCTTCGGTTTTTTCATCTTTTAACCAAATTTCTTTCAGTGCGTTAAGAACTCTTATTTTCCTGCTTTCCGTGACGAATTCTCTCTGATCTTGAGTCAAGCCAAGATTCATGAAGGCCTCGAAATCATTGGTCAAATAAAATTTATATGTATCATCTGGATCATAGGTGTATTCGCTATAACCTGCGGGGATTCGATGATGAAACCCGATTCCGTATTCATTGGCATACAAAGTGAATTCAATATTAGCATCCCAAATATTGTCGTCACCCTCTTCTACATGGAGAATTTGTTGAACCTTTATGTATTCGTCCATGCCTTCAGGTTGAATACTTTCAAAATTCTCATCGAACCAACCGTGAAAGCGCTTACTCTCTAATTCTCTCACGATCTTTTCAGAGTAAACCCTGCCTCTTCAGCTTCTTTCTTGGAGAGAACAGTTCCACCCTTTTCGCCTTCTTTAGCTGTACGCTTGAAGTCGATATCTCGGTAGTACATAAAGGTTCCGTTTGGTTTGTGGATCTTATAAACCAAAAGGGTGTTGGGATCTTGAGTATAGGTATCAAGACCAACTTCCTTCATAACCGATTGTAGTTTTTCGCGAGTGTCGTCAAGCTCATCTTTGATGGCTTCATACTTGGCGGCAAGCCTTACGAATTCTTTTTGTGCGTCAGTCATATATTCTCCTTATACATCGCCTGGGGGTCGGCTCCAGCGATCTTTTTCAGCCATTTCTTCCAATTGTTCCATAACTTTAGCTATTATATTTTGAACCGTGTAAAATTTCAATTTTACTGACGTTTTCTTCAAAAATACCACTCTCACTGAAAGAACATCCTGGCGACGTATGGAATGCTGTAAGGTTCCCTCATCATTGTCGCTCAAAACTAATGCTCCTGCGGTACCAGGAACGCTCAGAAGCCAATTTAAAGCAGAGTCGAACACATTGCCCAATTGGTCAAAGTTGTTATTGACCGTTCTTTTCAGAGCGGGGAATTCGTTGACTGCCTGGACTATACATTTATTTCTGTATTCTGCATCGCTTATGGTCGTATCTCCGTAATGTCTTCCTGGACCTAAGTCCACTTCTATAGGATATGACGAAACAATTTCTTCAAGTAAAATTACGTGGTTTTTTGTGGCAGTTTTTATTGAAATTTTTGCCGTTCGTAGTTCGTGATCTCTATATTGATAAACAAGCTGCTTATCAACTCTGTAATTATCCTTTTCTTCGGCTGTTTTTCGTTTGCGAGGAAAACAAAGCACGTGGACTACAAAGACAACGGCGAGTGCGCTTAATACTCCCAATACGGCTAGCATTATATTCCATGCGTCATTCATTTGGTCACTTCCTTCTTTCTTGGGTGAAATATTACATTCCTCTTGTGGGCAATCTGCATTGCTATGGCCTGTCTAAGGAATGGGTAGACCTGGCCGATCTCATGGTTGATTGCCTTGAACCATTCAAAGTATAACTTAGGTTCCTTAGAAAAGGAAGGAGAACTGTAATTTTGGTTGTAATCACTCACTAGCTTATGGCGAATATAATTCACCATGATGTGATTCAGTTGCATTTCCTCAATCTTATCAAATGTTAAGCTCTCTGAATTAAGATAATTGTAAGCATCTAGGGCCTTAACTGCCAACATACTGATATCGAATCTGGGAACTACAAATTTATAAAGCTTCTCCCTGTACGATTCCTTCATTCTGTTTTTCCTTTTGTTCATTTAATTGTTTAACCACTTGCTTCTTGAAATCATTGATCTTTTTCTCATGTTGTTTCTTTTCCTTAACTACATTGGTGCCGCCCGCTAATGGTGCATGAGGATCAAAAACACGCCTGGTGCCGTAGATGAGCTGCTCTTCAACTTCATGACTTTCCAGCCAAATTAGTAAATCCCTAACGGCCCTAAGGAGTCTAGTCTCAGTCATTTGTTTGAGTTCATCCTCTTGAAACACATGGTGCCTGTAGATTCTTCTATCTTCCCCAGTAATGCGATCCTTGATCGTAATGAATACCTTCAAATCCATCATGTGCTCGTTACCGTCAGCGCCGCCCCATGTAGAGCCAATGAAACAAAACTCTTTTTCACCCTTATAAGAAAGCTTTTTTACTATGCCGAGCATTTCCTCAAAATTCATCCGGCCTCCTTCTTTTCACCACGATTATAGGTAAAGAGAAAGCTCTTGAACATTCCGAAATGAGCGCAGTTGTGATTCTTTTTACACATTTCTTGCACTGCGACATCAAGTTCTGATTGTTCTATTTCTAAATTTCTGATACAATGCGCAATGATAGCTGTGAAGTTACCAGCGAATGCACCATTATGCTTTGTATGAATCTGCCATTCACCATGAATCATATCTACTGCTGGACAAAAAAGTTCGAACATATTTGATCCCTCCATTAACCATGATATGAAATATTTTTCGTTTGGTCAATAATTTTTTCATCGAAAGACACTTTTTAATGATATAAAAAGATCACGCCCGCAGGCATGAATGTTTGTATGTATGTATGTTTGACTGTATGCATTCCTTAGAGCGGACCTAAAATAATAATTCGTTGTCCTTTGGATAACTTATGATATACAAAAAGTCGAGAGGTATTTATGGCCGATAAAGTATTTGACGATTCCAAAATATTCATTGAAGGCACTGAAGCTACATGGCGAATCAATGAAGACGGACCCATCAACGGTAAGTATATAGGAACATTCAAATTTCGATGTTTCCTTACTCCTACACAAAGAATTTCCGCCAATAGAGAGTACCGTGAAATGTTGGGCGGTAATCCAACACTCACTCCCGAACATGAAGACTCTCTCGCATATGCGCTAAGCCAGCTTAAGTACAGAATAATTTCTTATCCCCCATTCTGGGAGGGAGAAGACAAGCCCGTTCTTGGCGATATCGCTGACACGAATATCATCTCCCTGGTTCTTGACGCAGCCGTTGCCGCCGAACTTAAGTATAGGAAACATTTGGAAGAAAAGAGAAAGAACGCCATTCAAAGAGCCAAAGAAGCCGCCGAGAAAATCTACCAACAGCAAGTTGATGAAAATAAAGAAGCGAAGGATGAAGGCGAGGATAAAGAGAATCCAGATAAATCCTGAAGCTTTCCTCCATATCATGGCTGAAGATACAGCCTGGAGGGTTTCTGAGGGCGTTCCCCGTGGAGCAAAGCTTCGCGGAGCCTCTATCGACCCATATACACAATCAATCATCCTATTGGTCGAGGATGAATCCTTTGATGCGATCGATGTCAACACCATAGCTCCCCTTTTACGTACTGAGTTTGAAAGAATATGAGTTTCAAGGACCTTATTGATTTTTGCAGTGCTGACGCATTGGCTAATTCCATGGAGCCCACGGAAGACGCAGTGTGGAAATCCATATGTCGTGAATATTCCACCAAATTTCACACTCCTCTTCATTTGGTCTTAAACGCTTTAGATCCGGAACTAGTAATCTCCCAAGTTTATGCATCACGTCTAGAAAACGTCGATCACGAAGAAAATCTAGATTCTATTCTTGACTCGATCTACACAATGGAAGACCCAACCTACTCCAAAGATAAAGCCGCAGAGCAGCAAGCATTTGATGAACAGGCCGAGAAGGACGAGAACGAACGTCTGGAGCGCGGCGAGTCATTGTTTAAACATTTGATCAGTCGTTCCACAAAAAATAACGCAACTAAGATGAAACAAATCCTCAAGAAAAAAACTCCAAAGCCTAAGCCCATGCCTAAACAGGGCGGCATCGATATGGATAAGCTAGCTCACTTGGCCGCTGAAGAGGAAGAGGGCGGCTTTAAAGATGAATAGTCATTTGGGTCGCTGGATGGTAATTCTCCTTGTCCACATTGCGGACACTGGAAATTATCCCAACAACCGGTCCAACGAACTTTACAGTCGTCGCAAAACATGCCCCGACTGTATTGTGGCGGAGTCGCAGAAAAATCACCTAAATATTTATAATCTCCTGTAGAGTCAATAACTTCTACTGGAATATGGGTTGGAAAACAGTGGCACTTACCATTTTCCCACGTTTTACAAATAATTGGATTAGCCATTAGCTTGTCCATTAGCTTGTCTCCCACCATTCGTGAATTTTAGCTTTACTACTTAAATATAGAGGATGTTTAGGAAATCCCTCTTTGGTAAAGCCAAAAACGTGCATTACACCAAGTTTTTGCTTTACATCGTTGTGTCGTCTATTTAGGGCGCCGTGAGTTCCCCAACATGCAACAGTCGTTTTGGCATATTTGTAAATCTCGCCGAGCCAGTAATCATTTCTATAACCTACAGGATTGTCGCTTTTATATAGTTTCTTTGGGTCCGTAGATCTTAATGCAAATATGTTTCCGACCAAGATACTTCCGTATCCCCATTTTTTCGCGAAGCCAATGCAGCGCCTAATGGTTGGATCGTCTTGAGTCTCATCGGCTGTGGAGGGATTTAGGCCAATAAAAGCTATGGTTTCAAGTGTTGGGTCCCATTCTCTATAAAGAACATACCTATACAGTCTGAAAGGTGAAAATACAGTTTTTGGGGTCCAATGATTACAGGTACTTGGAGGGGTACCCCTCCCCCTTTTCGGGCCTAAATTCGCGAGTTTTTCTTTCATAGGTCAAATCCTATGGATAAGCTCATATTGTACAACATTGGAGTCAAAAGGTTATTCCACTTCAAATAGGAGTTACCCCATAAATTGATTCTATAATTGGCTTCGCCCCCAATGATCGGAACAAGGCCGGTGTCACCGAATTCAGCAATGCTGGGCGGTATGACTCCAGCACTCTCAAATGTCTTATTGTTTTGAACATAGCCCCCGCCAACGACACCAATGAACCAACCTCCATAGACGGCGCCGAATGACGCATCAAGTCCAGTCATGGGCTGACCAACAGAGTTCTCGCCCCCGAATAGCTTGGCGCCCCAATAGTAGTCGTCCTTGGTTTGGTGGACCCATCCAAGGCCAAATAAGGGATTGTCTATAAGTTCGTGGTCTGGTGTTAAAGTGTGATCGTAGGGCATTGGGCGCCCATCAGAGCTACTTTCTAAGTGATAGGTCAGACTGCCGCCAACGACTTCCAAAGAGTCTTTGGCCTGAGCTATAGAGCTTAACAGGATAATCAAAAAAATAGTTTTCACAGTTCTCTTACTTCCAGCCCTTGCAGTACAAGGGGACGGTCTTTAAAGTGTGTTCCCAATTGAGTAAAGACATCCTCTACAAATTCTTTGCTTTCACTGCCCAAAGCTTCTGATTTGTCGATTGTCATGTATAGGCCTTCTTTTAGGGTCGTAACAAGACCGCGTTTAACCCAGCTTTCAGACTGTGTGTCATAGATACCGTATTTCATTTTCCCACTTCCTTCAATTGTTGAACACGTTTAGCGATATAATGCATGTAGGATGAATAATTTCTATCGCTACATCCTTGATCTATCGCGCTTTCAAGTTCTTCTAAAGTAAATTCCTCAACTTTTAATGGTTTGTTTTTAACCCATCGGTTTCCAATAATTTTATAGGCGTCTTTCATAAATCATCGTTCTCCTCTGGTTCGTCATTTTCTATGATGTAATTGTGAAGAACTTCTCTTCCATGGACTTCGAAGAGAAGATCTGCCAACTCTTGGTTAGACATTGCATTGACCTTTTGAATGATTTTTCTAATCGCCTTATTGCGAGTAGTAGTTTCAGTTGAATAAGCGCTCATAGCCATCTCCTAATGTGAACTGAATAATACTGTTTCCCTTTTGTTTCTGGAGTTTTACCATTGATTACTCTGTAGTGATTTTTTGATTTATCCAGATCGGCTTTCCATTCCGAACCGAACTTCTCTTCAACATAAGTCTCTACGAATTGATTGAACGCCTCCCAGCCTTTGCCATCATAACCAATATCAAAACCTTCTAAGGGAATCTGGGCCGTTGCTACTTCTTGTTCTTTACCTAAATTTTCATTCTGATAGACTGTCGCACTAAGGGTCTTTCCCGAGGACCCCGTAACGACGTTTCCGAATTCTTCCATGGATAATCTTAATTCAAGAACGTGAAGTCCTGAAAGTCTATCCTCAACACTTATTGAAATAGAGTGTCCATCGGACCCCGTACTTCTAGCTATTGATATGGCTCCGTCGATCTTTACTTTTTTGGTATCGTTGTTTATCATTAGTCCTCCTGACTCATAACTGGAATTTTAGTTTTAAGAAACGCCGTGTCTTGAGTGAAAATTGGGGCTCCCTGGGCTACCCATCGAGTCCTTGCTACATTGCCAGGAGGTCCATCTTTTCTATGAATCATTGGGGCTAGATATGCCTCTTTAATAACTACTCGCCCGTTCTTTTCTCCAGCTGAGTATTCACTCCAGTTGATATTTTTCGCCGTAAATAGCATTTCCTGAAGTTCATCGCAGTTTTTGCCCATGCATTGGCTATGAGTGAATGCGGCCCGAGCTGCCATCTGAATACTATTACGAACTGCGTCTTGTTGCCTCCATCTGAAATAGTTATCTACTTCTGTAGGGTCTGGAATGGTGAATACTCTAGCGTCGAACATGGCAGGCCTTGCGCTTAAATCAAATCTGTCTTTAGTTCCACTTTGACTTTCGGCCAATAACTGAAGTTCTTCGTTAAAGCGTGCCGTAGCCAGAGAAGCAGCTACAGATACAATTTTTTGTATATTGCCGTCAAACCATGCATCTGTGTGAATGGTTTCAAAATCAGTTAAAAGAATACTTATTTCGTCGGATTGAACATACGCAAATTTTGCACCTTGTATTTCCTTGCATAGAGCCCTTGCGGTCGTGTCCATTAATGCCATCAAATCTTTATCAAAGGGTTTTTCGCAATGTTTAGCGAATGTATGGAATGCCTTTCCATCAATTCGAATGATTGTGTAGGTTCGACGAGGCAAGAAGTAACGCGTTCTATCCTCGTATTGATTCTTAAGTCTGTTACCTAATTCGTCGTGCATTATGCGGCCTCCTTAAGTAAATTTGGACAGTCTTTTCTTCTTATTTCGGCCATACACGCGTCGGCAGCCATCAAAGGTCTGACTTCCCAGGGCTCATAGAAGTCGTGAGCAGCATAATAGCGAGAGTCTCTATATCGGTTTTTCTTTGCAAATTCTTCGTCAATCAAATGGACAGCCGGTTTCTTAAAATCATAGGTTTTTCCTAGATAAATCAAAGTTTTGTTTTTGGTGTCAAAGATTAGATTTTTGTGAGCAACATCAAATGCATGAGAAAGATCGTGGCATATGGACCAAGCCAAATTGCCATCATCGTTCGCGCCCATTTCGATCAACGCTTGGATATGAAGAACGCAAGATTTGGTTTTATGGTTGTAAACGTCTAATATGCCCTTGAAGATAGGGGCATCCAAAGGATTACCTTTGCTATTTTTGATTACGGTAATTTTCTGTACTTTTTTCTTCATCTCATTGCCCCAGACTAATCGGTCAACCATTTTAATAGCTTGTCGTGCAGCCTTGTGTTGCTCTGTAGGAATACCTACAAGTTTAACTCTCATATTCCTTCCTTGTCCCATTCAATTTTAGTCATGCGTTCCAGTATAGCAACACTCTCAGTATTGAACTCATTTATCCAATGAGTGGGTGTCCCTTCGCCGTTACGGACCTCTGTTACTAGACCAAGGTTTCTCAATAGCTGGCCGAAACGCTGATCTGTGTTGGCCTTAACGGCTTTAGACAATTGTTTCAATATTTCTCTATTAGCTTCTTGTCTTGTCATATATCCATCGCTGACTGATAAAAACAATCATCACACCAAGTTACTTCTATTTCTTCGTTGTGAACATCTTGAGCAAATGGGTCCAATCCAGTTCTAACGTTTTCTGTCGAACCGCATCTTTCACATTTGTCTGGGTCTTCTGGATCAAACTTTCTCATTTACTCTCTCCCTTTGGCTAAGGATGTAAGTGTATGTCGTACCATCGACATTACGTCTTCGTTTCTGTAGGCGATATCCCACATTTCCTTAATTTCTTCTTTGTAAGGGTCACCATTTTTGGCAGCCCGAATAATATCCATTATGAGCTTAAACCCATAGTCGGACTCTTCCTGCTTAGTTTTGAATTGACCGTCCAATGAAGCACTCACTTGTACTTAACCTTTGGCAAATGCCCAGCAATGTTGTCCCAGAAATTGGCCGTTCGGGTCCATTCTTTGGCCTCGGCTGCCCTAAGATCACTGTCCTTAGATTTACTTAAAGCCGCTGTTTGCATGTTGCGTGCGCTCAATACAGCTTTACTGATGGCCTCTTCTCGCGTATCAGCAGATGCGCTGACGCTGACTAAAAAGCCCTGAGCGAAATCAAGAGCATTCACTTTTTCTCTTTTGGGCATCCTGTGTTTCTTTTGCGATTGCATTTTAAACTCCTTCTTCTATGTTCATTTGATAAATGTCTGGGTACTTAGCTACAATTTCACTTCTGACCTTTAAAATCTGTTCGTTGATTTCTTTGGGGTACCCCGAGTCAAGATCCCACTCGGCCCAGATGCCATCAAGTAGTTTGGTTACTACTATTTCAGCTTTAGTCGGCTTAGGCATTGCTTTCTCCCATCTCAATGTATTGGGAATAGTCGAACTCGTTTTCCATTCTAGTCCAATACTTATTGAACGTTTCCATGGAAATAGTTTTAAAGACATTCCCGCAATCATCGAACAAATCGACCTCTTCGTCGTTGCACACATTGTAATCGTCTGTGCCAGGGAAGTCCTCTGCAAGCAATTTAACTACGGCGTCAAGTTCATCGTCCATTCTTTGTTCATTGTCTTTTAACATGGCCTACTCCTTCTTTCCGGTTGGCTGTTGATTATGTTTGCGACCAGCTTCGAGTATTGGTAGACCGGCCTCGGTAGGAATGTAAATTGTCTCAATACCGGTGCGCTCCTTAAGACCTTCGATGTAGAGCCATTTGAGATAAGCCTCGTTATTCTTAAGGCTATTGCCAATGATAATATTGGCTTGCTCTACTCCATGGGCTCTAGCGACTTCGGCAGCGGCTAAGTGAGTGGCGGACTCCTCTTTAGCAATGGCATCCTGAACAACGACTTTCTTGGAGTACTCAGCCTTTGCAAGATCGGCCTCTCCTTCAAGTCTTTGTTGCCATACGTTGTATGGTGGCCACATGGTACATCCGGACAACATCATTAGGGCAATCAATAAGATAAGTGTTTTCATAAGTTTAATTTCTCCTTCATATCATTTGATAAAATCAATCCTTCTTTTTTAACCTTCAAAAGCAGTTTTACTCGCTCTTTTGAGGGCAACCCATTTTGTACCAGCCGGTCAAGCTTTTGTAATAGAGTGAGAGCGGTATACTTCGCCTGTCTCTCCTCGGCTTCTTTGCGCTTGCGCTGTTTATTGGCTGAGGCCGCGCCGCTCTTATTATTGTTTGTTTTCTTTCCATGCGTAGTTAAGCTCATCGCCCTGACTCCCTTTCAATCTCTCTGTTAAGCATATTCTGTGTAACTTCTGCAAGTCTTATTACTTGATCGGCCAATGAACTTACGCCCGATGCCGTTTGTTTTAATAGTTCTTCAAGTCTTTTGACTTGTCGTTCTAATTCTTGTACCTTATCCGTCTCGTTCATGCGGCCTCCTTTATTTCAGTTAATGGTTCAACTTCAAGTTCATATGCTTCATTCCACATATAATTCAAAAATTCGTGCTTTTTCTTTAAGTTTTTTCTTAAAGCATAGGAGCCATACACAGACATGTAGTTCATTCCCCAAGACTCACAAATCTTAATAGCTAATTCGTCGGCCTCAACTTCAAATAAGGGAGCATCCTCCATTACAGTTCTTTTCCAAATCTCATTTGCCTTTATTGCGTCCAAATCGTCGGGCAATTTGAAGAACTCATAGGCGTCCAGCATATGCTGAATGGAGTGAACAATCTCATGCACTATTGTATGAATGAGTCCCTTAGTTGGCCTTGCAATGTTATAGACATCAGTGCTTATCCATATGGTTCTTGTTTCGCTAAAGTACACTCCGCAAGTCGTGTTTGTGTAGGGCTTAGGGAGTTTACCGAAAAAGATCGGTACCCCTAAGTCTTTGGCCAACTCTAAAGTCTTTTCGAAGTATTGACCAAGGTCCTCTTCATATTTACGTGTGTTCATGCGGCCTCCTTAGATTTTTTACATAGCTTGCATTCGGCGTCCGAGTGGTATTGACTGGCCATTCCAATAGAATATATCTCTGCTTCGCCTGCATCTCCAATACCGCCAGTTTCTTTAGCATCCTCTTCTATTTCCTCATCTATTTCGATTTTGTGTTTTTTATAATGAGCCTTAGCTTCTTTTACAGCGGCCTTAGCGCTTGTAGTGAGTGCTTCGTAGAATACCAGACCACTGACTTTAAAAGTTCTTTGTATAGCGACCATATAAGTTTTCTTTTTCATATGTCCTCTCCAAGTTCATAGTCTTTATAGTTATCCCAATCCTCTTCCTGTGAAAACTCCCACTCTTCTTTCAGGGCCTCTTTGTGAATTGCGATGTCTAGCTCGTGCAATTCATCAAGAGTGAGAACATTCGTGTCCTCGTCTACTTTTGGCAAATCAAATTCAAACTTATCTACGGTCCATCCCGATGTACCTCTATTACCATCGGCGTCTGAGCCACAATTATTATCATACTCGCCAATTGCCGTGACTTCAATTTCAAAAGACTTCCCAGAATTTAATTCTACTGTTAAAGTTTTAGTCACTCGATTGCTCATAGCGCCCCCTGACCATTAATTCAATGATCTTAAAGTTTTTCTCTTCAAAAGCCCAGTCGCCCTTTAAATCAGGATGTCCCATAGTGGTTTGGCCGTGAATGAATTTCTCGGCATCGCCCCTATATTCGAAAACCGTATAGGCGCCGCCCTGGTTTCCCCAAGAAAGCTGTTCATTTATAACAACGAATACGTGTCTAGTAATCATAAGGCCCTCAGAATGGTTAAGCGTTCTCTTAGAACTTCGATCATTCCTTGTTGAGCCAAGATCAAATTCTTTTGAGTGTTAATTACTTCATCTCGGTCTTCCATCGAACTCTTTAGCAGAGCAATAAGTTTATCCTGAGAGTCAATAAGTTCTTGTTTGACAGCAAGTAAATCTGTGTTCATTTTGCATCTCGTTTCTTGGACTGTTCGTACCAGTCTCTTGGCCCTTCATTCTTAAATACTGGTCGGTCAAGTTTCTTGGCAACAGCTATCAAGGTGCCCATTACGGCTAGAAGTGGTCCTAGGACACTTAAAAAAATAGAGGCAAAGATATCAGAGTAGGCATAGGGCTTTACTCTCATCACATAAGTAAAGCGAAGAGCACATACAAACCCTACTGCAAGCCATATCGTTATAGCGATAAGTGTGTTCATAACATCTCCAATCAAAAATCTAGTTTTAAGAGCACGGAGGCAAATAGTAAAAATATTAGTACCCCCATGCATAAAAACCAATCAAACTTCGCTTTCATCCTCTTCCTCAACTTCTTCGTCCACGCTGTAGTCAATAGTTTCATCGACTAATTCGTCCTCTAATTTGGCATAGACGGCATCTTTTATAGAGTCCTCATCCTCAGGGTCAGCCTTAATAATAAGACTGACCGTAACATTTATTTTCTTCATGGCTCGGCTCCTTAGTTATTTGCTACTGTTGGGGCGCCGAGGCCAAGCTTTTCAACGATAACGGGTTTCACTGTCTCAAATGCTGTGGGGTTATCTCGGAAGTGGCCAGACAATGCATTGATGAGAACGTCAAACGTGATGTCTTTCTTAGTTTTATTATCGAGCACGATAAAATTGTCAACGCCGAGTGCTAACACTTGTGGAAGTGTCGCATAGTTGGACAATTCAGTGTTGTATAGCTTTCGGTTTGCGTATCTCACGATTACGGTCTTGCCTGTGTTATTTGGTCCGGTTTTCATTTTAAATCTCCTATCATTTGGGTTATAAACATTGCCAGCCCCATTGCCAGCAACATAACAATTATCATTCTATAGCTCATACAACCATCAACACTTTCAAAAAGTCACCGTTCTCTTTATATGTGGCGTCCTCTGCAATGCCTTGAGCATGTTTCAATAGCTCGGGTTTGGCGACTTCAAGGATGTGTTCTTGAATGCTCCATTGCATGTTGTTATCATTAGCTGTCTTAATCGCTAAATCAATTTTAACCTGCAATTTCCCAGTGAATGAAATTAGCCCATTGGCCACACAATTCACTAGCTCTTCAAGGGCTTTGTCTATTGCTTTCGCTTTTTCTTGCCTTGTTAAACGTCCGTATATTTTCACGATGCATCTCCAAACGTGGGAAGTATTTCTTGTAAAGCATCGACCATGAGCTGATTAGGATTAGTGCCCGATGCATTGGCCACGTACCTAAGTATTGAGTCAAGAATAAGTCTTTCAGCCATTGAAATCTTAAGGAAATTATCCTCTTTGTAACTCAAGACATACTTAATAATTTCTAATGCGGCATCCTCTTGAAAAGGTAATTCTTTCAATTCTTTCTTTGTGAAAATGCTAATCACTTTACTCATTTTAAAAGCCTTAATGGTACCGCTAGATACCCACTGGGAGACACGTTATAATTATTCCATGCAATTTCTATCCACTTGTTTTGGTTTTCGTCTACTCGCGCCGCGTAGCCTAGAACTTTAAATTCCTTCCCCTTGTAATTAACTGTCGAGCCTATTTTTGGGACTTTAGTTTTCTTCATTCGAAAAACTCCCCAGTAGCTCTAGTAATTGCTTTTTCAACAACTTCCAAGATAAGTCTATTGGCCTCTTTCTCGGTTGGCTGTTGAACTCTGGTCTTAAGATCATATGAAATTTGCATTCGAGCTATGTGAAGAGCCTCCAACATTTCCGGAGCAGCAGATATAAGCCTTGCATTGGCCAATTTCTCTTCATAAGATCGCCCGTTCTTGCCAGCTTGCGAAACTATGCAAGCAATTGAAAGTTTATCGGTGCCTTTGATCTTAAGAGGGTCTTTGGGTAATTGTTTCCATGGTCCTTCTGTAAATTTATTCATAAACTCTCCAAGTCCTCAATTAATTGTGCCTGACTCTCGATCTTATGCTCAAGGTCCCTATAGGCCTGTCTCAATTCGTTCTGCCTCTCTTCATCCTCTGTGGTCTTTAGCAGAATTCGTATGTCACTTAAGTCCATCTCTAGTTGACCTAAAATTCGCTTTTGCTTAGTAATTTCCATAACATCTCCTATGTGACTATGGGGCCTAGTCTACATCTCCCGTTATTGTGAAACTTCCAATTGCAGTATTTGGTATGGCTTTATGCCAGCCTTTCAAGAGCATGTCGGCATGTTCTCGCCCCGAATGAGTTACCTTGCCCTTTACGAGCATAAGTTTAGCGACTCCTTGCGTAGCGTGATTAGGGCTATTATTGCCAGCTCGTAACGTCATAGGTCTGTACGGGCCACGTTGCCACTGTTTATCCTCTTCTCTCACAGGGTCCGGAGTATGCTGGCCCTTCACAGGAATGAAAAACCATTCGCCCTGTCTTTTAACATCAAGGCCTTTGAGCATAGCCCTCTTTACTTCCGTGGGAATGAGGCTATCGTAGGCCTCCTTAATACTCTTCACTGCTTTTGGCAATTGAACAAGGAAAGGGTTAAAGATTTTATGAGTTACTTCCCTACGGTCAATGTCAAAAAGGAATGTCTTGCTATCAATTTTAAAGAGTGATGCGCCAGTATAGTGAACTGTTTCATCGACCCATTTCTGTTTACCTTTTTTATCGCGTCCTCTTGGAAGCTTGCGAGTGATCTCCTCTTCTGGCCCTCTTTCAATGATGTCTAGCCTATTGATGTCAAGGCCAGTTTGAGTAAATACAGAAAAAGGAATCATTGGCACGTATTGAGCAAGATAACGTTGAATTGGGGTTTCGCCCCTGTTAAGTCTTTCACGTCCAAAAGACATGCGGCGTCCAATGAGTGGAAGGACCGAACTATTGCCAATGATGGAGCCTGACTCTAATCGCATAGCAATAATGTTTGACGATAGGGCTTTAAATTCAACACGACTACACCACGAGTTTTTCATATACTCTTCCGATGTGGTCAATACAATAATGCCTTTAGACGCGGCATTTCTAAGCTTTTTTAGAACTCTCTGTTTCTCTAGTTCATTGTCGGGAAGTCGAACCTGTTTATCGACAACGTTTCGATAAATGAATTTATTACCAGCGATAACATAGCGCCCATTCTTGCCCTCGGTTGCTCCATTGAGAAACTTTTGAGCAGCTTTTTCGCCATCGTTATTTGGCTCACTGAAACGATAGTTAATGGGTTTTTGTTTAACAACTTCTAAAGCTTTCATCCGGTACTCCTTTAATTAGCTATGTCAAATTCAATGCCCGACTCTTCTAAGGTCTTTTTGGCTTGATACAAAGTCTTATTGGCCTCTTTGACTCTTAAGCGCTGTTCACGGGCTTGCGTTAACCTATTAACTTCATGCTGCTCTAGTCGCTTGCGCAATTCTTTAACATCATTGCGTGTGTATTTGGCACCTAATTTGCGAGCGGCGCTAATTTGTTTCTTGAGTTCTTTATTGGCATCAACGTAATAGCTCTTATCTTTGATAAATTTGTTATTGATCTTAATTTCATTGCCAATAAGATCGTAGTACATTGACGATAGCGCTCCACTTCTAAAGCTATAGTCGTCAAGGCTGGATTGCATGTTCACTACTAAATCAATTTTTATGCCAAGCTCACGTAGCAACTGGCGCATGGTGCCTTGATGGCCATTTGTGGTAACACTATAACTATAGTCGTTGAAAACCCATTTGCCTTTGATCTTTTTAACATAGCACCAATGGCCATATGAATGGGCCTCTTCTGTTTCGAGGTTAAATTTGTTCTTGCCATTATTTCCTTTGAACTGTTTATTCCTAACTTGGTACGGAAGGACATAGTCTTTGACCTTGCCCTCGTGATCTAACTTTAATTTGAAGCCGTTAACTTTCATTGTTTTCATGTGTCTCTCCTTCATTCTTTTACTATATAACGCAATGCGACATTATGCAAGAGTTTTATCGCAATTTTTACAAATAGTGTAAACCATATTAAAACTCACGTAGCGAATGGGCTCGTGTTTATTGCAAGTGGGTTTGCTTCCTAATAGTTCGGGGTTCGTTACCTCTGGTACTCCTTTGTTTCGAGTCTGCAATAATTCGACCATGGAAGAGTCTAATGTTAAATAGCCAGCCTCAATATTTGCCTTGACAAATGCTATTTCTTCATCTGTTGCCATGCGAATATTGGACACATCGAAACTACCGTAAAAAGTCAGTGAAGTATTATTTATTTTTTTATCCCTGAACATGCAACGCCACTTAAAAGGTAGAACATCTTCAAGCAAGAAAAGACGTTTATCTTTTTTAAAGTTGTATTGTGAAAATATTATGTCTCCTTTTTCTAAGATCACTTTACAACCTCAACTTTTGCCGCTTGTGGCCCTCGCTCGGTTTCAAGGACTTCAAACTTAACTTTCTGGCCCTCGACTAAGTCTTTAAAGCCATCCGATACAATAGCAGTATAGTGAACGAACACATCTTTTTCACTGTTATCGACCGTCAGAAAACCAAAACCTTTGTTTGAATTAAACCATTTAACAATACCTGTTTTCACTTGTACTTCTCCTTTAATTGTTTCACATATTTCTTTTTATCTCTTCCCGACAGACTTGCGAGTGTTTTAGTCTCTTCATCTGTCAAGGGCATTTTATTGTTTTTCTTTGGCGCTTTTTCCGAGCGTCCAAATAAGTTTTCATTGGCCAAAGAACCCATCGCGAGCATTGAAGTTATAATGGCCAGCGCTCCAAGTTTATTCCTGCTCATGTGAACTCCAAGGCGTTTTAGCTACGCCAAATTGTTTAAGCAAAAATTCAGTTTTAGCGGGCAATTCAGAGACTAATACAATTTGCTTAGCCCCTAACCACGTTTGACTTGGGTCGTCTTCTATAGCTAAGTCCATAAAGCCTCGCTCCTCGGCATCTGTCGAGCTGTACTTTCTCATTGACGTGGCTGGCAAATTATGTTTTTTAATTGCATCGACAGCATAGCTTTCAAGGTTTGACCATACGAACATCTCATGGCCAGCGGTCCACAACCTAGAAAACAGTTCTAATACTTGTTTTTGTTTAGGCCCTTCAATTGTGCCCATTACATCAAATGCAATTCTCATGCGCTCTTCTCCTCTTCATTCCATGAGTCAAAGATGGCAATAACTTTATAAATACGACATCCATCAACACTCGTAACAGTATGGCCTTTGGTTTTATCTTTTAAGGAAGTTTGAAATTGATAGGGGAGTGCCTCGTAAACAGCTTGCCAGTAGTTTGTTATCTCTCCCTTGTTATTAGTCTCCTTGAGACAAACGAAAGTGCCAGCGTCCACTTTATTAGTGGGAGTCAAGGCTCCAGATCGAATGGCAATTTTAAGTTTCTCTAATAGTTTTTTAACGTCCATTTTAATCTCCAATTTCACTCTCAAGTTTTTCAATTAAAGTAAAAATTCTCATCTCTTCTTCGGGTTTACCCTGTTCGGCCTTATCCATGGCTACTTGCCCGAGATAGTTAGCAATTGCCTTGATGTCTTTAACTGTCAATTTCATTTTAACCTCCATACATCGGGCCAGCGAGGGCCTGCAATAATAAACTTGCTTTATAAAAAATGTGGTTTCTATGTTTCTTTGGTACTTCTTTGATGATTAGGTTATCATGCTCGTCAAAGAACGGAGTTTCATCTGTTATGCCATCATCTTTAAGCTGTTCAATGAAGTCCTCTTTTTCGCTATCGCTATCATTAACGATATAGTTTAGAGTGTCCTCCAATAATTGTGCCTCTTCTCTGTCAATTGAAATGTCCCGTTTCATGGCCCGTCCTCCAATACTCTAATTACGGTCAATGCTAAGCCGACTTCTGTTTTAACTCCCCAAGTCGTTTGATATTTAATAGGCTCATTTAGGATGCGATAAATTGGCTCTAGATTTAAAACCTCCGCGATCTTTTGGCCTAGGCTCTTTAATTCAGTTTCAGTCAGACTTGCATTGGTGAACGTTTTAATCATATGGCCCCCAATTCAACAATGAAATAGTTATCGACTGGTACAACGTATTGACTGAATGAGTATTTCTTTGCCATCTCGTTGCCATATTCGCTATTTCTAACGAAAGGGCTAACCAATGAATTGAAACTCTTCTCGCCAAATGTTTGCATGGTCTTTAGCTCTTCATATTTAAGTCCCGTAGCATCGGCAAGGAGCCCTAAATCTGAATGTTTGTGGACGTTGCCAATAACCATGAATGCGTACCATGATGGTACTTCGCTCTTATTTAAAACTCGGTACTCTTTGCCATTGGTCTTTAATACAATGCCATTGGGGTTTGTATAGGCGCCGTTTGAAACGTGTTCAATTGAACCAATACCGTCAACATTCAGGTACTTAGCCAAAACTGTCTTTCGCTCGGTTTGTTCGGCCAGCTCTTTAAGTGTTTCAATATTGGCAATTTTTAAGATAACTCCTTTGATGTGTTTATAGGCCAGCTCGCGATCTGTAAATTCAGTTTCAATGCAACTTAAGGGACGGGAGCCTTTTTGAACCCTCCAGCCCTGGCCATATGGCAATAGCAGGTCTTTAACCTCTTCAAAGGAAAACGTTCGGCGTGTGAATTTCATTACGATAGGTCCGCCCTCTGTCTCTTCAATAACTAAACTCATGTGATAATCAGCCAAATAGATATAGACAGACTTCAATTCAGTTTCAGTGTTTCGTGGGTTTTCATACAATTGGAAGAGTTTACTTAAATGAGAGTTATAGCCTCTTGCCGAGTATTCAATGTCAATTGTTTTCCAACGCTCTTCATTGTAACGATAGGTTGCTCCGTTTTCACTGTATTGGTAATAGCGAATTGGCATTTTATCGAATTCTTTGAACCTATCGACTAGGCCAGTAACGAAAGTCTTAAATGCCTCAAGTTCTTTCTGGTATTTACGGGCCTTGGCTTGTATGGCCTTTTCTAGTTTCGTCTCTTCTTTGATGGCATTGGCCTGTATTTTTAACGCTTCATTTAGAACATTCATAAAACTCCCTGCTATGCTACGTTTCTTTTAATCCAATTAATCATCTGTTCTTTGGTTTTGTTTTCGTTGCTCTCATCGTGGACCATTTGCAATTGCCTCATGGCGTCTGTCTCTAATGGCATAAACCTTTCAAGTTTGTAATCTGTAATAACCGTTCGAGCGCATTGGTGCTCCATCTTGCTCGAATAGCGTTTATCTGGTATGAATAGGCCTAAGGCGCACTTGCGACCATCGTCAGACCTATATAGACAGGTTTCTTCATTCTCATAGCTCTTGCCTACGAAGTTCTTTTCAATGTGGTTTATGATCTTTTCCTTGGTCCACTGATTAATTGGCGCGTACATAAAACTCCTCACGTTTGGGGTTAAACTTGAGCCCTCCGTAGCCCTCAAATGCCAACTTTCGCTGGCCTAGTACATATAGCCTCCTCGGCCTTTTGTTTAACCTACATGATTTATTAATAAGCAACTATGATGCCACGCATAAACTATTGAAACTATTAGTCCTAAAATTCACTTTTACCGTCGATTTTATGGACAGTGTCAAAACGATAGCCAGGGGGCCTATATTCGATCTAATGCGCCGCTCCGAATCTTTAAACCGTAAAGAGCCTATGCCAATTACGCCGTAGGTATTGCGTTTATTGCCAATTGCGCCAATAATGCCGTGATAAGCCCTCAGTTATCAATGCTTTACGATATACAGTCTCACTCACATTAGCGGCTTGAGGCATTGTGTAAATAGGTTTGACTATTCGACTCCAAAGGGAAGTGACCCGAGAGAAGGTTGGAATGCCCCTGGAGACAAGTTGACTCAATGAATAGACAGACGCTCGGCTTTAGGCAACCGTGGCAAGTAAAGCAAAAATTCACTTTTATCCAATGAAAAAGCCCTAGGCTGAAAACAACCTAGGGCCAGGGTTTAGGGGTTTGGGGAGTGTGGACTTTCTGGTCTATTTACCTCCAAAGGTTTGAATTATTGAAAGTGCTCTTTGTGGACTTATCATACATTGTGTTAAACAATAAGTGGTCAGTCCAATAAATAGCGCGACAATGATTAGAACTTTCATGGCCTCGACTCCAATGCATAAAATGTGTTTGTTTGTGGATTATACGCATAAGTGCCTTTTAACCATGCCCCGTCCTCGGAAATGGGTTTAAGGTAACCTACCGACTCAACGTGTGCCTTTTTTAAGCTAACTCTTTCTGTATATCTGTCTCCGTGGCTCCTTAGATAAGAGTCCTGGCCAGATTGTTTAGCGAGTGTTTCAACTAGGTCCGTGTGTTGAAACCCGACCACTAGAATTGACATTTGACTCGTTCCATTGTTTCGCCCGAGCAGCTCGACCACTGGTACGCCTTGACGTTGCAATTCTTGTAATGCCGAGTAATGTTGCAAGATAGTCTTATCAACGTTTTCAACGTCCAGCGCATCGTATGCATTGAAAATTAGAACGTTCGGTTTAGTATTCATTGTAACTCCCTCATAATGTTTTCGACCATACCAGTTATTGACAGGGCAATTAGTGCAAGGCCTATGCCAATGGTCCACGCATAGACTGGCCCTTTGTTTCCGACTTCAATGAGCATCGAAACTATTCTCTTCATTGGTTTTCAGTCCCTTCCACTCGGTTAAAGACTTCAACACTTGAATTTAAGTGTCTAATCATATTCTGAAGGTAACGGACTGTTTCAACGTCTTTTTCGTATTTAAGATCGAATTGCAAGTCTTTAACAAGGCCAGCAAGTCTCTCTTTATACCAGTTTACTTCGCTCGAATTCATTTTAACTCCCTACGTTAAAAGCCTAATCAGTATCGGTAATAGCTGACAACTTATTGTAAACACTTGTATTTTAAGAGTTTCAATCATAGTTTTTAAGCTGTTTTAACGAAGCTCTCCCATGGTTGAGGGTTTTTAAACCGCTTTAAAGTGTATTCCAAATGCTCTTTGGCCTCTTGTTTCGTTTTAAAAAGCCGTGGCCTTAGATCGTGTGTGTCGTCGTGTTGGTCGTTTGTATTCGAGCTAATGGTTAGGCCATTGGCGCCTAATTCATAGTAGTTTCGTCGTGTGATCTTATTAATGGCGCCGTCAACGTCTGCAATGTAATCTGGCTCGTTGTCAATGCAACCATGCTGCTCACAAGAGTTATGTGGCCCTTCGTTGCAACGTGCTCCCCAAATTGCGTCAAACGTTACCAGCCAATAACCAATTGGTACCGTGTCAATAACCGTTCGTTTAACCTCGACTAAACCTTGTTTCGTTTTCATTGTAACTCCCTCCTATTTAACTTATCGGCGCGTTGCAATAAAACTTTAGCAATAAAGTAAATAATTATTGCAGGTACAACGTATTGATCTATAGGTAGACTTAAGAGTATATCGACCACGGCATAGGCTGAAAGGTATTTCATCGAATGCCCCAAACTTGTACTCCGATTGTAAATGCCACGGTTAACAGTACAGCCAATGCAAGGAATGTGGTCAATGTGTCAAAGAAGTTTTTCAATGGCCCTAATGAATGCCTAAACGCGGCACCTATTAGACTGACTAAGCCAAAAACGATGGAAACAACGAAAACCGAATTCATGCGCCCCTCTTCAATTCGGCATGCAATAAGTATTCGCCCTGTTTAGTTACCGTTCGTTTTGACCAAATGTCGATAGGGCCACTACTAAGCATAGCGTCAAACTTATAGAGATAGCTCTTAAGGAAACGCTCGGCTTGTTTAATTGTTGGTTGCTCAATTGACGTGGTTGCAACTTGTTCAAAGAGATGCGTTTTATTATTTAGTTTCATCGTGTTAAGTGTGATCTTGGTTTTCATTCTCATTCCCTCCATTGGACTTCTCGGCTGTTTGTTCTAAATTCTTTAGTCTTTTTTGTTCTTTTTTCAAAAATGCTATAAATATTGGGATTGACTCAATATTTAAGGCCAGACAATGAGTCGAATTGCCTACGGTATCCCTAACTTGAATTGATTTAAAATAAGGATGGTCGTCAACTAATTGATTTAATTGTTCTTTATAGTATTTCATTTGATCTCCTCAAGGTCAGTGTCAACTAAAACCATATAACAATCGACACATTCAATGGCTATATTGCAAGGGCTATCCGCTGGCCCGTAGTAAACGCATTCAATTTTATGGCCTATGTGGTCTTTGAGTTTTAAAAACAATAGGTTAGGCATTATGAAGCCTCCTTTAATACAATGCCGGTTGCGTCCAATTGAATGCCGTCAATAAAATCAAAGGTCTTGACGCCGTTAGTTACAAGCCATTGACCCTTGCGTTGAATAACATTCCATGGCAAGACTAATTGACTCAATGCCTGATTTATGGCTGTCTTTGTGGACGCCGTTCGATAGCCTCCCGAATTTAAGACGATAGTAGGGCTAGGGCCAATGTGGTTAACCCAATATTCAACGATGATGGTTTGGTACATCTGGACGCGGGTAACGACACCTTGAGCCTCTAACGAGCGCTCGACTCTGATCTGGCCTTGGTTACGGTTGAAAACGTTCATTTTAAAACTTCTTGCACTCATTTTAAACCCCCTTATGAAAATTGATAAGATTCAAAAACACTAACTGGCATGGCTGTCAATTGTAACGCTCGGTCTACTATTTCATCGTACTCTTGAATAAAACCGGCATGTGTTGACAAGGTTTCTTGTGTGGCCCTTTTAAAATTGGCCTTGTGAGTGTCTATAGCAGTGTTAACAGCGTCTGTTAGATGATGGTCAACTGCAATGCCATAACCGCCAATGGTACGGACCTCGGACTCATATAGCTTAATGGTCGATAGTAAATTGACAAGCCCTAAAGTTAGTATGACTCTTGTATCGGCATTTAAAGACTGTCTCATATAACCCCCTTTGTTTCTATCTAACTTATCGGGAGATTGTTTAAAAACTTTAGCACTATTTTAACAGTTTGTATTTTAATGAGAAGAAACGCCTAGTTAGAGTATGAAATAAATTCCAATGCGCTTGAATGGCCTTATTATTACCATCACTTGCAAAGGTCCTCTTCTCATTTAGAAAACCTCCGTTAGCCTCAACATGGTCGAGGGCCTCCGTAGATACATTGACTAATTCAGTTAGAATGGAAGTCTTGACTAAGCTATAACCAAACATTAGATAGCCTCCTTGTATGGCCTGACTCGAATTGACCTAATAACCGATAGCGGTATATTGCCTAGATCATAACCAAAGGCCCTGACTGCAATGTATTGAGCATTCTTTAAGTTAGTAGCCTCGACAATACACGGCTGGCCGTATGAGTCGAATAGCTGTAAATCAGCCCTAAACACTATGTATTGACGCATTTACTAATTCTTTCATATAGTTACCTCACAAATGCCGTTACAATTGCTTTACTTGCCACGCGAAACAATGCCAAAAAGGCCCCTATTTACACACCACACACGCGACCACATTTATTTTAAACAAGCAAACTACGCTGGACGGCGAAGCTTTGCCTATTTTGTTTGCACAAACTGGATTGTATAACCCATCGAACGCCAATATTGAATTGACTCCGTGCTGGCATCCATTGGCAATACTTTAATCATACAGCCTCCTCTATTCGAATGATGGGAGTGTACAAGTGTGGTACACACCAAACGATTAATTGAGCCCTGCTTTTGACGCCTAACAGGCCATAAACAGTCGTTAGGTGAAACTTGACTGTCTTTGGCGCGATAAATAGCTGGTTGCCTACTTCTTTGTTTGACAGGCCTTGAGCGACCAATAAGACGACCTCTGTTTGGCGTACAGTCAGGCCAGCCTCTTCTAATTTGACACGTAGCTCTAATGTATTCATATTCTCTCCTATTGCTCAATTAGGTCTAACTGATCTTTAACATGCTCGGTATTGCGTATTCTAAACCATCTTTTCAAAAGCTTTAACATAATGCCTCCTAAGGGGAAGGGCCTTAGTCCGTGGCCCGCGTATGTCTCATAATTAGTATTTGCATGGCCCGTGCCAGCCACGCCGCGCCGTGGCGCATATGGCACGCGTCAATGTGTCGAACTATTAGTCAATGTCTAATGGCTGGTCGTTTGCTGGCCCTATATGTGATTAGGCCAACCAGACCCAATATAAGCAACCGCCACCACTGTCTAACTTATGGTCAAACAACATGGTACGGCTATTGCAAGGGGAAGAGCACTGTACACACATTCGTTGACACTTGTGGATAAACTAGACAGCTCGTATGTATGTAGAACCAGACAGCTATCATTGGCACGATTAATCAGTTGACAGTCTGTACACACATTAGACAGCACCTAAAACGTCTATCCTATTGGAATCAGTCAGGAAAACGAGTCGTCCGGTAGGTAGGTATACAGCCGAGGCAAGGGTCTAATGTACTAGGACATCGAATCACTATAAAATTTCCAAAATTTTTCTTATATCCATAGCTATAAAAATTTTTCCCAAAATTATATCCATACCTTAACCGGGCCGCCACAGTCCCGATACCACGCTATAAAGGGGCCAGAAATGAGCCAGGATAGGGCATAGTAACGAGTTCCGTGACAGCCCGGCCCAATCCACCCTTCCACTGAATTCCGCCCGCCAGCTCGATTCAGAGCCCACTTCCGGCCCCAAAAATACCATTGATAGTATTTCTGCATGATCGCATAGAATATATGCGATGTCATATAAAATAGCCCGATTTCGTAGCAAATATATGCGCTAGCATATAATCCCTTGACAAAGAAATTCCATAGGGGTATGGTGAAAGGATAGGAGGACTTATGCGTAAAATATTTGACTATCCGACCCTGAAGGCCTTTATGGCGGCGGAACCCACGGAAGCCCAATTTTCCGAATTTTTCATGTCGACCTTGGAACCGACTGAGGATCGTTTCGTTCGAATGGATCAGTGGCAAAATCGGAAGGCCATTTTACGGCATCCGAAGTGCCCAAACAAGATTTTGGAATATGCCGCCACTAGTTCAGTCTGGTATGAGCGATTTGTGGCTTATTTGACCAAACAGTCAAAAGCCAGCGGTTTTTGGCGCAAGGCCCTAAAGGACCCAGATCAAAGGGTAAGGGATGCTGCTATGAATTATTCTGAATATTTACGCAATCCACTTGGCCATGGCCGGATAGACTGATAATGTCACTCAATGACACCTATAAAAACTCAAGCAAAAAGAAGGACTTATGAAGCGGTCACCTAATGACATGGAAACTTGCCATATTTGCGATGGCTCCGGGGTTGACCCAGTTCCGGATTCGGCCTATAATTCCTTTGATGGTTGTTGGGAACCAGTTCCGCAACCTTGCGCGAATTGCAAAGGTGAAGGAAAAGTCAAAAAGGACAAAGATAATGCGCTCTAAGAAAAAATCAGGGACCCAAATGGCAATCGAGGTTTTGGACAAAATGCTGTCCATGTCCAATGAAGAACTTGACGCGCTGCTTAAAAAACATGAAAATGAACCTGAACACTGGTCAACCCCGATTTTAAGGGATCTCGGATATTTTGAACGGATCGCTGCCGAACACAACCAAAGGAAGAAGAAATGAGTTACAAAATAGTGATAGAGGAATACAAGTACACGTATCGAAGTTATATGGCTTGCGAAGATCAAGGTGAAGACGACTGCGTTGGCACAGGGTATCACTATTTTGTTTTTAATGGCAAAAGGAAATTAAAAAGGATTTTTTACTCTGAAAAACAGGCTCAAGACTACGTAAAGATTTTAAAAAGACAAGTAATCTTGTCAGCCAAGTCTAAGAAGAGATGATTCGCGATAAAATCCTTTAATAAATTAATAAAGGTGGAAAATTGCACTTTTCGTATTAATTTTATTAAACCCCTGAAACTACTCATCAAAAAATTTCAAAATTAATATTAAAATGCCATTTATAAGAGTTCTGATATAAGGGGGCAAAGGAGAACTTATGGAAAACCAAGAAAACTTAGAAAAATTAATCGAGGAAGTAAACGAGACCCTGAAGGCCAGCGAGAAAACCATCACAAAGGGCAGTGCCCTTCAAATTGACGATCATACGGAAAATGCCTCAAAGTACCTTACTGATAAGGCAAAAGCCGCCCTATCAAAAATCGAGAAAAATCTACTTGTCACCAAAGATGGTGAAGTTACCGGTCGGGCCGTATTTTTCAGCGTCGTCGTAGCAAACAACAATGTCGACCTTGGTCTGCAAGAATTGTCTAAAGTAGCAAATGACCTGGCCGAGAAGGGTTGGATTCTTTCTAGTCTCGCTACCATGTCTTCTATAAAACTTGCCATCATGCCTGGAGAACTCCCGAAAAGTGCCGTATTTTTCTTCCCACATATCATTTTGGATAAAGCCGAAGAAGCCGAAAAACTTGATTTTTCAATCAAGGAAGGCGAAATGGGTAAAACCCTTGGTTCAACTAATTTGATCCTTCCCGAAGGTGAATTTTGGGCGGAAGCCAGAATCCTACATAATTACATGGACACTAGCAATCCTGGCCATTACGATATCGATGGGCGGCTTTTTGCTTTAGTGCAAGAATATTTGAATGTCCTTCCGCCGGGAACCAAGTTCTTAGGTGCCAACCGGACCGCCATCTATGACCTTTCAATCCCATATGAACTTAGGTTCTCAAATCCATTATTGTCCCGCGTTAGAAATGTCGAGTTGGAATACCGCCGAGAAGCGGCCATTAATGGCGATAAAGTCATTGAAGGGAATGTTCTAACCGGCATCAAATACTTTGACGCCACGGGCAAACAACTTTATAAATAATTCTTGATCCTCCTTTAAATTCATGAGAAACTCCAAAGACGGTGCCTGGGTTAGTGCAATATGCTTCTCCCCGCGAAGCAGCCGTCGTCAAAGAGCAGCGTGGTAATGCTGGCGAACTGAGCGATCATTAGCCAAGAGACATGCACTACCTAAGTCCGGGAGTCTAAGTGGTTACCCGTGGCTCTGATCTCTTAGGTTGTCTGGTAACGAGCCGGGTTAGCGTCCGGCCCTTTGATTTACTTTTTTGGAGGACACATGGTTGCGTTTGTTTTGATAACGATATTCTGGATCGCGATAGGATTTATTCCTGGAGCCATGTTTATGGATAGTTGGCCAGGATGGAGAGATTTCCGATGGTCAAAACTTACTCTCGGATATTCAATATTAGGTTTGATTTCACTTCCAACTATAGCTTTCGTTCATACCGTTGAATTTTTGCGTAAAATTCTAAAGAGAATTGGTCGCATAAGACCCTTTTGGTTTTTGGCGCCAAAGTGAACACTAATAAGCTCACTTGGGGTAAATGCCCAAAGTGTAAAATTCTCATTAATGGATGGAGATTTTACCCAGCCAGCATGGTTCAAGAAAACAATGGCCACTGGATTGAGATGGAATGCCCGAGCTGTAAGGAATATCTCATTGTCAACATGAGGGTAGAAGTTACAATCGAACTCGAAAGAGGCGAAGAATGAAAAAAGAGTGCTGCCCAGGAGTAAATGATCATGGTCCGTATTGCTCGTGGGAATACAGCTTTAGAAAGGCTAACAGGTTACAACAAGCCTTGAATCGCGCTAAAGAATTCATCAGAGCTGAAGCAGTTAATCCTATTACAGAAGCGGGCAATCATGAACAATATCTTGAACGATTAATCGCTGAGCCTGGCTGCGAGTATGCCAGAAAAGTTTTAAAAGAAATTGAAGAATTGGAACAAGGTGACGAATGATCACTCAAGAACAGATCGAACTTTGGGCCAAAGACTACGAAAATATCAAGCACATGGTCACAGATCCCACTGACGTTCGCTGGTGTGCTTTCGTGGCCGGAGCCCACGCGGTCAATAAAGAGGCCTCCGAACGAATAGCGAAGTTAGAAACTGCTCTTAAGAAACTTGGCCCTGGATGGCTTTACTGGCCCGCCAAGAGGCAGCCAGACCCAAGGGTCGTTATGTACGAGAGCCGCACAATAGACGAAGTCGAAAAGATGGCCAACGAAGCTTTAGTTGACCCTAATAAAGATCCTATTAAGGTCTAATATTGACCCGATTACCTTATAATCGTCCTATATAAGGTTTTTAAATCAAACACTTACACGACTGATTAAGGCATAATCGCGATCCTATTAACCAGTAATGCGGAGATTGAAGACCTTATTCTCCGCACGAAATCGGGACAAATTTTGTCCCGATATTCACGAAATTGTCCCAAATGTATATATTCCTGCCACCTGTCACGTATAACGTGTATATCCTTGTAACTACTTGATTTTATTGATTCGAATTATACACGTATACATACAAGGAGCTTATTTGCGCATAAAAGGGCCTAAAATGTTTAAACATTTGTCAGGTTTATACCTGACTTTTTGTCCCAATTTGTAAGCTTTTAACCTGACAAAAAATCCAGTTTTTACCCCATAAATCTGGACAAGAACGAGCGGTAGGTTTCGCGATAATGTAAAGTATTGTTTACATTTTAGCCATTATGTGCAACAATGGTTTCCATTATGGTTTATTTACAAAGTTCAGCGGAAGACACATTAAAGAAGCTAGGCGAACTCCTAAGAATGGCGCGTCGCAGACAGAATTTGACCATCGCGCAAGTTGCTGAGAAGATGTCAGTTTCACGCCCTACGGTCATGAGCTTAGAACGAGGAAACCCGAACACTAGTGCTGGGTTATATTTTTCGGCGCTATGGATTCTTAATATGAGTCATATCATGTACAAATTTACCAATTTGGAAGATAGTTTCGGTCATATGCTTCAGGATCATCGCCTTCCCAAGAAGATTAGACACAAGAAGCCAAATAATAACAACTTCTGATCGAGCAACATTAGGCAACGTTTCATGGCATGATCTTGCCTATTCACTTCAGAATGAATGGTTGCAAATAGTGAATAGTTTTGGTACCATGGTTCGATGACCTTAAAGGAAGCAGCTTTTAGAATTCTTGTCTTTGCTTTCGTGGTCGTTGTTTGTATGATCATCTGGCCGCCGCCAAATGGGGAAAAGTGATGAAACGCGAAGAGATGTTAAGTAAAATTCATAGATTTCTTACCGATCATCAAATACAATTCAAATATGCCGACAGCAGCCAAGACATGGCAAATAAGTTTTTGAGTTTAATGGAAGAAGCTGGCATGAAGCCTCCTCACGTATCTGAGGAAGATGCCCAAGCAATTCTGCACGTTTACTATGGCGGATACTCTCTTTATCAATGGGATGAAGATCTTGAGAAAGACGAAAAGGTCATGGAAATGAAAACACGTAGGGCTGAATCCCTCCATCAAAGAATGCAACGAATAAAGGAGAGAAAGAAATGAAAATTTTGATGATTCTACTTTTGGTCTCCCAGGCGCACGCGATGACGGCTCAGGAATCCTATCGAAGGTATCAAAAAGCCATAGAAAAACAAAAAATAACTTACGATCAAATGTTGGTCACAAATACAAAGCTAGCCCTTAAATTGATTGAAAAGGCCATCGAACATAACTCCTCTTTTGGCGAATGCACTTACGATTATAATGCGTCCTATGATCAGTCGATCCCAACGCCGGTTAACTCAAAAGAAATCGTAGATCACTTTCAAAAGTTGGGATATAAAGTTACCAGTCTTGACAAAGAATTCTTGGACATTTTAAACGCTCACTTCGATTGGTGTGGAAACTAATGCTTATTCAAAGCAGTTCTACCAAAAGACCTTGCAATAAATGCGCTGGTTTTGGAGTGTTCGATAAGATCGAGAACGAGACAAAATTGGTTCCGTGCCCTAAATGTTCTTCGGTTCATCCTGAGACATACGGTTTAAAATATTGGAATACCGCCGATACTTACTTTTATGTGGTGAAATCCAAAATCGCAAATATTTTTGCCGATATAGAATTGAGTTTAAAGAAATGAGAAAGTTCAAAAGCGAAGACAAATTTGTTATTGGTGGCAAGGGTACTGTATATACGCTACATTTAGAAGAAACAATGCCAAGAAAAGAAGTTCTAAATCAAGAAATAGAAGTAGATGGAACTGTTTATAAATGTACCGGTATAGAACAGTTTGCCATAAGATTGAGCGATCCCCTTCTTTACAAAGGCGATGCAGTTGGCCTATTGGTACAAAAGATATGATGCTACTAGAAGACGCTGAACTAAATGACGCCAATTATACTTGGACCGAAGATCCTTTCGCGCCAGACTGGGAGATAGTCGCCTGGCAAGTTGTAATGGAACTGGCTTGGAATCCAAAAAATATGCATTATCACTTACCAATTATAAATTATGGAGCATAAATGAAAAAGTTTGAAGACATGACAGATGAAGAAAAACAAACCGTTATTGAAGATGCCTCAGTAGCATCGGCTAAAAATATGGGAGCGCCCAAAGACCTGTTCCATCCAAATTATGGTTGGATTCTTCTTGATGGCAAACCGACCGAGGCCTATAAGGAATTTTACAAAAGAGAATTGCACGCATTGCCAACAAAGGAGATACCCGAAATATTCCTCCCTATAGAAGAAATCGATAAAGAATACAACATCGAGACCCCTTTCGCCAAAGACACAGACGCATGGGAGCAAGTTACCGTGGGAATGTTAAAGAAAATGCTCGAAAAGTTACCCGATGATTATCAAATTAAATATGATTCCGCGTGCGGGCACATAAATAAGGGCGACTTTACGATTTACCATGACGACAAAACCATTTCAATCAACGGGTGACGCATGACATTTTCCTTGCGAAACAAATATCCTGGAGTTTTAAAGCTGGACGTTGGATTCTGGAAGATCTATTTCTGTGCAGTCATTATTTATAGCGACAGAAGTCAAGCCATTAAGGGGCTTCGTTTCAGACTTCAAACCTCGCTGGAGATCTTGAAATAATGCCTACTCTAGAAGAGATCCAACTTACTCCAGAACAAGAAAAGCTCATGGTCGAAATGATTAGAGAAGTTCTTTCGACAGAAGTTCCTCTAAAACAGTCGGTTTATTTCCAAAAATGGACCAAGAAGATCTGGGAAGCCGCCATTGAATCAGAATATAAAGAGATCCGACGCCAAAGGCCCTTTCTTCATTGGTGTTACGAATGGGACGGAATGCTTATTGATAAGAATGATCCCGAATTTGAAGTCTGCACCTGTTTCCCCAAAAAGTGATCAGTTTATATATCGAAAAACTTATCAAATCGCGACACGTCTCACGGATATGACGATTTTTTTGAGATTTTGCGACATATCCTGCCATTTATCCTGCCAAATGGCGGGAAAGGTACCCTATAAGGTACCATTAAAATGATTTTTGGCACCCTATAAGGCACCAAATGTACATTATAGTGATCATAAATGCCTGAAATGGCTACTATAATAGACAATTTGTTCGAAACTATCGAAAAATGACAGTATGTTGCATGAAATCTTATTCGTTAGTGATTTTCTAACGTCCGGCGGTTATGAAAACCATAATGGATGTAATTGGGTACCCGAACGGGTATAAGTACCTATTAAATAGGCTTTATCGTACCCAATCGGGTATAAAGCTCGCTTAACGGGGCTTTAAAGCAATCTTAACACTATGCAAAAGAAACTTACAGAACTTGACGGGGATCTATACGATCATATGAAAGTCGGTCATCCGACTTCTCTTTGGTTCCAGTGCCCAATATGCCCGTGCGGCCACTATATCGCCGTGGCTTTCCAGGGAACCAGCTATTCGCAAAACGGCGCAGTTTGGAAAAAGACTGGATCTACTTTGGAAGACGTTTCTATAACGCCGTCCATCAATTGCGATTGCGATGTCGATGTAAAGCAGCCCGACGGGACCATCAAGAAAGTTCATTCTTCATGTAAGTTCCACGGATGGGTCACCAACGGCCAAGTAATCTACTAATTCCTACTAAAATCTACTTCCCTTAGTAATTGGACCATGATATTCTTACAGAATGTCAAAAGTCGCAATTCTTATAATTTTGGCCCTATTGATGTCGGCTTGTGCCACTACGCCTACGATTCAACCTACTCTGGATGAATGCGGCCCCAATCAAGAACTCGAAACATTTGAAACGGATTTCGCATGATGAGTCGAAAAGAGACCCGTAATCTCCTGGCTTCCATGGAATCCAAGGGTTACACGAAAATTGGAGTGATCTTCAAATCCCATCGTGTTTTGGACGTTCTCTTGATCCACAAGGATTGGAAAGAATTTGATCTTTTAGCGCAATATCGTCAAGTGATGGATGATATTCCCCAAAAACTTAAAGTCGAATACATGATTGGTTTAGATATCCCTACGCGGGAAATGTACGATAATGAGCGTACAGAAGACTCTCCAAAACACACAATCCTCGTTGATCTTGGTCCATATTCGGAGAAAAATCTTTGGGAAAGAAAAGGTCTATTTTATTATGCGACACTGAAATGGTACAAGAACAATATTTTGATTTGTACTACGACCAAAAAACTTGGTTTTATATCTTACCACTTAATTAAAAAAATTCATGGAATCAAGGGCTTGAATGAAATGGCCCGAAAAAGTTCTTTACCCTTTAGAATAGGGTAATGAAAGCTTCATATTACCTAATTTAGGGTGATATTGCCCTATTTGATTTAGGTTAGTCCAATCGGGAGAGAAACCCGGTCCTACCAGGCCATCGCCGCCTGGTGCGCTATGTTCTCGGATTGACTTGAAGTGGCTGCCAGGAAAGCAGTTATCCTATGGCCCGCTTAAAAGGAAGAAATTGCCTTTATGGCGAAGAGCAGTACGGCGTTATTGCGCAAGTGCGCCGACAAACCTGATCGAGCAGGTAGTGGATGATTAAGAGACTGGCCATAACACCTTTAGTGTGATAATCTCAGTTTATGAGAGAGCGGGGGTCGCGTCCCGCCCAACTTTCTTTTTAAAGGAAGAACATGATCTTAAATTCGACTAAAAAAGGATTGATAGCAGAAAGTGAGTTCCTAAAATGGATCTTACAAAGAGGCTATTCAGACATTTGTGAGCCCATAGAACATGATTTGTCATATGACTTTTTAATATTTTGTTCTATCCAGAATAAATGGCTTAAGGTACAAGTTAAAAGTGCTTATTTTTGTAAAAAAGGCACCGCAAGATCTGTAAATTTCAGAAGGGGAAGGTCCAAAGGAAGATCTGCTTACGTTGAAGGAGATTTCGATTGGATGTTTATTTTTGATTCAGAAACAAACAAACGGTACTGGATACCTTGGACGACCTTATCAGAAATAAAAAGTTCTTTCACTGTCAGTTCAGATAAATTTGACAAATATAGGATAACAGTATGATAAAGCGTTCGGACTTTATGGCACTTCTCAAAGTATTCCACGGAGCAGTGAAGGAAATAGCGGAAAAGGAAACGTCACAGGAAAGAAAAGCCGTGGTTGAGGAATGGATAGAACTTATGGGCAAGGTCGATCGCGCAATGGCTGGAATTATCTACGAACCCAGTAAAACTGAACGCCTGTCTATGGTTACAGATTTTGAAAAAGAACTTAAGAACTTCGAGGGAGAGGAAGTTATCTTATGAGTGAAGCTACAGCTCATTACATTGGTACAATTTTTGTTCTACTTGTCGTTTATCAGATCAAGCACTTTCTGGCTGATTACACATTTCAGTTAAATTCTAGATATATGCTCGGCAAATTTAAGCCAGGTCTTAAATTCGTAGGTCCTCTCTTAGCTCACGTAGCAGTTCATGGCGCCTTCACCTTCGTCATTGTTTTTCTTTTTAAATTTTTTATGATTATGAATGGCGCTCCCTTGCATTTCTACTTTCCACTGTATGTAGACGTTCCGAGAGCGCTTCTTTCACTTTCCATTTATTCCGGCAAGCTAGCTCTTTTCGACATGGTCGTTCACTTCATCATGGATAGAATAAAAGCCTCACCAAAGCTTCTTGGCCGTTATCACGCCATCTCGAAACAAGAATATGAGGATTATCAACAGTCTGTAAGTCCAGATATGAGAGCCTCCAAACATCCGGAATGCGTAAATTTTGTAAAAAATCAAGACGAAGCATTCAAAAAGAAATTTAAGAATAATGTGAATTTCTGGCTGAGTTTAGGTCTAGACCAGGGCGTTCACCACTTGACGCATTACGCAATAATTTTCTACTTGGTGACTAGATGAAGATAGGTTTTTACCCAGGTTCTTTTAATCCCTGGCACGATGGTCATTCGGATGTTCTAGCGAAGGCTTTGAAAGTTTTCGATAGGGTAGTCATATTGCAACTTACGAATCCAGAAAAAACAGGACCAACCAAACCATTAGAAATTCCAAATTTTCAAAGCGGCATCGAAATCATACAGAGAAAGAATACATTCCTGTTCATTGTAATCGGCAATTATGTTTTAGGGCACGCGCTAGAGAATCATCAGTATGCAATAATTCGAGGACTTCGCACTGGCCAAGATCTAGAATATGAAAAAGTTCAGCAATATACAAACGAAGATCTTGGTATGAAAATTCCTACTGTTTATTTTCTTGCGGACAGAAATCTGACGCACGTTTCTAGTAGCGTAATCCGCGCAATTGATAAATTTCAAGCAGAAGAAGAAAAGAGGAGAAAAGATGAACAACAACAATTATCTGAAATGGGCGATAACTAAAGATCGAGGTTACGTTGATTTGATGGAACGCCTCCGTGCAAACCATGGACAAATGCGTCTCATGCACGCAGTCATGGGTTTGGCCGGTGAAGTCGGTGAAGTAACCGATGCAGTTAAAAAATCAGTTCTTTACAACAAAGCCTTGGATGTAGAAAATGTCAAAGAAGAAGTCGGTGACATTCTTTGGTACATGGCACTATTATTAGATGAAATCGGATCGTCCTTCGAAGAGGTCATGCAAATGAATCATGACAAGCTTGAAAAACGATATCCCGGAGGATTTACAGAACAGTTAGCTCAAGCGCGTTTGGATAAAATAGAGACCGGAGAAACTGCTAAGTGAAAACTCTCTATCTAGTTCGTCACGGCCAGAGCGAAGCCAATGTCGATTGGCATCTGCTCCGCACTATGGACGAAGGGACAGTCCCGTTGACTAAATTAGGCCATGAACAGGCTATAGAAGCTGGATTGAAGGTAAAAGAATTACTTTCAGGCAGTGATGTTATTCCTCTAGTCTTCGTTTCTTCTTGGCTAAGAGCCCTACAGACATATGAAGAAATGGCCAAGTCAATGCAACTTACTATATTCCCTATCATGCGTCCCGATATCACCGAACAACACATGAATTTGGTCGGTCATGATGAAAATTGGGCTAAATTTGAAAGATTCAGAGATAGTGGCTGGGGTTTAACAGAGTTCATGGAGATTGAGTTCGACGGCGGCGAAAGTCTCCAGGATGTTCTTATTCGCGCCAATAAATTTGTCAGATTTTTAGAAGGTTTCCCGGAAGGTCGGCCAATCGTAGTCGTTTCCCACGGTCTCTTCATAAAGATGGTAATGGCCATACTAGACAAAGTTGATCCAGAAACACTTCATCACCCTAGAAATTGCGAAATTATTCAAAGGGAACTTGGGGTATCACTTAATAGCTACGAACAATTGAAGACATTCTGTGATGTGAAGGGCTATAAGATAGTAGCTGACGCAGAAGACTATGGCTCCATGAAAGTAATGAATCCAAAAGCAAATAAGAGAGTTTCCGTCCATATTGGACTGAACTCTACAAAGCAAATTTTAGAAAAATTAGGGAGATTAGAAAATGAGTAATTTATTAGCAACAGATGCAAAAGCCTTATCGGATGCGGCAGTAATCAATGCTACTAGCGTTGCAACACAGGCATTTATTGCTGGCCTGGATACGGCTATCCAGACAGCTGCAAATACCGGCGCGTATCGAGTAACCGTGGCGGTCCCCGGAGGACTTAACTTGGATACAATTACGGCTGCATTCCAGGCAGCAGGATACACTATTCAATATTTGGCGAATAACACGTCACTGACTTTGGATTGGCAGAATCCTAATAATCAAAATACTATTCCTTCGACAGCGAACGCAAATACGATATTTAATCCAGCTCCGTAATGTTCAAAAAATCGCCCAATCCTAAAGTTGAGGAACTCAATAAGAGTTGGACTAAGCGCAGCTATAATCTGGGCGGTTTACGAGCTATTACTCGTGATCTTCTAAGATATTGTGCGTGGTGTGGAGAAGGCAGACTTCATCATGGGAACCAAAAATATTGCACGAGCGAGTGCGGAGATATGGCCATGGCCTGGTCTTATCCTCAAAAGGAACAGGGCCTATATTATCTTTTGCAACGTCAAGACTTTAAATGCGCGCTATGTCAATATGATTACGTTCCACTTTTAGACATGATCGTTGAAGCATGGAACAGTCGAGGTGGATTTTTTGAGCCTTGGGATTACAGGAATAAGTTTTCTTGGCACCACGTAAAGAATTTGAAACATAAGACCCCCAAAGAACGCAGGCTTGAAGTAGACCATATAATTCCCATTTATAAAGGTGGCCAAAGTTTAGGCCTTGACAACCATCAGGCCATTTGTTACTCTTGTCACAAGACTAAGACCTCAACCGACTTGAAAGGTAAAAGAAAATGAAAAAATTGATGTTTATTTTAGCAGTGGTCCTCGTCGTAGTTTTGGGAACGATGACTAATGCTCACGCGGATTCTCTAGGAGTTCATCTTATCGGTAACGATAATTTGACACCAGCCTACGGACTTTCTTATTCAGTTGGTGATCGAGAAACTTACGCTTCTTTGGAAGCACAGACAACCAGAAATTCTCGACAAAATACGGCCCTTCTTTCAGGCGGCTTACAACTCGGCCCAATCAATTTTGGTCCAGTAGTTGGAACAAGAATTGAATCATCATCCGGATCTGTTTCAGGATTGGCCGGAGCTGAACTTGGACTTAAAGCAGATATCGCAGGTCCATTGTTTGTTAAAGAAAATAATCGAGTTTTGCGCGGCGCTGGTGGAACTTCCAGCGGCCAAGTTGATTTAGGTTTAGGCATTAACTTTTAAGGAGAAAATATGAAAATTGTTACTGAAGAACTCATGTCAGAATTGGTTACAGAGTTTATCAAAACAAATAATAAACAACCAACCCATATCGTTATGACTACAGAACAGCAAGAAGTACTTAGCGATTCCATGAGAACAAAAGTTAGAATTGGCGCTCCTGGGTCTGATGGACAAAGCCAAATTGTTACAATTTCTACTCCAGATGGATTGGTCTTAGACATTTTACCAGTGGTCTATACAGCTTTACGTTCTGGCTCTACTAAGCCAGTTGATTTCCCGGTTGTCGTAAGCTTATAAGGAGAAACCAATGGAATTTAAGTCATTTCCCGATGTAAAGCAAATCGGGAAGGCCGCTGTCACTATTACCCAAAAACTTCATGGTACGAATGCCCAAATTTTGATTTATCAAGTTTCCGATGGGGACAGAGTAACCTATGATATTAAAGCCGGTTCCCGTAACCGCTGGCTTACTGTAGACGACGACAATTTTGGTTTTGCACGATTCGTTGAAGATAATAAAGCAGAACTCATCGAAAAACTTGGCGAAGGTACTTGGTTCGGAGAATGGGTAGGCCCTGGCATCAATTCTAGTGAAGGTCTTACAGAAAAGGTCTTCGCCGTGTTCAATATCGCCAGAATCGATGGTAAGCCGCTTCCTAATCGTGTAGTCGGTGTTCCCCTACTTTATAAAGGTCCCTTCAGTTCTGAAGCTATCAATGAAGCTTTTAACACACTGCGTGAAAAGGGCTCAGCTTTGGTTCCTGGATACATGTCGCCAGAAGGAATCGTTGTTCATTTGCTTGGCACCGATTTAAGATTCAAAAAAGTCTTTAAGGCCGAAGAAACTGCCTGGAAAAAGCCTGATCGCCCCAAGGGTGAGCCCAGACCGGCTGGCCCTGATGTTTCACATCTTTTACAGCCAATGCGCCTGGAGAAGCTCCTGTCGCGTGACGAGGTCTACTTAAGAGAGTACCCGTCTTCCATTAAGAATATCTGCGCCGACTATACCAACGATTTAATCAAGGAAGGTCAGATTGCGGGTACCGATGACGAGATGAAGGCTATTAGAAAGGCGCTAGGCGCCGAATTGTTTAAATTTATTAAATCTTTTATTGCGGAGCAGCATAACTTATGAAAACGATAGCGCAGATCATAAATTCGGCCAGAGTTGGTACCAAGCTTACAGACGGCAAAAGACAATGGAAAGTCATAAGATATGGCGACAATAAAATCGCTGTTCCGGTGGAAAATTCTAAAGATCCCTTTGAAATGTGGGCCGGATGCGGTTTGGAAAGGTTAGCCTTTCTGCCTGGCCTAAAAGTCGTAAAATGAACTATTTCATCCAATGGGGCCATCACTATGTCGTTCACTTCGGTATATGGGTCACACTGGGCCTGGCGGCTACGGTTTATAGGGATGGTTTACCTAAAACTAGCAAATTACCAGGGCTTTTTAAGTCAGCAGTGCTTTTATCTCTGATCGCAAGTATTTTCTCTTCCAATAGCCATATCCATTATTTAAGTTTCTTGAGTCTTGCAAAATGAGACATTGTATTGAGGAAAATTGTATAAGTAAAATCTATGCGATAAATCTTTGCAGAAATCATTATAGAAAGCAGTGGGCAAAGAAAACAGGATTTGACAAAAGAGATTATCAAAAACATAAGGAATCTAAAACTGCACGAGCCAAAATTTGGAGTAAGAGCAGCAAGGGATTGGATTCTAAACTTAGACATAATTATGGAATAACTCTTGATACTTTTGAGAAAATGATTGAGACGTGCCTTAATAAATGTCAGATTTGTGGAGATTCCTTCAAATCAAGGCCTCCAATAGATCACGACCATAAGACTGGAGAGGTTCGCGGACTTCTTTGCAAGAGGTGTAATGTTGGCATTGGCATGTTCTTAGACAACCCAGAATTGCTAAAAAGTGCCATTAAGTATTTGATAAGATAGGATTATTTAGATCTATAGTCCGAGGCATAGATCTACATAATTATTCCCTTAAATCGATTGTTCGTTTAAGAGAATAAGTATGTTTATAAACATAAAAATACCTTTACAAAGTATGTTTATAAACATACGTTTGGAGAGTAAATGACCAAGGGACCATGGAAATACCAGAAAGCTGAAGGCCACCATCACGTTTTGATGGGTGAGGAATCTTTGGACGTGAATTTGGAATCGGATGCACGAGCTATTGCCTTGGTTCCCCAGTTTGTCGAGTTAGTAAAACTCGTAGATGACAGTAATTTATTAGATGCCTACGATTTGGCTTTAAAATTAAGAAAGAAGTTGGAGAAATGAAAAATCTAGAGTGCGCCTTTGGCAATGTGGAATTGATTACTGTCGACCGATTTTTGGAAATGCTCTCCGTGCGTGAGCTAAATCCTAAAACTAGACGATTCTCGTATAATACCCTGATTAGCAGTCCTGCCGCTAATTGGAGCCCAGAAGGTATAACGGAAAGTACCTCAGACTACGAAAGAAAAGAAGCTTTCCTCTCTAAAGGAGATACGAAATCTATTCTTAAGACTGCCCTGTTTTATCAGGCTAATTTTACCCATATGTACAGCGCAAAGAAAGAAGAGATTCTTGAGAATTTGGTGACCAATCACACTGTAGAAATGGGCTCCACAAATTATTTGGTTCGCGTTGCTCCAAGAACTTGGATGGCCGCGTCATTAACGGACTTTGAAGTTGTAAAGAATCGACACGGGTTTGGCCTGGCCTGTTTAGCTAGAGTTCGCACACAAATTACGACGGTCGACAGAAATACTTTAGGGCAAGTCCAGCAGTTACTATCTGATTTTACTGGGGAATAGTTATTCATGTTCATAGATTTATCGTTGTTCAGCGATAATGAACACTCTTATTGAACATGACTTTCTGCAAGATTTGCTGCAAAACTTGTAGAAAAACTTGTAGAATCAAATACTTGCATTTTTACTAGGAACTTGCAGAAAAATATAAAAGTTGTTAGTAAAAATAAAAGTATGGTATATTTGTAGAAATAGGAGAAATTGGTGAAAGTAAGAAAAGTTCTTTATTGGTTAAACGGTCTTGGATTTTTGGCTACCTTCATAATTCTGGTGTCTTTAACAATGACAAACACCATTCGTCCGTGGGTTTTTTCTTTCATAATTGTAAATTTGGCTCTTTATTTTGATCATGTGTCCGATCTTAAACGCCGACTAGCCCTGTACGAAAAGGACCCTATTACTTTTCTTTTCACCGTCAAAGAGTCGGGTACATATAAAGTAACTGCCAGCTTCCCAACCAAGGTAGAAAAAGATGCCCGATAATTGTTGGCTTTGCGATAGACCTCTTTCTGAAGAAGATAAGGAACGAGAAGTTCCCGAAGAATATAAGAGAAAAGGCACCGACAAACCGTGTATTAATTGCTACGATCACATGGTAGCAGTAGACTTTAAAGAAGAGGAATGGGCGTGAAACGGTTAAAAGAATTCTGGGAATATTTGAATGACGAGATCTTCTATCCCATTAAGATCAATATTCGAGTATTTTACGAGAGTCTCAGTCGAGCAATTGCATTCGGTAGATTTGTTTGGGACAAATACGACTTCGAATCAGACTCTATGTTCGCCATCATGGCTTTTAAGCTTCAGCGCGTCAAAAAATGCATGGATGAAGGTTATGGAGTTTATCCGAAGCCCGTCAAACAAGCCATGAAAGAAGCTATTAAGATCTGTAATCGTTTATATGAGAACCAATACGAAGAGCCATACAGAAAAGCTCACGATAAAAAATGGGGCCGGATGAATCTCAAAAGACTTTTAGACGAACAAGGATTTATTGACTGGACTTGCGGTCGAAAAGGTGTTAAAACCGAGACAGATAAGAGAGAAGAAGGAATAGACACTCTGCGCGATGCCGGTTTAGCCTGGCGGGATCGCATGAGAGATTTCGACAGACTCAACAAAATTTTGAAGAAATATCAAAACGCTTGGTGGGATTAATGGAAGACAAAGTAGTAACTCCAGAACAAAAACAAGCAGTTCAAAAGCTTTTGAAACAGCATATGGCTGTGAATTTTTTCCTTTTTATCAAATACACTTTCTTTTTGTGGCTATCGGCCTTCCTAACAGTTATGGTCAATATCCTTTATGTCAAATCTGATTCTTTTGTCTTCCCTACCGCCATTATAAACTTCCTTTTCATCATGCACTACATGCTCAAAGAATCTATGGCCAAGAGAAAAGAATTTAACGAGAACTTAAGAAAAATTTTGTATCCAGAGGAGACCAAATGAAGTTTTTATTTTTAGTCTTGTTCGCTTTCCTTCTAGGATGTGCCGAAGAACCATCTAATGTTGTTAAGCAAGAAGAGCTTCAGTTTAAGGCCAACGATATGGTTCTGATCCATGGTCAGCCATTTTATGAAAACTGTTTTGGCGCCATTGTTGATTATTATCCTCGCAAGAATGATAATGGAGAGATTTATTACCGAGTGGCAGTTTTCTGTCGCCTTGGTCCCCTTGGAAAAATTATTGATTCAAAAGAATCAGATCTACAATTACGCATGAGAACTCCTCTTAACACGGAGATACCACAATGATTAGTGAAATTTTGGTCGTAGCTCTCATAAAAGTTGGCTGTAGAAACCAAAGTGATATTCAGAAGTGCGCAGATGCCGTTGCAGAATGTTATGAAAAAGGTTTAAATTCAGAAGAAGTCAAACGTTATGAAACAGAATATCGAAAGGCATTCGTGATTACGAAATGTATCGATAAAGCAAACAATAAAGATGGGATGCACTCAAAATGATGAAAATTACAGTAGCCGACACAGTGAAAGAAAAAACTCCTCAAGTTATCAAAGACTTGCCCGATGTGGATTACAGACTAACCAAAATTCATGCAAAATCTGAATTCACCCGCGTAAGCCCTGGCGAAGGTGTTTCGGGAAGCTTAGAGGTCGTTGACGTTCAAGGAGATCCTGCTCTCAGAGTCACTCGCGGTCTCAGTAGATACATCAGAACTAGCCCAATAGTCAAAGTTTTGGATCAAACCCAAAATGGTCTGACTGTAGAAACCGAAGGCGGTATTTACAAATTGGAGAAATTAAATGTTGAAAATTGAAGAAGCCCGAGACGAGATCGCTTCAAAAACCCATAGGCAAATTGAAGAAGAAACAGCATGGAAGTGGGCAAGTCGCGCCGCAGCATCTTATGAATTGGTTTCCAATAAAGGCGAAGACAAATTGGCCATTTGGAGTATGGCCGAAGATTTCTACCATGAAGCCATAGAACACGCCGCATTAGTCGAAAAGGAATCAGACGATGAAGGCGAAGAGCTTGTGGCCAAGGTTAGAAAGGCCGTAAGCCCCTATATCGATAAAGCCGTGGAAGCCATGGATAAAGCTCTTAAAGGTTGACAATAAAACATCCCTCACGTAAAATATAATTTATGTACTTAGACGACAAAGGACTAATAGAACAATCTGACGGCGATGGCGGAGACAAGCTCGGGCGCGAGGGTTTCTGGTATGAAGGGTGCTATCTTAATCCCGCCCAAATGCCCATTCCCGGAATGGCTCCCTATTATGAAGCATTGGTCGTCCTGACTGACGCTAACGGAAATCTTCAAAGAGACGAAATCAAATACACTGCTATTCTGGACCCCAACGACGTTTCTAGGGACCAATTAAGTCCCACTGTAAGGGCCTGCGGCTACTACGATTACAATGGCCGTGTCAAAACTATTTTAAAAAATATTTTGAAAAATTACTCCCGCTATCCTAACGGGGATCTAGCTTTCATTACCGACTACGCAAGAATAGCAAGAGCGCTTTATGCATGGTATTTATTGCCCCTGCTTTATGTTGCAGATCTGTATTTATTGGGAAGCACGCTCTTTAGTGTCGTTCTTTCTTACTTCGATAAGGCCAATAAGTATGTCGGAGATAATATCAATTTGATCGGAGATTTGGCACAATCCAATGCAGTCTTGCCGACTTTATTCGCTTGGCTTTCAAAGAAACTTTTCAAACTTAGAAGAAATGGTCCAATGTATGGATTGGAAGTTTATTTTAATCCTTCTACGGGCGCTAACGAAGAGTTCGTTGATTTGTGGGCACCTATTGTGGAGAAATTTTAATGGGACGCGCATATGTTAAAAAAAGAATAAAAAAACTGAAAGAGCTTGCCGCAAAAGAAACTGACGGTGAGTCAAAAGAACTTCTCATGATTTTTCACGATGTCTTCAAGTTCTTGGTTGAACGTGCTGTTCCTCGCGGGACTGAGGTTGATGAAGGAGATGACTACGATGACGTAGATCATCATGGGATACCATGAAAAAACTTGTAGTTCTAGTCGGGCCTCCTGGTTCTGGGAAAAGTACTTTTGCACAAGAATGCGTTGGGATTGGCTGGATAAGAATTAATCAGGATGACCAAGGCAAAGATCACATTCGACTTTTTGAAGAAGCCGTTAATCTAGGGAAGGATATCGTAGTAGATCGAATGGGTTTTTCTTATCATCAACGCCAGAGATATATCGAATTCGCCAAAGCCAATGGTTATCACACAGAAATTGTAATTCTCTATGCATCGCACTCCATTTGTATGGAAAGAATGAGCCGTAGAACCAATCATCCTACAATCAAAGACACGGAAACCGCCAAGCGAGTGTTGGCATTCTTTTTCTCAAAATACGAGCCGGTAGAAGCTTCAGAAGCAGATTTGATTACTAAGCGCGGGCAATCGGGCTATTGTCATCCTGCAATTATTTGTGATCTTGATGGCACTCTATGTAATGTAAAACATAGGCAGCATTACGTTCAGCGAGAAGGTAAAAAGGATTGGAATAAATTTTTTCTAGAAATGGTCAATGATACCCCGAATAATAACGTTCTAGAAATTCTCAAGAGATTCTCCAAAGATCACGATATTGTATTTTGTTCCGGACGCCCAAAAGAATATGAGCAATTAACCATTGATTGGCTTTATAAACACGTAACGCCCCATGGATTTAATACACATTTATTAATGAGAGAAGCCGGAGATCATCGCCCAGATTCAATCGTCAAAGAAATTATCTTGGATTTTGATATTTTGACTCAATGGAAACCAGCCTTTATTCTCGATGACCGCAATCAGGTAGTTGATATGTGGCGTGCTAGAGGCTTCGAATGCCATCAAGTTGCGCCGGGTAATTTTTAATGGGAATGGCTTATCCTCTAACCGTAGAAGAAGAGTTCGAGATGAGGCTAGCCAACATGAATCGAAAACAAAGAAGACAGTTCGATAAGTTGATTAAAAAGGGCTTAAATAAAAAGCAAGCCGCCAAGAAAGTGTTAGGAGCATTAAGTGTTGTACGACGTTGAAAAATTTGAAGAACTCTACAAAGAGGGCTATCTTAGAAAATCCGAAAAGGACGGTCTTGTACTCTACGGTTATTCTGAAAAGACCACGTTCGATCGCCATTGGAACGAATACACCCGAGCGGCCAGAGGTCTCATTTTAGAAAAAGGTACCGGCAGAGTCATAGCGAAACCATTCCCTAAGTTCTTCAATTTAGGCGAGATGGAAGAGACATTTTTGGCCAATCTTCCTATGGGAATGAATTACACTTCCTTCGAAAAGGTTGACGGATCTCTTGGTATCATCTTCAATTACGAGGGTCAGTGGCAGATCGCAACTAGAGGAAGTTTCTACTCAGAACAAGCCCAAAAGGGCGCAGAATTACTGAAGAAATATGATTTATCCGCCATTTCTCCGTCAACTACATTATTGGCGGAAATCATCTATCCTGCCAATAAAATTATTGTGGATTATGGCGATCAAGAGAAATTAGTTTTGATCGGCGCCTATGACGCCGGAAGTGGGCATGAATTTAATCCCATGAGTCTTTTGCAATTTTCGGAACAGACAGGAATGCCACACGCTAAGCTTTTCTCGTATTCCATTATGGATATGGTCGAACTTCAAAAATCACTTCCTAAGGACGAAGAAGGCTTCGTGGTTAGATTCGATAATGGGCTACGCGTCAAAATCAAAGGTGAAGAGTATCTTAGGATCGCGAAAATGTTGTCGCATATGTCCCCAATTTCTTTCTGGGAAGCCATGGTTGATGGCAAAGTACCAAAAGACTACCTTGCGCAGCTCCCAGAAGAGTTTAAGAAGGAATTCGAGCCAATTGTGGAGACCCTAGAAAAACAATTTGTGGCTATGATGGAAGAAGTCCAGCAAGACTTTTGCACGCTTCCTACCCGTGATTTAAGTCCCGAGGGCCGTAAAACTGTTGGGATATTCTTGCGAGATACTAACGAAGTTAAACATAAATCCGCCATGTTCCCACTTTTGGAAGGAAAAAATCATATTGTGACCAAGTATGTCATGAAACAGATACGTCCGGACGGCAATGATTTAAAAATTTTGGAGGCTAAGTGAAAAATAACGAGCAAGTGAAAGAGCGATGGGATATAGTGGAGATGATGGGTTTCAGTCAGACTTATAGATCTCTGGGACACATCTACGATTCCCTAGAAGAAGTGACCGTAGAAGTTAGAAAATTGAATAAGAAGGCTCTGAGTCAAACATCCTTTTTTATTCGAGATTTGACTTCTGAGTACGGAACCCTGGATCGTTTGAAACGAGGATAACAATGTGCATCATTTGTAAGGATTGGGAAAAAGGCAAAATGACCAACCGAGAGGCTCTGAGAGCCATTGGTGAAGTTGGTATGTCTGATCCATCCCAAGTTGCGCATTTACTTGAACTCTCCGATAAAATCATAAGTAAAGAAGTACCAGACCCATCTAATTCTAATGCAGAACTCGATGAAGAGTGGGAAAGGAAGAATCGTGGCTCTTATTGAAAGTTTAATGGCCAGCCTTTGTGCCATGGCTCCAGCAAACTACGGTTTAGCTTGTAATAAGGCCGCCGATGCTACCTCCCTTCAAACTGGCGTAAAGCAAGAAAGTATAAAGATAGAGGATTCTGCTACAAAGCTGGGATATCAGAAGGCCGAATCTTTAGTAGGAAACAAAACCATTAACGTAGTGGGTGCAAGCGTGTTCGTTTATAAAACAGTGGAAGACAAAAAATTGCATGTAGATTTGCCAAGCCTTGGCATCTGCGATAAAGTTACTACCGAACTCGCTACCGATTCACAATTGTTGAAACTTCAGTGGAACTTTAAGTGAAGAAAAAGATAAAACGGGCACTCTACGTGTCCTTCATGTTTTTAATATGGGGAACGCTATTTGTATTGATAGCGCTAAAATTTCTGTATGAAGGTCCTTAAATTTCCTGATCCGGCTCTATTTAAGGTCTGTATTCCAGTCACAGTATTCGAAACTGAATTAAAACTTCTATTGGATAATATGTATCGAACCATGCACACTGCCAATGGTGTCGGCCTGGCCGCAAATCAAGTGGGCTTAGAGTTTCGCATGTTTGTCATGGATACTGAGGCCGGTGAGCGCATAAACGTCGTAAATCCCATAATTACAAAGAAATCGTTGGTTACTTGTCTTTTCAAGGAATCCTGCCTGAGCGCTCCCGGAGAACAAGTCGTCACCGGAAGCCGCCATGAATGGGTCGAAATGCAATTCCAAAATGAGAAGGGCGAAGCTAGACTTCGAATCATGAAAGGAATCGACGCAATTTGCATAGAGCACGAGATCGAGCATTTAGACGGCAAGTCCTTTATGGAATCCAAAACAATTCCAAAGACCAAGCGCAAAGAATTAGCTAAAAAATGGGGTCTTAAGATGTAAATAGTTGTTTTTGTTGACCTTTGTCCGATAATGTTAATCTTATCATTTAGGAGTTTATGCATATCGATGTCGGAGCCTACGAGGCCAGCAAAAGAACAATAGTCAATTGGCTGTCCAATCGTGATCCGAAAGATCGAAGTGCCGATATCTCCATGATCGCCGTAACTACTGGCTGCCCTTGCATCGTGGTAGCCTACTATGCCGGTGAAGCTTTTGGATGGACGGAAGAAATCAAAAAGTACATTCAAAAATTGGTAGATTTTTACGGTTACACCGATATTTCTAATAAGCCAGAAGGTTCTCCATGAAGGTAATTTTTTTAGATTTCGACGGAGTCTTAGCCCCATACAACAAGCGGTATGAGCCTAAGAAATTTTCCAAAGCTCCTGTTGAAAGTCTTAACAAGATTCTTAAAGCCGTTCCCGAGGCAAAAATTGTCGTGTCGAGTACTTGGCGCCATCATGGCATGAAATATGTAAAAGACATGCTTACGGACAATGGCATAGACGCCTCCCGAGTATGTGGACTGACAGCAGAAGACAAACCCCATAAAAGAATTCATCACATCGAGGAATATCTAAAAGATCACAAAGATATTGAAAAATTCGTAATCATCGATGACGATTACCGTATCGATGCCCTCAAAGATCATTGGGTCAAGCCCAGTCAATTTATTGGTCTAACCTCTAAAGAAGCCGATGAGGCTATCGAGCTTTTAAAATGAACGATACAAGAAAAGGCTATATGTGTGGAGTAGATTTCCAACATGAACTTGGAGAAGTCCTAGATTCCACTCCGGTCTATGCTTCAGTCAAAGCCCTCAAAGAACAGAGAAAATGTTGGAAAACTTGCGGAATAGTAGAAGTAGAAGTCAAGATCACTCAATGGATCGAACCTCAAGATTTCAAGTTTAGATAATGTTTATTCAAATCCACAGACTAGAATTATGGGTCAGTAAATCCTGGAGTTTTGGGTATCTCAAAGGGATTTGCGGTTGTAAAATCTTCGAATTAGGGTTTTGTGGTTTTACTTGGCTGTCCGACGAATGTCTTCCGCCATTAGATTAAAACTTGAAATCGTTTATTTTCTTTTTAAATTCCCCGTTACCGTCTATAACCTTCAAATGTGATTTGGCCGCTTTTTTGCAATCTGCGCAATAATACTTGGATTTTGCTGCATTGTGCAGTCCTGCCTTACAACGGTATTTTTTGAAGCCCGATGTGAAGAAAGCGTTAATAGGCGCGTGGTATTCTATAAGTACCCAGATAGACACGATTGTTAGGAATAAAATTGTGTATTGATTTATGGGATTCGTCGGCATTCACTGAAGATTAGTATTTTAGAGCTTTTATTCTCTCTTTTATGCCTTCAATTTGGGTTCGAAGGATGTCATCAATTTCGGTTTCGGCGGTGTCTGTCAGGGCCTCTTGATTGAGTCTGATCATGAGTTCTAATCGTTCTTTTTCATTTTTTGGCATATCTTTGAAAAAGGTAGCTTGGGGCTTCTTGGATTGTTTTTTAGCCATTTATTGTTCCCACTTTCTTCAAATAGAATATCGCGGAACGCGGATTAGGTCAATGGGTTTCTTTCTATTCAGTATCTATTCAAAAATGACGCTGATTTAATCAAATAAGTTCTACAACTACTTGTTATTATTAAGTATTGTATTGGGTATTTGATCAAATACCCATTCAGTATCTATTCACACGGTAAATACTGCACCGCCCCAAATGTCATATCTAGGATATAGACGGGGTACTTCCCAGAATTGGAATCTTTAAGTTAAATAGGAAGCTTAAAAAATGGATAAAACCTTTAAAATCACTGGTAAAGTCGAGTTTGATAACGAAGATTTCAATCGCTCGATTGATCAGATGCAGAAAAAACTTAAAGAACTCTACGCACCTGGTGATATCGCTAGGTCTCAGAATGCCATGAATGCCAGGATGGGCGGCGTAGGCGCTGGATTCAATCCAATGAATCCCGGAAACAATTTACAGGCTCGTCGAGAGATGGATCAAATGACCATCGCCCAAAATCGCACGAATCAGGCTTTGGCCCAAAGAATCATCGAACGACTAAATAATGAAGCAAAAATTTCTAAATTAATGAAGGATAACAATAATTTAAGTCGTGAAGAAGTTGCCATCTTAGAGGAAAAATTAAGAAAAAACCAAGATATAACTCAAGAATTAATTCAACAGCACTCCACTCGAAGAAAAGTCATAGAAGAATCTCTCAATGAAAGAGCTAAGCGCCAGGCAAATATCCAGAACGTTTTGGCTGGTAGAGGCTATCAGCTCGAAGGTATGGACTTTGACGAGGGCGGCGGCGGCGGCAAAAAGGGGCCTCCTGGAGGCACTATCTCAGAAATTGGGAAAACTTTGTTTGGTTTGGGAAAAGTCGTAGCGAGCGTAATGGCCTTAGCGGCTGCCGGTAACGTTATGGTTAACCAGTATGCCAATTTGCCAATTACAACGGCTCAGGCCCAGGGTAGCGCTACTCAAGATGTTTTAGGCAAACAGTTAGAGTCTTTGTCGGCTGGAGATGCGATCGGCAATATGGCTTTTGACCAAGAGCGTCAAGAAGCTATGAGAATAGCTAAGGTCAAGTTAAAAAATAATTACAATCGTCCAACAAATTTCTCTCAATTTTTTAGCAAAACCGGGGCAGCTCTTACCGGTGGATCGTTATTAGAAAATACCAAAATGCACCAAGAATTCGTAGAATCCTACGAAGCGCAAAAAGAACAAGAATACGGTCAAGATTACCAAAAGATGTTACAGGCTGAAATGGCAAAGAATCCTATGAAGGTTTTGGCCTCTCAGAGATTTCAGCAAAATAGTCAGCGAGATTTAACGGCTCAGAGATTACTTGGTTTAGATTACGGGACATATCATGGTGCCGGTGGATATTTAGAATCTGCAAATTTGAGCGGCTCTAATGAAGCCGCCTCTCTTGCTATGACCCAAGCAATCATGGGCGCTGGAGGATCTACTCGCGGAGGAAGATCTACAACCGGCGGATTACAACTTCAAGCAGGAATGAATCTCACTAATATTGGTGGAATCTTAGGGAAAATCAGTGGACAAACCGGCAATGCAGGACTAGCACAGCAACTTACTGAAAGAATGCTAGAAGAAGCAGTCAATCGTGGATTTAGTAAATCAGAATTTACACAGGAATTTAGACAATTCGCAGATATCGCTGGAACAATAATCGCTAATAGCGGAGCACAATCGCCCCAAGACGCAGCAAGACTTACTCAAGGGTTCGGCAGATTTGTTGGCGATAATATTACTCCTGGAGGTTTAACAGGAGCACAATCAGCTTATCAGGAATATCAGCAACAATCATCTTCCACTTCTGGAAGACTAGGCGCTTTACAATTTGCCTTGATGCAACAAGACCCTACGTTGGGCAAATTAGGCGCTACCGGAATAGGTACGTTAATGGAGATGCCAGATGAGGATCTCAATGAACGAAATATTTCTGTTCGCGCAGAAGCAGCAAAAGCAAACGTACAACCTAAAGATATCGTAGCATCAGCTGCAAAAGCTAAGCGACAACTTCCAGGAGTACAAGTCGGCCTAAGCACTACTGAGATGGATAAGGTAGACAAATATTTCCAACAAAATGGTCTTGATGAATCTACAGTTGATATCAATTCACTTCCTGGAGATATTAAAGCAACATACATAAAAATGATTGAAGCTGGAACTCAGACTGGAGCTTACGGAGGCCCACAAAAGGCCGAAGCCAGAACTAGAGGAATGCGAAGAGGATTTGCAGAACCTACGACTGGAACTGGAGCAGATCAGATTGCTGCGGCTAAACAAAGGGCGGCTGCCGGGGAAACAGGAAAAGTTGAAGACGCAAATGAGAAAGCTATTGGAGCTTTAAATCAAAGATTTTTACAAAATTTTAGAGACTACGTAACGGTTATTACTCCGGCTGCCGATGCATTGGCCAATTTCACTAAGAATATGATAGAGTTTTTAAGAGTTACCAATGGTGGCAAGGGAGCTAAAGCTCCCACTCAAACTCAGGCTGGCAAACCTGCCGCCGGTAAAGGACCCTAATGTCCAATAACGTAAAAGCTTTTACTAGAGTAATAGCTCCGTTGGGTTCTGGCCCCGATGAGAATTTTCATGTCAATCAATCTAGTCCTACGTGGGTTCTTACCTTCGTAAGATGGCAATTTAGAGATACCCTACGAACTCCTACTGACAGTCCAGATCAGGTTAGACCTCCTTTAGTTATAGAGAATGACTGCATAAGTGTAACTACGACTATGAATAAGGGAACCTTAACACCTTCCATGACCGCAGTTCTGAAGATGACAGATGTTAACTATGAGACAGAAATTGCTCCAGGCGATTTCGTTTTCGTAAACATTCTTAACTGGGAAAGAGATTCCAGACGTGTGGCCGATCAGGCTAGACAGAATCAGCCAATCAATGGTATTAACGATGGGTTTAAAGGATTTTTTAAAGTTCAGAGTGTTCGTAGGTCTGTTACAGTAGATCCTGAATCTGGAACAAAGAACGTACTATTTAATATTACGGGGTTTGCTTTTACAGAATTCAATAATACAATTTATTTTAATCCCAATTTAGTTAATCAAAAGTCTCTGGCCAATCAGGCCTTATTCATAAGTGATGTTGGAGCTTTTTGGTCGGCTAATGTTACCAGAAGCAGTAAACCGCCTATTCAAGACGTTATAGCATTTTTGATTATGAATTTTATTGGTGCGGGCGCAAGCTCTAAATCTAGAAAAGTTGGAGGGCAAACAATTAGTCCTAATGTCCATTTCTTAGTTCCAACTTTGGTCGGAAGACTCCTAGGAGTTGTTGATCCGGACATTGGTCAAACAAATAATGAAAATAAATATAAAACTACTCAAGCGGTTAAAGACGTTTACATTTATCTATTTGGTATTCAACAGTACGCATCAGGAACAGCAACGACCAACTTAAGTGCAGGAATGAATCCATCAAATTTGAAGCCGCAACAAGAATATCCTGGATTTTATTACACCAATCAATTGTGTGGCGGCCTATCTCTTTTGAAGCCAGAATTCTGGAACCAAGTTAAACTTTGGTCTATAATGAATCAGTACACAAATACTCCTTTGAATGAAATGTATACTTGTTTTAGGATCGCACCGGCAGTCAACCGAGTTATGCCAACATTGGTTTTCAGACAGATTCCTTTTACCAATACAGATTTTGTTAGCCAAACAATGGGTACGCAAGATGCGCAGGCTAACAGTATCCCAGTCACTACTTTTTTAACGCTTCCTAGATGGAAAATTACTTCGGATCTAATAGATGAATTGGATATCGGAAGAGATGAAGCAGCCAGAATAAACTTTGTACAATACTATGCTAAGTCAAATTTCAATGATAAAGGTATAGAGGTATCTGGCGAAACTGCAAAAGTTAACTACATGTTCGACGCCGAAGATATCAAAAGGAATGGCCTTCGACCCTATATAGCGCAAAATCAATTTGACGACAGCCCCGACAATTTGACATTCTCGGCTCCTATATGGGCCAGAATAGTTGGAGATGCGCTAGTCGGCGGACAGTTAAAACTCAATGGAACCATGGCCTGCATTGGTATCGCAGATCCGATAACCGTAGGCGACAATTTGGAATTTGATGGTACGGTTTACCACATAGAGCAAGTTACCCATACTGCTACCATAAATATTATTACCGGTAGTAAAAGTTTTAGGACTGTTTTGAGTTTAAGTTCTGGCATAAATATTCAAGGCAGCGCCAAGGGCATGACATATTCTGAAATGACTTACTCCGACGCATACAAACTTAGAGAAAACGATGCCAAATATAATCAAGTTTTACCTGGCGTGTCTGAAAGCCAAGATGTTGTTTATAGACCTAAGAGCGTAGATCAACCCCATTCTGGAGGCGCTCCCTTTCCTCAACCTTTTATTAATACTCAAAACAAAAATAAAAAGAACGAGGATAATGACTAATGGAAAACTTTCTAGAGAATGGAACAGTTCTTCCCTTTGGTCTTCTCGGCGAAGAGTTACGTTCTGGCATTGCAGGATTTAACAAAACCTATAAGAACGTAGCTATGCGAATGGGCGTCATTCTTAAAACATACGGTGTGTCAGATCCTAATAATTTTTCAAAGCTATCCAATGAGTATGATGTTTTAGTGTTCGAACAAAATGAAGATGCCGGATCGACTCCTTTAATTTATAGAAACTGTCTGTCTGCCGAAGGCTTAGGGTCCATTGCTGATTTTTTCGAGAAGACTCTAAGAAAGCAGACAGTTAAAAATAAAGGCGCGTTAAACACTTCTGGTCAAGATGGGTCAGTGGTACTGATTCTTTGTTTAGACGGGATGACTGAAAAGGCTATCATAATTGGAGCCGTAACCCATCCGGATCGGAAAACTACTTTGGATGGCGATGGTCCGCACTTAGAGGGAGAATTCAATGGCATCCATGTAGTCATAAATGCCGACGGCAGTTCTCAATTTACCTTCAAAGGGGCTACAGACAACAGTGGAGCAGTAATTGATGCTACACAGGGAAATACTGTAATTACAGTAGAAAAAGATGGTTCCTATCAAGTAAATCACAAAACTATAACGCAACGTTTCGATAAATCAGGAGACGCTTCCTTAACAGCCGATGGGAATATCTCTAATACTACGAAGAAAGATTTTTCTGTAACGGCTACCGGCGGAATAAATCTTACGGCCCAAAAGGATATTGTAGCAAAATGTAATGAACTCACCGTAACGGCTCAAGGCAGTGCGTCATTTAACGTAGACAGTCTTTCGATCATGGTTAATGCGAACGCCACTCTACAAGCCTCCCAGATCAACATGCAGGCCCAGTCTTTAGCGATGATCAAGGCTCCCGAGATTACTTTGGATGGAGTGACCTTTTTGGGTGGCTCCGGCGGCCAGCCTCTTTTGACGATTACGACTCAAATGTTTGGCATAGGAAATTTAGGATTACCAGTAATTAGTACGGCGATATCTGGGTTCACTTTGAAAACATTCGCTAATTAATCGCAAATCGCAATTTGCGATATTCCAAATTGGAATATTGAATATATCAATGATTTAAGGAACTTATATGACCAGTCACGAAGTTTTAACCCATATGTTGCCCGCCTGGATTTTAGGCCTGGTCATTCTATTTTTTACTTATAGATCCAAGTATCAATATTTGCTTAGGGTAGAGCCCAAAGCCGTTAAGTTCCTCACATGCTTTGTGTTCGTACTTGGAATCGTGAGATATTTTTGTTACCAAAAGTTTCATCAAATGACTATAATACCGGTAGATCTAAAGGCGGCTCAAGCGATTCCATGGTGGGTAGCGCTAGGTGTCTACTCGGAAGATGCCATTTATGTGCTTCCATTTGTTATTTTTAAAGATGTTGTCCATGGAAAGAAATACATGAGATTGTTCTATTATGCGCTCATGTTTCTGATGTGTTTGAGTTTTGGTGCAGGCCATTTATATCAAAGCGTCGCCACTGGAATTTTTATGATGTTCTATATCCCCATAATGATGGATTTAGTTAGACAATTTGGAGTAGGTACGACAATGATATGTCATACTATTTTTGACTTAGTGATGATTGCCACGACGGCCTTGGCCATGAAAGGGTCTTAATGCCCGATGAGAAGGTTAAGTATCCATTTGAGCATCTGACAGCAATGGAAGCGGAAGCTTACTACATTCAAGTGGATAATACTGTCTACACGGTACAGGGCGAATATTTTTTTGATAAACGATCAGCTAAGAATTTGAGTGATATGATAATGAGAGGTTTTAAACATTTAATAGAAACGGGCACTCCAAAAGAGAAAGAAGAAGTCTATAAGACTTTACTTAGATTTCAAGTATTCCCGTTGAGGTTCCATTAATGCCACTTTCACAGAATGATAGAATTGCATTTTCCTTAGCTATAGTTCAGGCAGACGCTACTATTGCAGGGATTCAGAATGCCCAAAATGCACTCAATGCCAAAATTGCAAGTCTCGAAAGTCTCGATACAGCGAATGATGGCCTATTCAGTCCGGTCAATGGTTTAATTACAGCATATCAAATAGAATTACAAAATTTGGATGGCAATGGAAGAACGTCTATCACGGAACAAAATTTGATAGATTCGGCCAATCATATTTTGGGAAATGTTTTCTTTCCAAATAATACTCAAGCATCAGTTCCTTCTCTAGCGCCCACGAATGTCTGGTCTAAAGTAAACCCATTCGCCCTTGGCTTTGCGATAGGTAAGAACTATTCTGAGGCTTTTACGCCAGTCAGTTCAGAGAGCGCTCAAATGACTGCGATTAATGCCATAATAACGTCTGCTACGGGAATGTACACAGATACCGAGTTAACTACTGGCATCGATATGGCTATGGATGGTGCCATTGTTACTATTAAAAATAATATGGTAACCGCCGTTACCGCCTTACAAGCGACGGCCAACGCAGAATTGACTGCACTCAATAGCATAACAGATACCAACGCTACTAGAGCGGCTCAGAATGTAACGGCGATAAGCAACTTGAATACATTTCTTTCTGCTCTAAGTTCTTGGCAAGCTCAACCAGACTTTGCTCCAATGCCTGGACCATCGAAGTTGCACTCGACTCAATTGGCAGCATTGCAGGCTGCATTTACTGTCCGAAATACATTTATACCAACCAGGATAACACAACTTGATACAAATCTTGGTTCTATAACTCAGAGTTTAACCGACGGGACCATTACTGCAAGCAGCGGTCTTTATGGTCAAAGATATTCATTTTTAAATTTGCGGGTTAATGCTCTTAGTGGTTCTCTATCGCAGATTTTGAGTTTGCAAGGGGCCGTTAATGCTCAGACTCAAATGATAGCCAATATTATTTCGACTGTGGCAATTTATAAAACTCTACTTTCTGTTGGCCTTTTCAGCGCCGCAGGTAATGGAACAGCAGTGATTCACACTGCCGACGCTAGCTTGTTTAGTCCGGGAGATTTTGTTTACATCTATTCTGAACAACAGGTTGAATTAACCCGAGGGATAAAATCTATAAATGGCAACGCCATTACGCTGAACGATATCGTTCCATCAAAATACACAACTTCTAACAATGGAAGAGTGTACAAAGATCTAACTTAAGTTTTTGTCTTATTTTCGTCCGTATAGATAATTTTCAAATGATGAAGAGATAAGTAGTACTGAAGCATGTACTTGTGCGCAGCGGGCAGATTTCTTGTTGACTCATAATCAGTTAAAAGTATTTGAGCAGCTTGCACTATTTTAGGAGCAAAGCAAACTGATTGGTTATGTTGCATATTGCATCGAACCTTACCGTGCTTATGTTCGTAGGAAATTATGCTGGCTTCTCTGACAAGTTGATCGCTATCGATCCATTGAAGTTTGTACATGGCCTCGTCTATTGGATTCCAGATTGGCCTTTGATTTTCGCTGTCAATGAATCTCTGAAAAACTGCGTCTATTATTTGTGTTTGTTCTTCTGTCATTACGTTCTCCTGTAGTCTTGTTATACTACCAAGGTTCGCATCTGTCGAACATTTCTTTTATATATTCGTCGTAATACATATTGAAGCACCACTGCCAAAGAATTCGGGGGTGCATTATAGTTACTGGACAGCCATCGTCTTTGAAACCTTCTGGTTCTTTTGACACACACATGTTTGTTATGTCTATAAAAATCTTCCAAACCGCTACTTCTGGATAGAATTTTCCTGGCGCGAAATCGTGATCCCTAGTGCAGAGGCAGTGAGTCAATTCATGGAACACTTCGTTTATTCTTTGTTGTTCAGTGGTGTGATCCCAATACCCTTTGTCTATGTCGATTTCTCTAAAATGCATGAAACCATTTCGATGACAAACTCCGATGTAATTTTCGCTGTCGAGATCTTTAAATCCCATGGTTACTTTATTTTTAAAAATGATTCCACGCTCTTTGGCCAAAGCAACGTATTCATCATAATAGGGCTGGAGCTTAGGATCAATCCCTTTGTGCTCGGGCGCTATTTTCAGTATCAACGGAACGTGAGGTTTTGGTACGCTCGCGCAGGATAAAGATAGGACTATTAAGATCAGGATTCCGAAGAGTTTTCTCATGTTTGTGATATATCATGGATGAGCCTTGTTCACCTGCAATCTTTATGTATGGAGCACTCTTAAATGGCAGATTCAGTTTTCGCAGATCAACCGTCTGGTTTTAAGCCTGATTTAGGCAACTTACAGGTTGGAAATGCACTTAACATAGCGAATGTATTACAGAATAGTAAATCTGGACAGGCAACTCTATTGCCATGGTCCACACTTCCAAGTCCATTTTTTAAATCCATCGAAATCGACCCAGTCAGATGGGATCAGCTTTTCCCCTATCGTCTTTTGGTCATCGATACCGCCAATGGCAATAAAACCGTTAATGGAAGCACAATAGCTCAAACCACAGTAAAGGGCGATAACACGAGTCCCATCGTGGCTTTTCAAGCGATTGGCCAACAATGGGTATTCACGTTTCCAATAACTCCACAACAGTTCAATATCATTGATCAATATGCAATCGGCACATCGGCCACTTTAAGGGGTATCGTCGAAGAACATAACGGTCTAAAATTCAAATCCATTTCCATGGCTGGTACTTTCGGTGTTTGGCCATATCGACAGGATGTCACCAGTCCTCCCCAAAGCCCGACAATTCTCCAATCCGTTTTTGGTGGAACTATCGAGGCCGCTACTAACGTGGTGAGTCAATTCCAAAGAGTTATCAACATTGCCACGGGGAATAGTCCTAACAGTAAACCCGCCCGTAAGGGTCCTGAGACCTCCGGGGAAGGCGTGGGAAGCACGGGTTACTATCAGATCATGGCTTTGGCCCAACTTATCGAACAATATGCGGAAGCGAAAAAGAATCCTGCCAACGCAGGATGGCGCATGGTTTTAGATATTCCTAAACAAAATCAATCACTTATTGTTACTCCAATCAATTTCCATTGGATTCAATCGTCTACGAAACCCATGGAATTCATGTACAACCTTCAATTGAAGGCATGGAGACGAATCGACCTTCAGCAAAAAGTTCCAGCAGTAGTTTCGACAATTCAGCCAATAAGTCCTGGGATTTTGCAAAGGGTTCTTGGCGCGATCAGTGCCGCCCGAAGTACCGCAAGCGCAGCTTTAACTTTAATTTCTTCTGTGAGAAGTGATATCGAGGCTCCTTTAACTGCGTTAAGACAGACTGCACTTTTGGTTAAAGATCTAGCAGGGGTAGCCGTTACAGTGGCAGATCTTCCCGCACAAGTAATCAATGATTACAAAAGTTCAATCAACGCATCAATGAATATTTTGGCAAATTCCATAGCGACAACTTCTAGCGATCCAGCTGTCAGAAATCCTTTGGCCGCTGTTGTCGCAAGTCAATCGGTCAATGAAGGTTTAACTATCGACGCAGTTTCAGGTGGACAAATTGGAGCCAAGGCTGCAACCGCCGTTACGATTAATCCTGCTAATAATATTTATGCAAATTCGAATGCAAATTTTGATCTCTTAGATCAGGTTCCCGTAACCAGTTTGAGTTTGACCGTTGCGCAACAAGCTGTAATTGACAATGTAATTGCGCAAGCGAGACAAACTACAGTAGCTCAATTAAAACAATTTCGCCAAACAATTTTGGGATTAGCTCTTCAGCTTTCAAATAGTTTTGGAGCAGGTGATGCTTTTTACAATAAAGTTTATGGATTGCCGCCTCCTACTCCTAGAATTCAGCCAATGACTTTGGATGAATATGACATTTTAGCTGCTCTATATCAGTCCATTCAAAGCTATGATCTTTTGACGGCCACAAGGGAAATTGACGATAATCAGATTCAATCAAATATGGATTACGTAGCTGGATTAGCAGATCTGTCAGGTATAGAATTCAATACTACGGTAGCTAAGATTCTAGTTCCCGTTCCATTTGGATTAAATGTAGAACAGATTGCAGCCAGATATTTACAAGATCCTCAACGATGGCTTGAAATTGTTACTTTGAATAATTTAAAAGATCCTTACATAGATGAAAATGGTTTTCAAGTTCCTTTACTCTCGAACGCCAGCGGCAGAAATATCACTATTGGAAGTATCACTGACCTATATATAGGACAGAGAGTTATAGTTCAAAGCGCTACTCAACAACCTTCTGCCAGAGTAATTCTCGGCATCGACACTCTGTCGAGCACAAGCTTTTTGATCACCTTAGATGGTATGCCGAATTTGGATAATTTTTTAATTGCTGATCAAGCTTATTTACAGGCATATTTACCTGGAACAGTTAATAGTCAGCAAAAGATTTTCATACCGAGCGATTTGCCTCTTTCAAATAATCCTGATATCGTTGTTCCTCAAGCTTCGTTGTCTGACCCATTGACCGGACTTAGCAAAGTAGATCTACTTTTGACTGATTCTGGAGATTTGGCCGTAAATAACTTCGGTGACTTTAGATTCGCTTATGGTATGACCAATATCATCCAGGCTCTTAAGATCAAAATTGGTACCCAGGCCGGTAAAGTTTTGACGCATCCAGACTTCGGATTGGGCATCAAGGTTGGCATGATAAATTCAGATTTCAATGTAGAAGATACCTTTAATTCTATGAATAAGCTGATCCAACAGGACCCGAGATTCTCCGGGATCAATAACCTCCAGATCAATTTAAACGGGCCTACGCTGTCCCTTAATATGGCGGTTGCCTTGGCTGGGATTCAAGGCGTATTCCCGGTCAACTTTGTTGTCCCTACATGATATATACTAATTGGCCCTACCCTGAATCTTAACTAGGTAATTGGAGTTTAAAATAATGCCAACCGGACCCGCCCCAGTCGCAGGACTGCCAAATCCTCAGAGTTACGATCAATTAAACTCTGACATGTTAAGTACTTACGCGGCTAAAGTCGGAATAACTGACTTTAATGTGGGTTCTGCTGTCACGGGTTTTTTCGAAACAGTAGCTCTCACCACGGCACGCGCATCGGGCGATATTTTCCAAATTCTTCGGGACTTCTCAATAGATAGAGCGACCGGAGATGCCTTAAAGAACTTAGCCATTGAGAATAATGTGCCTCCAATCGTCGCTGCTCCCGCGACTGGCCCCGTAAATATCGTAGATACTAGTTTTAACAAAATCGCCTCAAAGATCTATGCTGGAGCCAATCCGCCTAACGTAGGTTCGGTTTCCATCAATGTGAGCGATGCCTCACAATTCTTCGCATCAGGATCGATTTACATCGGTCGAGGGACTCCAAATGTGGAAGGCCCCCTTCCATATTCGTCAATAACTCCCGTTGGCGGCTATTTTATAATCAATCTTTCTGCGCCTACCGTCAAATTTCATAATATTGGCGAATCAGTTATTTTAGCTCAAGGCGGCAATAGATCCATCGCAGCGAATGCAGTAGTCGTATCTCCTGCCTTAGGTTCAAGCCCAGACATTCAATTTGGAATTATCGCATCTGCCGTTATTTTGGACGGTGAAACAACCGTTACCGGTGTACAAGTCAGCGCACTAAACACCGGATCTTCTGGAAACGTTCCAGCCGGTGCTATTAAGAGTTTCGCTACTCCTCCTTTCGCGGGAGCTAGCGTTTCAAATGCATTGCCATTTGTTACTGGTCGAGATAGTGAAACAGATGATTCTCTTAGAGTTAGAATTAAAAATGCTCAAGCATCAACCGGACTCGGTACAGCTACAGCCGTTAAAGCTGCCGTTATTGGAGCTAGCCCTTCAGATGAGCAGGCAACCGTCGTAAGTGATTCTTTAATTCTTAATTCTTCTGGCGCTATTTTATACATCGATAGTGGAAATGGTTATGAAGCCAAATCAGCAGGTGTTGGTTTAGAATCAATCGTAGACAGCGCTTTAGGCGGAGAACAATTTTTCCAATTAGCGACAGGCGGACGACAAGCTCCAGTAGCAAAAGCGTTCTTACAATCTAATTTATCTTCTCCCTTCGATTTGATCGGCGGAGATACTCTGGCAGTAACAGTTGGAGAGGTCACGTATCAGCACATTTTTGCAAATAGTGATTTCCTAAGTCCCGGCGGCGCTACTTCATTTGAAGTCACTGCGAGTATCAATGCAGACACGACACTTGGATTTGAAGCTACTACTGCTGGCAACGGCGCATTCGTAGTTATTCGTTCCAATCACGAAGGCAATGATTCAATTCAATGTGTTAAGCCAACTACCTCTGGAAGAGACGCCGCAGTTCAACTTGGATTTTCTTCTAACAAAATTCAAACATTAAGATTATACAAAAATCAAATTCCATTAAGTAAAGACGGCGCAGAAGCAATCATCTTTACTCAGTCTCAAGCTTTATGGTCTCCATCCATAACAAGTGGCGATACTTTAATACTGTCTGTCGATGGAACCGCACCCATCACTTACACCGTAAATGATTCAGACTTTGTAGCTACTGGACTTTACAATACAGTTTCTTCTACAAATTCTCTGGCTGCTTGGGCACAAGTTTTCTTAAACAAATTAACGGGTGTGACCACGACAATCATTGGTCAGCAACTCACTATCGCAAGTAATTTAGGCGATAACAACAGAGCACAAATTGTAATTGATCCCACTTCTACATTAGTGACTAAAGGAATGTTCAGCACCCTCATTGGCTTATCGTCTCAGGGTGCCGCATCAGATTTCATTCTTTCCAGAAACACGGCGCAATTTGAATTAGCCGTTCCTCTTGTCGCTGGCGATACTCTTAGCGCGGGCAGTAACCAAACAGAAGCTAGACTTCAAAGCGGTTCCATTACTGGTAATTCAATTCTGTTCTCATCCAATGCAAATGTGTGGATCTTAGTAGACAATCCGGGTCAAATTATTGCAAACGGAGTGACTGGGAATTCAGTCCTTGTTGTATCTAAGCCAGCTCCGAATATTATTAGATATACTTCTTCAAATGCGAATGCATTCATCAATGTTCTTCCGGGTGATTATGTAATTGTTTGGTCCGCCGAGCTAAATGCGAACAATAGATTTGAAGGCAGAGTACATGCGGCTTCATCCACTACTTTAGATATAGAACTCACTAATGCCGAATATACAGCCGTTGTTCCTCAAACCGTCGTATTCGTCGATGGATTTGTTACACTCAGAAGTACATTGGCTCCTCAAAGATTTGAAGTTACCTCAGGAACTTTAAGTTTAGATCAAATCGTTCTTCAATTACAGGCTCAAACAAATGAATTGATTTTTTCAGTTCAAGAAGAACAATTCATAATCGTAAGAACTGTTACAAAAGATTCTAATGGATCTCTATTGGTAGTTACGGCTGATACTCAAGGTAAGCTTTTACTATTACCTGTAAACCAAAGAAAAGTAAGTCAAGAATCTCTGATCGCTTATTTGGACAGTCAAACTAAAGATGCTCAACTTCCATTGTTCATTCATAGCACTTTCGCAGCGGATTCTTTTGCGAATCCTCCAGACACATTTGTAAATTCTGTCACATCTGCTGTTTCATTCGCCGGAAGAGATCCAAATGAACTGATCTCTATGTTACATCCTTATGGGGCCATTAGAGATTCTCAGCCTTATGGTGAATACGATCAGGTAACTTCCATTTCAGGCGCCGTAGTTGGCTTAGTAAATCAGCCGCTTATACACAGAGTAAGAGGATCAATCATAGATGATAGATTCTATATCGCTAATCCTCTTGATTTCGGAAGTGCAGACACTTTAGTTACTATTTTGGATAATAATCCCGAAACTGAAAGTTTCAATATTCCATTTTATAGGCGCGCAATCGCGAATACTTCTTTAGCAAATAATCCTTCTAACTTCAATGCATACGATGTTGATTCTGGGCCTACGGCTGATTTTGATGTTGCATTTGGTAGTTTTGATTTTTCAAATTTCAAAGTTTTAATGAAGGCCAAAAAGGTATTGAAACAAACTGCATCGCAAACTGCTATATTATATAGAGCTACAAGATGGGGCAGAAGCGGCGAAAAAATCAGAGTCTCTTATGTGTACCCAACAGTTCCAAATGCAGCTATTGGTAGCACAATCATAATTAATCCTTTTGTAAATATTACCATTAATTTGCAAAGTGGGGCACCGGCTCCTTCTGCTATTGATAGTACTACGGAATGGAATGTAACGATTACGCCCAACGTTCCTGTCGCAGGAGTAGATCAAGTAACCTATACTTGGAATGGTGTTGGAACAGCTCCAGCCCTTACTTTAGTGGGCGGAGAATACGTAAATATTACTCAACAAACCGAACTAGCAATTGCGAATACTGGTATTTACCGTGTTTCGACGCAAGCTGGATTTACTCCTACCGCCACAAGTTTTTCCATACAGCAGCCTCATGGTGTAGCAGTTCCTCAAAGCAATGTTTCAACCAATGTTACGGGAGCCATAACATTCTATCAAGCTTCTGCTACCACGGCAGCTCAAGTATCCGCATACGTAAATGCAAACTTACTCGACATTACGGCTACATTAGTTAATGACGGAGGCATCACTGGCGCTGGCGTTTTAATTGAGAGTACTTTCGAAGATAGCAATTTTACCAGAAGTTATATCCAACTTTTAGACGGAATCAATTGGATTCAATCTAGCAATCTCAGTGGCAGTCCTCAATTTACATTAAAAGTTCCATTGAACGAATCATCCGATATTGGCTATGCCTTTAATAATGGAGAAGAAGTTCGATTAATTCCCACAACCCAAGATCAGGTAAGAAGGCTAATTTCTGTTTTGGCCGTGACTGGATTCACTACGGAAGGTACTGTAGGTGTCGTGGAAAGAGGAACCAGATTAGAATTGGCAACTCTTGTTCTAGGTAGTAGCGGAGCAGTTCAAATAATCGGCGGGTTCGCCAATGGTTATGAAGTTCCAGTTTTAGATTCAGCAGTTAGATTAGACAACACATATATGATCGTTTCCGCAAATGTGGGAGCCGCAGCAGGGGTTCATAGTGATCAATGGTTCAGATTGCAAGCTTCTACTGCACAAGCAAAAAATGACGGATTTTCTTCCAATACTGGAGTTACTATCCAGAGCAATACTCCTTCTTTAGGAAAGAGCTTAATCACTTTATCTGGACAAAATTTAACCCAAAGATATTTTGGAAAACCAAGAAATTTCATTAGGACCGAAGGCGATACCTTTAGAATTGAAAAACAAGGTGCCCTTGTCTGCTTAAGTTGGACAGGTGTAGGAACAAATCCATTATTTTCCACTACTCTGAAT